TGTAGATCATTTCCAACAAAATTCAATAGATAAGCGTTTTAAAACAGTGTTCTGTAGATCATTTCCACAAAATTCAATATGATAAGGGTTTAAAACAGCATTATATAGGTTCCTTCCAACAGATTAAGGGTTGAGGACTGCATTATGTGAGTATTTTTTTTTAAGCGGGATGTTTAACAATTAAAATATGGATGGTATGAACGTATATGACTTTGCGCCTGACTTAGATTTGAGTAAGGAGGTAGAAGGTTCTATTTTCGGGGTAAAAGGGATAGAAGGCAGTGATGGAATAGTATATGCTAAGGTAGTTAGCTGTGTAGACGTTAAGGATTACAGTTGTGATAGGTGTATTTTTTATGATTGTTATAAGGATAAATGTTTATTATCGCGTAGTGATAGTTGTATAGATGGAGATTGGATTTGTAGGTACGAACAGGCTGCCATAGAGGGGGAGTAGGCGGCGCCTTGGGCTAAGGCCTGCGGTTGTAGGTGGAACGTAGGTCGGAGCAGAGCCGGAACAGTTTATTGTGGAACTAAAAAAAAATAAAAAGGAGGAGATAGCGATATGAAAAAGGCATTTAAGATATTTTCTATTATGTTTGTCATAGAAATAGTGCTGATAGCTATTTTAGATGCTATGGCGTAAGTGAGAAAAATTTCTTCATTAATTTTCTTGTGCTTTAGACAGAATGCTCCCATCTGCGAAGATCGGAGCATTTGCTTTATGGGATTCATGGTGCAGCAAGTCGGTTCGATTCCGGCGATCTCACACAACATTAAAATAGGGAAGAACATGTTAAAAGAAGAATTTGAAGAACTGATTAAAAGGGAGGTAAACGAAAATCAGTATAAAAACATAGAAACGGCATACGAGGCTTTGCCGGAGTATATGGATAAGATGTATTTAGCAAGTGCTATTTCAAATGATATTGGGAAAGCTATTAATGTCTTATCGTTTTTAGGATCGCATATAAGCGAGTTAATGGGTTCGATAATAATCGAAAGGCAAAAGGTGGAATCATGTGCCTATGATTTAATAAACAAATCGCATGAGGAGGATGACTTGAAAGCAAGAGAGATTGCCGTGCGATTAATAGGAGAGAGGGAAACAGTGGCATACACAGTAAAAGAAGGGCTGCCATTGTGGGAACAAGATAAAAAGTTTATAATAGAATTAATAAAGGAGGATAGAAAATGAAAGACGGTATTGTATTGCATCCAGAGCATGGGTTGAATCCATCCATAGAACTATGCATAGTATGCGGTGAAGAGATGGGGATTGCTTTATTAGGGAATAACATCAAAGGGCAGGCGCCGCATCATATATGCACGGGAGAAATATGTGACAATTGCAAAAAGATAATAGATGACGGAGGTTGTTTTATTATCGAAGTTGAGGATGGATCAGATCAAAAGAATCCGTATCGTACAGGGAGATATTGCGCGATAAAGAAAGAAGCAGCAAAGAAAATACTTGGACAGGAGCATAGTATTGTGTACATGGAAAAGTCTGCGTACAGTCAAATAATACCACAAAAATAAAGAAAGATATGTTTGCAAAAGAAGAGCGATTATTCATATGGAAAAAGGTATATGAGATGATTGATAGGTTAGAGGATGGGGAATACATATGTGTTGCGTTAAGAAATGTAGTGTTTATGTATTTCAAAACACATAAAAATATCTATGAGTTTCGTTCAGACGAAATGGTGAGAATATATTTCCCGGAATTGGAAGAGAAGATAAGTATGGCCACAGAACCAGAGGAAACAAGAACGTTTTATGGGTGGTTTGGTTGTCTTAGTCCAGAAACGAAGGAGGTAAGGCTGAATATTGTGAAAGATATTATAAAAGAATTAGAATAGTATTTTTGTTAATCTATTTTATTCATCAGATTAAGTTTTGGGTTTTGGCATGTCGGTTCGTGAGGATAGGCATGCCTATTTCTGCATCATAGAGGGGATGACGCGGCGTGCCGGTGCGTATGTGCCGGTCCTGGTTCGATTCTGGGCATCTCACAAACAATAAAACAAAAAAGTTATGAGAATATATAAGAATGATATTATAAAGGCGTCAGCAATAAGCACCGGAGCCGACAGAGGCGTGTTGCTGTGTTCAATAACAGATTCAGGCTTTACGTCTATAGCGGGCGTAATATCGGCTGTTAAGGATAGGTTACCAAACGAAGATCACAAGAAGATGGTTTTTGAAATCTTGAATGATACGGAAAAAGAGTACGGAAGATATAATAATTGCGGAACAAAAGTATTGTAATAAAGAGTAGAAAACAATATGTTTATGTAATATTAGTTTTTTCATTTTTATTGAAAGGAGCGCCGGCCTGTGAAGGTATGCGCTCTTTGTATTTGTATAATGCATAAAACAATAATAATATGACAGAGAATAGTATAGACGTAAATATCGTACCTGTAAAGAATGGTATGAAACGTGTTGTGGTATCATATTACCATTATTCACGCAAGGAGAAAGATCGCATGAGTTCCCAAACGGATTACGTTTGGGAAACAAAGAATGAAGAAATGTTTAAATACTTTGAGGCCAGGAGGACAAAAGTATTTTATAGTCAGATTCGTGCCATGTGTAGATTCTATGGCAAGAAAAATGTACGTAAATACAAAAAGTTATGATATTAAAAACGACAACCAACGAGTTTTGTTTCATTAACGTAAGTTTCTACGAAACAATAGCAGATCCTCGTCATTTCTTTGAACAGGATTATGAAGAGATGCCAGAATATGAGGAGGAATCGGATTTTGATTTTGATTCTTATTACAATAAGTTTATTCCTTTTGTACAGGAATGGGCGAATGAGGTAAGTGAACGCCTTTACGGATATGGCGTGAATAGTATAAAGGTAACATCGGTCGGATATCCGAAAGAATATAATTATGGTACTGATTGGATGAACGTAGAGGTAGAGTTTTGTGATGAATGGAGGCAAAAGATGTTATCTAACATTAGTAAGATTGTCAATGATGATAAATGCAAGAAGTATGCGGAGACTAATTACCGGTCGGTATCAGGATACATCTTTTTAGGACCTGAAGATTTAAAGGAATTTGAAAAGGAAATAATAGAAAGAAAGTCGGATTCCGGATATGATGTAACAATATTATTAAATATGTATCTAACTTTGGCTTTTGTAAAAGAATTTGGATTTAAAGCCGGAGAAGCATGGAGTGAAATAACAGAATATGCTTACGGATGTTTATCGTATTCCGATTTTGCAACAACAGAGATGCTTATACCGGAAGGTTCGGAGCATTTATTCAAAGACATTTACACGGCAAAGGCCGACGAATTATATCATCATGTCCTGGATAAATTCGGATGGGCGTGGCGTGATCCGAAATATAAGTCAGAAACAGAATTATGCGCGATGCTAAAGTGGGCAAAAGAAAAAGGCTTGACCATTGAAGAGTTAAGTATTTAATTGTTAAACATAAGGCAGTAGTGGTGCGTGAGTATAGGTGCTGCCGTTAAAATATTTTATAAGATGAAAAAAGAAGAGATTCAAACTATTTTATACACAATCAAAGAAGGAGACAGTATTAAAATCAAAGTACAAGACAAAAGTGAAGAGATAAGACTGCGGGATCATGTAAGAAGAGTACAGAAATACGGATACAGGTTTTGTTTGTCTCATTTACATGATGGAATTTTCTATCTGGAGAAGTTGAAAGAAGGGGATAAGGATAAATACTATAGAGTAATAAACAGAGGAAATGGAAAGACCGGAGTATAATAAGCTACGCAAAATGGCTAAGACTACTCCAGGTCTGATAGTGGACGAGGTGCAAAACATGATGCGTGTATCGCTATACGATAATGGGGAACTTAAGAAGGTGGTAGTAGTAATGAAATGCGATTCTTTTTTACAGTCAAAAAGTAACATAGAAAAGATAATGTTATTATCATCTTCTATAGAAGATAGAAAAAACAAAGAAAAAAATAAAACAAAATCAGAAAATGAACAGAATAACAAAAATAAGAGAAGAAATAGGAGGAAAACAGGTTGATTTGACCTTTTACGGGCGCTTTTGCAGCCTTATCGAAGGTGATAGGAAGATAATACTAAGGGCAATAAAAAACGGTCGTAAAAAAGGCGTAATCGGGGCCATTCAGCCTGGGAGACATGACAGAATTTGGACCACATGGTCTATTGCTTTTGATGATCTGAGGGTAGGGGATACGGTAGAGTTCAGTACATCTGGAAAATACAATCCCGGATTTCATGCTACGGAAAAGTATGTAGGGTGTGTAGAATGGATAAGGGGATCGGAATGTGCGATAAAAACCGGCAATGGAATAGCAGTAGTATTAATTAAACATGTAGAAAGGGTGGTAAAATAATGGATTTAAGGATGTTTATAGACCTATTTCAGGAGATTGAGGTAGAGAACTTGTTTAAAGCGTTAGATTTATGTATGGAATATGTAAGATTAGATTTACATGTGTTTAATGTAGGAGCTTATGTAACGTGTTCATACAGTAATGATCTTGAATCTCTTTCACAGGCAGAAGGTTGTAATGTGAATATGATAATAGAGGTACCCCACTTATTCGAAGCATTCATGGAATATGCTTCACCGGAAATGAAGTTGTATTATGAAAAACTAACAGAGATAGTATAATATGAAAGAAGAAGTAGAACGGATAAAGAAGTTGGTAGGCATAGATCATAACAGATGGGAGCAACCTTGTACATGTGATAAATGCAAGAACATGTGTAAGGTTCCTTGTATTGGTACGCCAAAAGACATAGAGGCTATCATAGATGCCGGATACGCTGACAGGTTAAAAGAAACAATGTGGATGGTAGGGTATCTTGCAGTGAAAGAAAAACCAATAGCGATGATCCAGCCAACAGAGAAAGACGGGTGGTGCGCATTCCGCCGGCCGGACGGTCTATGCGAGCTGCATGACCGTGGACTAAAGCCGACTGAAGGAGTTCTGGCTTCTTGTAAGGTGGTTAAAGAAGACAATGTCCCAACATATGAAACGTCTGTACTTAGAGCAGTAGCTCATGAGTGGGTTAAGGTAGAGAACTTCGCAACTATAATGAGGGTCGTTTTTAAATTTTTGCATGAAAATGAACGTAGAAAATAAATTAGATAAAGTGGTTAATATCCTAAAAGAAAAAGGATTTGTAGTATATAGAAAGGGCGGGAAGGAGCCAGGTGTGTTTTACGCTAAAGAAGGTGACAGCCGGATAGGATTCGTTTATCCCAACAACGGATATATATATGATAGAATAAAAATGTGGTCTTTTTCAAGGATATATAAACCACATAAGAAAACCGGGTCTTCGTGTTTAATGAGCGTCAGCGACGAATTTACGATAGAGAATGCGATTAAGAACATAGAGGATAGACTGTGGGTGAATTATATAAAAGATGGTAACAGAAAACGACCAGAAGAATATAAAAATATAAGAGAATTTGTTGGTAGCTTCACTAAATTCTACAGCTCTGTAGAATTAGTTGAGGTTAAGTAGTTTTCCATGTAAGTTAGTTACCGGCACTGGTCTGCGAAGATAGGCGCCGTTTTTTTATTCAAGGAAGGAGGACAAAGATGGGAAAAAGAGACAAGGAGATACCTTATGAGGTAGTCATACAGGAAAGAAAAAGAGTGGATTTATATGGTAACGTAGTGTATTATATCTATTGGTTTGATAAATATGGGTACAATATCACAAACGAATGGAAATTCTGGAGCAAGGGTCCGAAAAAGAAATACGATAGAGTTAATCGTTATCTAACGGATAGTTGGCTGAAGGAATACTGTGGGAATAACAATTTAAAGATAAGGAGAATAAAGGAATGAAGCCGGGAAAGTATGTTATGGTAACAAACGAGTGCGGTGCTTTGGATATTATAAAAGAAAAATTTGACAATATAAATATAGTGGAATATGGATCTGAATGAATTGTACAAAGAAATAGAAAAAGCAGAGATTGATCTGAATGCAAAAAGATTAAAGTACATCAAAGAGGCATTAGTGGAGAATGGTGGAAGTATAAAGCTAAAATTTAAAAAATGGGGAGAAGATAATAATGCGTTTGACTTTGATGATCAGTTTCCGGTGATAATAGAAATTGCTGGGATTCCTATGTTTTTAACGGAGGTGTATGTCAAAAAAAACGATTTTCGTATGGTTCTGCTGGACTATGATGATATGACTTTAGGTGATTTTGATAATACAGGGGAAAATGAACAGGTTGCTTATTTTATTAACTATTGCTTAAATCAAGACAAAGATGGGAAAGAGTAGAAAAGATTATGAGAAGTTTCTTAACTCCATATCTCCAGATAGAGACGATGAGGCATGGATCATTGGAGGAAAGAACAGGTATTGCGGTAGAGAGAATTATGGTACTATGATCAAAAGGTATGATCCTATTGGTTTTAACGTAGGATACAGGGAGTGGGCAGAGCAGCCAGGGTAAGGAGGCGCCCGTCCTGCCATGAGGCCAGCCTGGCTGTTCGTGGCCAGGGCCATACATTAATCAGATAGTGAACGGCGAAAACAATACATAAAATGGGAAACGAATTAAAACTTAACAGCGCAGAAGAAGCAGAAGTAATTTTAAGAAATGGTGGCTGATTATAAAGGTCGCATATATGAATATTACGAGTTCAAGAGAGAGGTCATTGATAAGATAAGATAATTATATACCTAAAATAACAGTTTATGACATTCAAAGAATTTATGAAAGAAGTGGGCTATAACCTACTGACTACCTTTTGGGAAGATTTTAGTATAGCCGACAAGTATGGTATAGTAGGTGTCAAAGATACCTACAGACGTGCGTTCAATGAATGGAAAGACGATTATAAGTTCTTCACGGAATTAACGCTCGTATTGAATCATAAAATCTGGCAGCATTATGAAAGCAATCGTGAACTGGCTGCATTGTATGACCGGTTGTGGCGAGAAGCTGACGAGTATGCCATGAGCAACTTTAAGGGAGAAGAACTTGATTATTATTACAGAATAACCGATTAGCTATGTTATACCCGTTTTCATTGACGCTTGACTTATATATACAAGCCGAATCGTTTGAAGAAGCCAAGAAATTAGCAGAAGCATACGTACAAGATGCTTCGTTAGATACAACTGACTATCCGGAAATAGTACAGGATGTGTTGGAAGTGGCAGAGTATGGAATAATTGATGTAGAATAATAAATTAATATTATGACAGCAGCAGAAAAATTGCGTATGGAAATAGCGCAAGAAGCACCATTTAGTAAGGACGAATTTATTAGTAAAATCTCTCGTCTAATTAAGGCGTATGGATATGCAAGTTTTATTTGCGACAAGCATATTCGAGAAACCGATGTATCGCCTAACGGTAACACGATTCGTATGGTACATGAACAGATAGCAATTGATTTTGCTCGTTATGAGGGTTTCTTAGTATCATACAAACATAACAGTTATGGTGTTAGATATATAGTATTCACTCTTTGACATACTCCCATAGCTAAAGCAAACGGGATTAAAAGAATGTAGCAGGGAAGAGGCATTTGACATCATTCAAGGGTGGGCTAAAGAGTTTGCAGAGGAATATGGGAATTGTGATTTTGATGGATCATACTATGATGAAATAGATGCATTTATCGAAGAAAAATTAAGAACTATTTAAAATATAAAGACATGGAAGACGATCTTATTACAACAAAAGAAGTAGGCGATTATCGCATTAAAGTGTATTATTGCCGTGATTCAGAATGTCCTATAACTAATTGGGGTTTGTTTGGGTCATTCTTTTTTGAATACTCAGATACACATCGATTACATGATGAATGCAATTGGAAAACTTTCTTCTACGATAACAAGCATGATCTTAGAGATGTTATTGATGCTATTGTAATGAAGCATATAGAACAGAAAGACATTGTAAAATATTTAAAGAAAGGGGAAGCGAATGGGATCTCATTCACATACAACAGAGGTGGCAATGTATGGGAGTTGAAACATAAGACAAGTCTATATATAGGTCAAGAGTTTTCACCAGGTGATTTGAAGGACTTTGATTGCAGAGGAGAATTAATAGAGGATCTGGATGATGAAGACCTGTTAGATATCATATCCAAATATGGAAAAGATGTGGTAGCTATAGAGTGGTCGACAAGGGGTTATAATCAAGGTGATTATATAAAAGGGATAGCATACGTTACAAAAGAAAAATATGATAATGAAGTCTGCAACAAAGAAGGAGACTGGAAAGAAGATTGTGCCAAAATTATAGATAATGAAGTAAAGTCCATAGGTATGTGGATGTGGGGAGATGTAAAAGGGTACGTTCTTGAAAAGAAGGTAGCATTTACCAAGAAATACAAAGACGAATCAAGAGAGGATGAAGATTGCGAAGAATGGGAAGAGGTTGATTCTTGCTGGGGATGTTACGAGGAGACAGATGAATTGATAAAGGAAGTCATGATAGAGAATGGCTTAGAAGAATAGGTTGTAATGGCTGATAGTGACGGACGCCGCAGGAGACAGGTGGGTAAAGCGCGAAGAGTTCCGGTTCAGAGGAGACGCGGCCTGCTCTGCGTGGCGTAATGCTACAGTAGATGAAATTGTTGAACATTTTAAAAACAGATAATTATGGGATATATATGTACAAGATGTGGTGGAACAAATGTTGCCTGTGAAGCCATAGTAAATCCGAATACCGGAAAAATAATAGATTATTTTGATGGATCTTTCATGCATGCTATTTGCTCGAATTGTGAAAACGAGGTGATAATATCCAACATTGAAGAAGTCAAACATGAAATTGATTTAAGATTTCATGAATTTGTAGAAAGAACAGGGAAGGAGCCTGAATACGTAGAATGTCAGATTGTACGGAAAGAGACAGGAGATGAACAAAGAAAGACAATAAAACTATCATTGAGCATCAACGATGATGACAATGATGATGTTTTTTGTTATTGCAATGGGATAGAATCGTTTAAGCAACTTGCTGAATACGGAGTGGGAGGATTTATCGTAACATTTTGTTGGAGTTTCTTTTAAAACCTATACAGATATGAAAATAATAAAAATTCCTATTACAGAGCAAAACAGAGAAGTCTATTGGTCTAGAAACAAAGATAAGAAGGCTTGGGAGAAGTTAATGAGTGAGTGCCCATCCATGACATCAAAAGAGTTTTGGAATAATGAATGGGAAGAATTTGATAAAGAAGAGATTTCGACGCATTGGTATTTAATTGTTGGCAAACCGGAATCGATAATAGATGAGTTGATTAATTTGGAGATAGGGGACACAAACGTATTCTATCCACATATAAAGGAGAATAGACCTTGGGATATTGAAGAAATGGACTGGTATGATCTTAGAGAACATGCCAATACCATGAGTGATTTTATTCAGAAGTTATATAACTACATTTAAAAAATGCTTTATGAATGGAATAATATTTGAATTAGAAGAAAAGTCGAAATATACAGGGAGATACATGGATGGGGAAATCTCCTATAATAACACATCTATAGATTACACGAAAGAAATACGAGAATGTGACAGAAAGAGTGAGATCAAGGATTTATTAAATGACCCTTGTCTTGGTAAAATATTTGAAAAGGGGGAAGTTGATGATGAAATTATATATAATGGTAATATAGAAGATGTAAAAGAGGAATGGATGCGTGCTATACAAAATGGGGTAGATAAAATGAATGTTAACAAAGATATGAATGGGCATAATCTTATTTATGTAATAAAATATGGGATTTGCAGATACGCGTATCGTATTTGCATTGATTCATATCCGGGATATGTTGTAAAAGATCCAATAACACTAATAGAATGGGTTCAAGGTTTAAAGCCTGGAACCGTCATTAAAATAAGAGGAATATTCATTTATCATTTTTTATAACATATTTTATGAAAACACAAGAAGAATACGCACTTGAAATTGACGAAATTGTTCGCCGGGATGTGGAGAGTTGCCAGAATGACTGGTTTAGGATTGACAGGGAGATATTTATGCAACCGGAAAACAGGAATAAGATATTTATTCTTGGAACCCGGAAGACCGGATGTGATTTAATAATACTGGGTGGCACTAATTGTAATGAAGGCAGTATGGATTGGCTTTTTGGGAGTCTTGGCAATGAAAATTTCTATGTATGTCAGCCGTTATCTTTCCAAAAATCATCGCAGGAAATCGAGAAAGTGAATCCCTTGTACGCTTTTAAGTTAGCTACTGCTTATTTCAGGGGACAGGGTATGGTTCCGGTATTTGAAGATTGTCATTGCAGACTGGTGAAACTATGAGTGTAGAAGTGATAAGATATAGGCTTCCGGTTTATTGGGCTTGCGCTCTGATAAATGATGATTATACCGGACTGGAAGATAAAGAATGCGAGAAAATAAAACGCTTCTTAGAAATAGCAGAAGGTTATCCGGTAGATGTAGATTGGGAAACACAAGGGTTTTACCATTGTAATGACGCAGGAACACTTCCAGGAGAGTGTGCAGATTTTATTTTTCATAAGTGTAATGATTAAACTAAAATAATATGGAAACTACAAACAAACTGTTTTATTCAGGTACAAAATTCTTTACAGAAAATGAAGAAGATTATAGAATAACAGTTAGAATCTCTTTGGATGATGACTGCAAAAATAACATATGCGACTGGAGCATAACAGCCGACGTTGACTGGAAAAACAAGCATGGAAAATATGAGGATTACTTAGGAGGCTGCTGCCATGATGAAGTTGCAAAACATTTTCCGGAATTGGCAAAATTCATATCGTTGCATCTTTGTAACCATTATGGTGCTCCTATGTATCCGGTGGAAAATGGCATATATCACGTTAGAAGAAGCGGTATGTCTGTGGCAATGGAGTATTTGCGTATATCAGAACAAGAATGCGTAGAATTATATAAAGCCTCTGAGGATAAGTTGTATTTCAGGTATATGCTTTTCAATCTGGGGATCGTGGATAGATGGAAAAGAGAATCAGAAGAACTTATTGCGGAACTTGAAAAATTGTGTGGTAAGAAGTGGGTTAATCCATATAAGCCGGAAGAAGAAAGATTTGTTTTAACACTAACGGACGAGGAACGATCTCTTATTGAAGAGCGTATTAAAGCCGGGCATTATTCCTCAGAAAATATAGAGAAACGCAGAGTGGAAGCCCATAAAGCAAAGATGGCGGCAAAACGTGCTGAAATTTGTGAGCGATACGATAAGAAAATCAGACAAGCAGAAGCAGAAAAGAAGATAATGCTCTGTGTGTTTGATTATGGGTTGTCTACCGATAATGTTATATATTATTCTCACACGAACACTTTGTCTTTCAACTGGAACGGTTATGGAGAAAAAATCACACAGGAAGAGTTTGATGATTTTGTGAATAAGGTAGACCGCTCTCAGTTGCCGGAAGGTATTAAGTTTGAGCTTAAATAAAATACAGGATATGGAAAGATTGGATTTTGAAACATTGTTTCGTATTGTAAGATGGGATTACAACCGTTGTTTCAAGGATGAGTCGTTAGACAAGGATTTGTTTATGGGAAAATACGGGAAAGTTATGGGTGAACATTATTATAACAAGTTTGTCCATGAGTTTAACGGGAATATCCTGAAGATGATTGGTTACTTCAGAGGTTCCGAAAAAGAGGGGCAAGTCTTCTGCGATATGATAACCGAACGTATTGAAAAATACGAAAAGAGAATGTCATATGATAAAGGTAAGTTAAACAATTAAAAAGATATTTATATGAACAATTCAATGGTCGCTCACTTGTGGGCTCATGAACAAGAAGAATCAGCATCAGGGAGCAATTTCTTCTTTGAAGGTACAAGTATTTATTCTTATGGGTATCACTTTGAAGTCGGGAGAATAGTAAAAAACAAACAAGGGAAGAAAGCATACCTGATAAATGAAGATTATTATTCTGCTACCACGAGCAAACATCAATGCTATGTTCGTAATGCGATACCAACTTGGGCAATGGTTTTCAGTGTAGGGGATAATATATCGGATACTGGTAATATGAGGTTTGTTGCCAGCAAACTGGAATCAATTAAGAAGTCTATTGAAAAATACAAAAGAGCTAAAACAGAATTATCTTATACAGATATTTGGGGCGCTTTTGGGAATATGATGGATTACATTCAGTTCTTTAACATGGGAACTGCTAAGAGTATCCTTAAAAAGAGTGCTAATGATTGGCTTGGAACCAATCATGAATTATCCAAGAGCGGAGATAGTATCAAGCGTAAGCACGTACATGAATTAAAACGCATCTTTCAAATTTTATTGGATCATCAAGGATTAAAAGTGTTAGGGACCGTAAATGTGATTGTAGATGAAGTTTGCGGGGAAGGTACATGGATTAAGTATTCAGAAAGATCTGAAAGATGGAGAAAGGGTGAGGAAGAAAGAGAAAGAATAAAATTAGAGAGATTAAGAAAGGAAGAAGAAGCCCGTTACAAGGATTTTGATGAAAAACTGGAAGAGTGGAAGTCAGGAGAAATAAATTTCTTGAATACACCTTTCTATATTCCTGGTGAAAAACCTAACGCCTGGATCCGTATAAAAGGAAATATTATTGAGACAAGTAAACAGATAAAGATTGGAGTAGCAGAAGCCAGAAAACTGTGGCGGGCTGTGTCGGCAATGCACCGGGGCGCCGAGTTTCGGCACGGTCTGGTGGAGGACATCACCGGTCGCCAGTGGAGTCTAAATCGGTACGAAAACGATTTGCTAACCGCTGGATGTCATAGGATAGCATATAACGAAATGGAGAGAATAGCAAAACAACTGGGATGGGTTTAAGTAACCCATCTTGTTTTATTGATTACATAATTAAAAATAAAAAGATATGGAAAATCCAATTATTGTTCCGTTTGATTTAGAAACGGCGAAAAAAATAAACATAGGGGAAATAGCAGGTCGTATTGTGACAGAGAAAGGACAAAATAGAGCAGAAATCGTATATGAAGACAATTCGTCAAATTGTCCGTTATTGGTTGTAATTCATTCGATTTCTGTATCGGCAGACTGGTTTTCTGCTACAGGAAAAGCACTTAGTAGCGCAAATCGACTCCTTCTTGAAGTTCCAGAATATACTACGTTTAAAGATGGAGAGGTGTTAAGTAATAAAGATGGTAGCTATATCTTTATTTTAAATACACATGGGAAATATTTAACGTCTTTTTATGCCTCTTTAAATCAAAAAGGTATTCTTAAAATAGAAGATGGTTTATCTGCTTGGGAAAATAAGATAGAAAAATACAGATTTGCCACTGAATCCGAAAGACAAAAGTTGGTTGACGCATTAAAGGCAAGCAAAGAACCTGAAGCTAAAGAGTATCTGAAACGCTTCTTTGGGATTGAAGAAAAGCTGAAATATGATTTTAAGCCGTTTGACAAAGTGCTGGTAAGAAAAGAAGGAAATAAAAAATGGAATATCAGTTTGTTTGCAAGGGGAATTGTGGACGATTATAATGGATTGCCTTATAAGTACGAATGTTCCAATGGAACATTATGGGATTATTGTATTCATTTTGAGGGTAATGAATGTCTTTTAGGAACTACTGAAAATCCAGAAAAATGAAAATGGTAAAATTATCTGATTTTTATCCTTATGACAGAAACAAAGGAGGGATACAGGAATTGCATCATAAAATTGAGTCCAAAACACTTCAGTATTGGGGTGAAGATAGTGGTATTCTGATCGGCATCACTCCGATATATAAGAGACGTTTGTGGAGCGAAGAAGTGAAAGTTGTAAATGATAAAATGACAAATATGAAAACAAGAACATACGAAGGGGTGCAGCACGGAGACTGGGTAAGATGTGTCTTATGTGGGGCGCAAATGCTTCTTCCGTGTGGGGCAGATAAATGCCCGGAATGTGGAGAAAATGGTACTTTAAGGTGGGTCGACGAAGAGAAGCAGGAGATGGATGCTAAAGATTTGGATTGCTTAGGTTATGTAAGAGAGTTGAGGATAGATGATTATTTATCTCCAACAACATTAGAAGAGATCGCGGAAGAAATAAAGAAAAAAGTAAATAGAGGATAACTCTAATGAGAAAATTATTAAAGATAAAATTTATTCAAAAATGTGCATGCGGGGCGATCACTATCAGATTTGATAATGACCGCTGAATTAAGTAACATAGCTAAAAATTGTAAAATATAGAAAATATGTATGAGAATATTTTAAGCAACATGTTAGGATGTCAGACATATTGTATATCAGACAGTCCTTCAAATAGGTACTGTTTTATTGGACCTATTGAGTGCAATGAGAAGTTAATAGAAGTGTTTAAGAAGGGGATAACAGTAAAACTCAAATACGTGGAAAAACGGGTCCTGGATACATTTACGGACAACGGAATCGACCTGAGTAATTACACTCATTGTATTATCGTAAAGCGGAATTTTTATCTCGCTTGGTAATAGTAAAATACAAACAATATGAACAATTTTGTAATAGATACTCCAGATAATTTCTGGCAAATAAGATGGCTTGACAAGTATATGGAAGGTCACAAGGGGTTCATAGCTGGTGGATGTTTTAAGAATATTCTTTCTGGAGAAAGAGTAAAAGACATTGATATTTTCTTTGAAAGTGAAAGCGATTTTCAGGAAGCTATTGATTTGTTCAATGATGAAAAACATCAGAAAGAAGGATGGAAATTTAAGTACAGAAATGAGAAGGTATGTGCGTTCCAGAAAGAGGGAGAAAAGGTATGGATAGAGTTCATAGAGTCAGAGTTTGGAAAGCCAGAAGAGATTCTTAGGAGCTTCGACTTTACTGTGGCAAAAATGGCTTACTACAAGGAGCCTAAATACGAAGAAAAGGAAGATGATTATTTTCCATTCTCATCTACTGATGTAGTAGGATACGAGTATAAACTACTCTATCATGAGAAATTCTTCGAACATCTTCATATGAAGAGGCTGGTCATTGACGAAAATATTCCTTTTCCAGTAAGCACATGGGAGCGCTCATATCGGTATAAAGGATATGGTTACAATATGTGCCGGGAGACAAAGAAAAAACTTCTACAGGCTCTTAAAGGTGTAAACGTAGAGGAGGAAGATGTATCTTTGTACACTACTGGAGGATGGGATTAACTTATAAAACATAGATATATGAATACATCATTTGAGAAATCTAAAAACAGTACAGATGAATGGTACACACCTAAAGAAATTATAGACGCTTTAGGGGAATTTGATTTAGATCCATGTGCGCCTATGCGTCCGTTATGGAGGACAGCCAGGGTTATGTATAACAAAGAGTAAGATGGATTAAAACAAAAATGGGAAGGAAGGGTATGGTTAAACCCACCTTATTCAAGACCGACTATAGAGCATTTTATTACTCGTATGGTAGAGCACAATAACGGAATAGCTCTTCTTTTTAATCGTCTTGACAATAAGATGTTTCAGGATGTTGTATTCCCGAAAGCAAAAGGTATATTGTTCATGAAAGGAAGGATAAAATTCCACAGAGAAGATGGAACAATAGGTGAAAGTCCAGGATGTGGGTCTATTCTGGTTGCATTCGGCGAAGAGAATGCGGAAATATTAAGATCTTCTAATATTGAAGGAAGATATATACAGGTCAATCAAGAACCGTGTAACACCCATGTAGATTGGGAACAACGTAGATACGAGATGGCAAAAACCATGCTTCCGATCACATCCGTATCAGGACGTGGACCTCACGGTGAATTAATATTGGAAGCGTGTGATAAGGCGGCTGAATTAGCTGTAATATATGCGGATGCTTTAATTAAAGAACTGAAATGAAATCAACAGTATATGCTCATCTTGAGAATGATTATAGATTTTATAGACTTCCTCTATTTAGAGCTACGGCTGTAAAATACGGATGGAATAATCCTATAGGGGAAGATAGTGGGAGAGAGAAAAAAAATATAATTCACAGTATTAAGTAGATATATTATGAGCACAAGTAAAGAATACAAGGCAGTAAGGAACTATATATTAAATGAACTTCACCTTACCAAAGAAGATATAATCAAAAACATAGAGTCATTATTGGAAAAACTCGTAAAACAGTGTATGCTTAATACATACGGAGGAAACAATCAGATAGAACATTGGATCAGATGTATGGTAGCAGATGAGCTTAAACAAAGAGATTATGATTTTGTAAGAAGAATATGTAAGGAGGTTATAAAAGATCATGTGTTGAATGGGTTGAACATAATTGTAAGTCCCAAAAATGAAAGATGCGTATGTGAAAATAGAGTACCATCAAGAAAAGATGGTTTGTATCTAATCTACGGAAATGGACACGCTGAGCCGTTTACCGGCGATAACTCCAAAGATTGTGTACGATACATTGGGTTGAAGCACAGATACATGTCATTTGCAATCTCACTGACGGAGCATGATATCGTACAATTGCTTGACGATGATAGCCGTGAAGAATCCGGAAGTGGGACATATTACGAACGTGAATGTGATGCGCTGTTTGACATTGACGGACGCGGCAATACGGAACGCCTTGTAGCCAGAAATCCAAAATTGAGAAATCTGCTGGAAGATGGCGAGTATATACCATCTCTTGGTCAATTAAATTTAATGGCCCATTATATGGACGAACTAAACAAAGCATTCACTTATGTTTCGGCATCTCCCCTCTCCTCGACGTGGTATTGGTCCAGTACTGAGAGCAGCCAGGCCGTCGCGTGGTACGTGGTCTTCTCCAGTGGCCTCACGGGCACCGGCAACAAGCACATCGGAGACATGGTTCGGACGGTAATTGATTTTTAAAAAGGATTACAATGATAACATCAGTAAAAATAAAAGATAATACAAAAACTCCATTTGAATATGTTTCGGATACAGAAGCATTTGAAAATGGCAGAGAATTTATTTTCAAGTCAGGAGTGAATGTAATTATAGGTAAAAACGGTAGTGGAAAATCGACCTTGCTTAACATAATATCAATGTATGCGTTATGCGAGAAATCCATGTGCTCTGAAATGCCGACCGAGGCACTGGATTTTCCACCTATATTTGATGACGATGATAAGGTTTTTGATGGGATTGACATATCATCCGATTATGCAGGGAAAGTATTCCGTTTATTGCCGTCAACGGAGACAAATCGAGATAGTGTATCAAAAAACATCAGCAATTTCTATTTGTATGTGAATAGCATTCAAAAATCTTATGGAGAAAAAGTGGTGTTATCATTGGAATCACTTTTCAATTTAATGTTCGGTCAAAAGGATTATACATTTCCAATACAAGATCTTGTAGAATACAAGAAAAAATCAAATGCGTTTTGGATTAAAAGAATTGATAACCTGTTGAAGTATTATAAAAGAAACCGCATAACATTAACAGAAAGCAGTTTTGAATACACGGTTCTCATGGATGAGCCAGACAGGAATCTTGATATTGACAACATAATGCAGATTTACAATGTATTGTCATTTCATAAACCACAAACACAAATTATAGCCATAATACACAATCCGGCATTGATTTACAAATTAAGCAAATTAGATTGTGTGAATTTCATAGAGATGACAGAAGGATATCTAAAGGATGTTGTCAATTTCATAAGTGAAACAAATAAATGAAAGAGGATGAGAAAAGAACTGAAAATAATAGGATCAAGAGATCGGCACGTATTTACAGCGACATTCATTCGTTTTGGATTCAGGGATGGGTATAAAGGACCTGTAAAGACAATACTTTTTACAAGACGTGTTACTCGATGATAAAATAGTAACAGATCATTTGTGGTTTGATTTGACAAAAGGATTCGAAAGCGCCGATTTATTACCAGGCGACGTGGTTGAGTTTTGTGCAAGGGTTAGTATTTACGAGAAAGGATATAAAGGATATAGGAATGACGTATTCGATAGGCCGATAGAAAAGGATTATCGATTGTTAAGACCAACAAAGATTAAAAAGATTGGGAAGAAATCAATAGATTGACATACTACCGCGAACTTTAGGTGTGGGAGTATGTCAAAGAGATGACAGAAGGGCATCTTAGTAAAACTTGTATATTTGTATCTAATTAATTAAAGGTGAGATGAACTGGAAGAAATTCAAAGAGGAAAAACCTTCAGAGGGAGAAGAAGTGTTGGCTTATCACCCAAGTTGGATAGATGAAGATTTCAACCCAAGAGGTATAAGAATAGGGTTTTGGAATGGAGGAGACGATTTTAAATCGGCTCATTGGTGGGATTATCAAGATTGTTATATCACAATCTCTCATTGTGATTGTGATGATAATTCTCTTTTCAGTGATAGAATAAAAAATAGCATAGAGCCAGAGTTATGGATATCACTTGATGTTATTACAAATTACTTACCTGATATAAAACAAAATCACTTATCACAATGAGCTATTTTATATTAATGGGAAGAAGAATCCCCAAGCAAGCCATAACAGGCTTCAAATTTCAAAATGAAACAGATAACATTCGTCCTTTCTTGTCAATCAGGATAAGGGGAAAGGACGAAATTATACCTTTCAAAGATAAAAAGGAGATACAGTCTGTAAAAGCGCATCTGTGTTCTATCTTTTCTGGGTTTGTAAAAATAGGTGACTGGTATCTCAAGATGTCGGAAGTTAAGGAATATAAGCCGGTGACTGCCGAAGATATGAACCCCTACATCTTGTTTAAGACATCTAAGTTTGGAAATATAAAAGTTCGTTTCCCGAAAGATGAAGATATGGATGCCGAATTATTGGTGTTAGATCAACTTTTTGATGTAGAATGAATTATTAATCATCTTTTAAAAATCATGACCTGGAAAGAATTGAAAGACAAAATATCTCTTATGACAGAAGAAGAGCAACAGAAAGAAGTTGCAGTCTGGGGAGAAAATATGAATCTAATGAAAGATTGTTCCTTGGAGAAAACAGACGAGGATTTGTACTATAATACTGAATGGGATTATACTTGTGAAGAGAGTGAATTGGAACCGGAAGACAAGAATGACCCTGATGTACATAAGGTATATGAAGCAGGAATGCATTATATTTATTCAAATTGATTTAAAAAAGATCTGATTATGGCAGCATTAATAACACTAAATATAACGGAAAAGAACGCTAATAACAGTTTGTCTGTAACTGTTAAAGTGAATGTCACCAAAGAAGGAGTGTTTACCACTACCTTGTCAAAAGAAGATGTGGATAAGATTCATTCTTATGGGATCAAATTACCTACAAACAGATTAGGCAACGAAGGATATTTCAATAGTATAGCACTTTCTGATTTGGAAAGTCAAATCAGGGAAGTTCTGAAGAGATGTTTGAGTTATAAAATAGTAGAAGAAGTGCCTGTTATTAAGTATCAACTGGAAACGAATTGCGTGTTTTCCTATGACAAAAACGGAAATATTGTCCCTAACCCCTCTAAGGAATGGACAGGAGGCGATGAAAATGGAAAATGGAGAGATGGAACTTTCCGTTTAGATGCCTTAAACACCCAACCTTTCGGTTTTAGTGTTTATGCAAAACCATTTCTAAAAAGAGTAATTGAATATGGAAATGGAGAGACAAAAGTAGAATACAGCAGGTTAAATACAGAAAAAGGAACCTATGCGCACTGGCTGAATTGTGTAACGAGCATATCATACAATAGACATAAACAGGTAATGGAAGTGGAGTGTAACGAATGTACCTCGAAATTATTCGTTGATATGATCAAGTCCATTTGTAATATAAGCGAACAAGTTAAGAGTTTTGTCAATCCAGAACAAATAAAAGCAATTGCGGAGTCAAATGAACCGATTTTGCTTTTATCTAACAACTAAAAAATCATGAGGTATGTATGTGTTTTTATCTGCTTTCTGTTATGGCTTATTTTTACGTTGCTATTATCATTCACTGTCATGGGATTGGTTATAAGCGTGAGTGATGAATGGCAGGAAATGGGTGATAAAATAATAAATAAACTTTAAAAATAATTGAGCATGAGTAAATATACAGCAAAACAAATTGCCGAGTCCGATGATCTGTTTGATAAGCAAATACATAAAGTCAGAAAGTTTTATTTGAGTCGTAATCCTGATAAAATGATGATGCTCGAAGAAAGAAAAGCTGTTATCAAAGAACGAAATAAAGGTCTTTCCCCAGAATATGATAAGGAATATTATTGCGGAACCTGCGGAGCTAAAGACGGTGCGGAGCATCCTAAAACCGGATATTGCTTTCACTGTGATACGGATAACTGGATTCCAAAAAATGACTAACAGCTAAAATAATCGAATTATGACAGCCGAGAAGTTTAAATCTATTTGTGAATATAAAGGAATAACTTGGAATGATCTTGTCCGTATTAGGATTATCAGGCCAAAGAAATTTTTAGGATTCTTTAGGCAATTAACAGGTATAACAATCGAAGGTGCATTCAATAGATGTTCTGCTTGTGTTGAAATAATGGCTAATGATGACAACGGTGTTTCAATGATGCACTATATTGATTACGAAGATATTATAGGAGTTGAATTAATTAAAAATTAAAAATAATTGAGTGAACAGTTTGCAAAAATCAGTACGAATGCGTTGTTAGGATTATCAACATCCGCCACATAAGAACCATCTAATCCCGTAAATATCGTGATGCGTTGGTAGTATGTGTACAGATAGCAAGCAGGCGTTGGGATAAAGCATTTGGCAAACATTCACTCTAAATAAGAAATAGTAGATATGAATACAGAATTTGAAAACATGGCTTTGCTGAATATAGAAGACTACAATGAGCTTAAAGCTAAAGCCGAAGCAACAGATGAGCAGATAAAGAAACAAGCCGAAGAAATGGCTAAGCCTGAAGTTGTCACATTGAAAGTGTGCTTTGATACATACGGATTATTATACAGGCCAAATACTTGTGTTGATGTTGAAATACCATTCTATGATGATGAAAAAATCAGAGATATGCTTAACAAAGCAAGTGCTGATATAATGAAATGGTGCGACAAAAATATGGTAAAATACAACAAAGAACTCAAAGAATCCAAATCTACAAAAAAACATTGCGAAGGACTAAGAAAGCATATCGCAAATCTCGAAAGGCGCCTCTTAAAGCATGCATTGGCAAACGTTATTTTATCTATTATATCAGTTGCGGCTATAATTGCTCTTTTCACATTAATTCAAAACTAAATAGACATGGAACAAGAATATGCTATTCCTCTTTTTAAAGCTGGTGCAGAGTGGCGCATTAACAGCGTGTGGCATTCTATAACAGTAATTCCAGATTGCCACCGTTTTATTGTGTTTCTCCCTAAGAAATCAACAATAGGATCAAAGAATCCAATTATGGGTATATTGGAAGAGAACAAAACTTTTATATCCAGCCGTCCAGGATGTATTTTATGCAGATTAGATGAAATGGAATCATGGGCTTATTTGGATGATCTATTACCTTAGGTAATTATATACTCAATTTTAAAAGTTAGAATTATGAAAAAATATTTAACAGACAAAGAAAAAGAGGAAAGAATGAATTACCTTACCATTCATAAATGTAAAAACGAGGATGAACGTAAAGAGTTAAAAGAATTATGTGATTGGTATTTTAAGGATACTCCTGTGTTAACTATGTCTTTTTCTTTAACAGAAGAAGATCTTCGGGTAACAATGGAAAGGGACGTGGAGTTGTCGGCGGTAGCCGGAGCGGTAAAGAATCAACACCATAAGAAGAAAATTTGAAAGGTTATGACCGACAGAGAACTTCTTGAAGAAAACAATAAGATGTTAAAGGAAATTCTAAGTTTTGTGAGAAAAGTTGATTCTGCTGAATACAGGGATCATCAAGACTTTATGGAATTTCTTAGAAATGTAGCAGCCGATATATGGGTGGAATATACGGAGCCCGAACAAAGAGGTAGATTGTTTAATTTAATGAATAAAAGAAATGAAAACAGTTTTTGATTTAAGCAGAGATGAGATTGTGGCATTGACAGACGAAGAGATAAGTCTGTATATAGACAAAGAGCTTGCTGGTAAGGGTATTCCAATTGAAGCTAAAAATTGGAATATAAAGAACGAAAAGGAAGTTGTGTACCCGGATTGCGGGGTTCCGATATTTGTTATTAAAGACATAGGTGTAGGATTTAGAAAGATAGAGGACGCTACAGAGGTGGTGAATTTACTGGTCAGGTCCAGGGCTTTTAAGGTGGGTTCAAAGTATTTAAACCGATCTTATGAGAGGTTAAACGTCATAAACGAGGGCGTCGTGCCGGCAGTAGAGGGTTGCGTAGGATACACCAATGAAGAATTTGAAAGAGTTAACAAAGAAAACAATGATCCTGAATCAGCAAAAATAGGATCATTTAATAAGACAGTAGAGGAAGCCAACAACATAAGAAGCCGAGTGTTGAAATACGTGGACAAGATAAAACAGGAGCGTGCGTGCAACATCGACCTTTGCATGACTTTCGAGAGATATATTGAGATAGCAGATAAAGATGCGGAGCGGGCTATGGCTTTCTTGAAAGAAGCCTACCCGTTTAATGAAGAAACAGAAGTCTTTATCAGGAAAAGATACAATATGTCTATCGATGTTAACCCAGAAGAAAATTAATTTATATTAAATCATTTTGTTTCTTATTAAGCAACAAAAGACATATCTTTGTCCGAAAAATAAGAAACATGAAAGAGGAAGAAGAAAAGATTAAAGAGGCTATGACTGAAGCCCTGATACATTTAGAAGGGTGTAAGTATTTCGTGGCCACGATAGTAAATAATCGAGAATAATGCATAACCCATACAAATCATAAACAATTTGTATTGTATTATGCATAATAGCCAAAAGCTATTCCGATTATTAGCCTAAGTGTTGAAACAAACACTACGTTATTTAAGAATAGATAGTTACCTACGGATGTTTGCCCAAGTTCGTAGCTCTAAGGTAAGTGATTAAACAGTTCTGGTATTCAGGAACAGTGTTGCTTACAAAAAAACCTTAAATAACATTGGCGATGGGTACTAACAGAGTTTCACTCTGACTTATGTTGAATAAACATTAAAAACGTTTGTAGATATGGTGTACGTACAAGACATAAATGGTAAACCTATGATGCCTACAACAAGGCATCATAGGTTAGGAGACTGCTTAAAGACAAAAAGGCAATCGTTGTAAACCTATGTCCGTTTACCATCAAATTAATGTACGTAACATCTGATTACAAACAAGAAATTGTGTTAGGCGTTGATGCTGGTACTAAACATGTTGGTCTATCGGCTACAACGAAAAGCAAAGAACTTTACAGCAGTGAAGTTATTCTTAGAAATGATATCGTAGATCTTTTGTCTACCAGAAGGGAGCTACGAAGATCAAGACGAAATAGATTGAGATATAGAAAACCTCGTTTTGATAATAGAATAAAAAGTAAGCGTCCGGGATGGGTAGCACCTTCGGTGAAATACAAAGTAGACGCCCATATTCGTGTTATTGACAATGTATGTTCTATATTACCAATATCTCGTATTGTTATTGAAGTAGCTCAATTTGATACTCAAAAGATTAACAATCCTAATATATCAGGTAAAGAATATCAGGAGGGTGATCAACTTGGATTTTGGAACGTTAGGGAATATGTTTTAGCAAGAGATGGACATAAATGCCAGCATTGTAAGGGAAAGTCAAAAGACCCAGTATTGAATGTTCATCATATTGAATCACGAAAGACAGGTGGAGATTCCCCATCTAATCTTATTACCTTATGTGAAACTTGTCATAAAGAATACCATAAAGGTAATATAGATTTAAAGATCAAACGGGGATCGTCGCTTCGCGACGCAGCCGTAATGGGAATAATGAAATGGAGATTGTATGAAGAACTAAGGTCTAAATACAACAGAGTTTCTATGACTTTCGGTTATGTTACAAAATACAATAGGATTAAACATGGTATTGAAAAATCTCATGTTTTCGATGCATTTGTTATTTCTAAAAACTTTGATGCTATAAGGTTAGGATATTATTATAAAGTAAGATTAGTAAGAAGACATAATCGTCAGATCCATAAACAAAAGATTCCAAAAGGAGGGATAAAAAGACCAAATCAATCTCCTTTTGAAGTTTTTGGTTTCCGATTGTTTGATAGGGTTATGTTTGAAAACAGTTATTATTTTATATTCGCAAGGCGTAAAACCGGTAGTTTTAATATTCGAGATATTGATGGTAAAAACCAAAGAGATATTACATACAAGAAATTGAAATTATCAAGGTGTAAACGCTTTATGGTACAAAAGGAAATGGATTGATTAATTTGAATAAAAATATAGACATGAATCGTTGGTTTGAAATCACAGTAAAAGCCGAGATTGATAATATCGAGAACGGCAAAAAAAAGAAGGTAACTGAAAAGTATTTGGTAGATGCCTTATCTTATACAGAGGCAGAATCAAGATCTTTAGAGATTTTCAAGGATTTATTTCAAGTGTTCGACATTGTTAAAATAAATCCTATTAAAGTGTCGAAAATCTTCTTCAACGGAGAAGCTGAGTACTGGTATAAGTGTAAGGTAAATTACATTACACTGGATGAAAAGAAAGGTAAAGAAAAGAAAACTCCATGCTATATGTATGTCCAGGCCGGCAATCCTAAGGATGCCGAAGCTGTGTTGACTAAAGGTATGCAGGGCACGTTAGGCGACTGGAATTGCGAAGCTATTGCTGAAACAAAGATCATTGACGTATTCAAATATGATCTTCAGAAGGGAGCTGAAAGATTAGGCGAGAAGAAGAGTGAAGAGTAAGGCTGATGTAGTTTCCAACATAGCGCTTGTTGTGGCGATAATATCATTGCTTTCAGCAGGCGCTTTCCTTCTGATAGTGATTAAGACAGACGAGGTATCTAAATTATTAATGAACGTACCTTATCTACTGGCTTCAGCGGGATTGTTCTTTTCAATAATATCATTATTATTCGAATGGAAAGCAAGGAAAAGAAGCTATACGTCTGCGAACGATGCGGACGAAAAGTGATGATAAGAAGTCATGGCTTATGCCAGGCTTGCAGGAGCAAAGAGTTGACTCCGAAGAAGAAAAACAGAATTACATCCATTAAAAACAGCAGCAAGAAGAAAAAGTTAGAGAGCCCGGATTTATCCGGGTTTTTTCGTCTTATGCTGGAAGAGCTAAATAGTATTCGGATGTCTATGACTGGTAGGGCTATTCATTTTCCTACAGTATGTAACGTATGTCACATACTTCCGAAAAGGATATATAAGTCGGTTGCCACTTGCAGAGATAATATAGTTTTTCTACATGAATCGGAGCATACGGTATTCGACATGTATCTTGACCGGATAGAATTTGATAAACTTGAAACAGAATTTCCTTTTGTGTGGAAATATGCGGTAAAGAAGGTACTGGATATGGAAAGCAGGGGAATGATTAAAGAAAGAGGTAGGTTGATTATTGAAATAATTGACAGATATAACCCCAAATAGTATTTGAGAAAGCAGCCACAGATATTGATGAGACTGTAACTGTGTTGTATTATGTTAAAGAGGAATTAATTGAGAAATTGCGATGATAGAACAGAAAATAAAAATATTGACAGATTTAGGGTTTGTACCTATGGTGGAGGGAAAAGGAAATACGTTGTTTAGAATGAACGATGTTGTGATGTCGGTGTCAGATCCTAATCAAACACCGGAGCAATTGAGAAAGGAAGTTATGTCTTTAATAAAAAACAAAGACATAGCAGAAAGAGGCGGACAGGTTCCAGTAGTTGAAGAGCCGGCTTCTGAGCCAGAGCAGGCCCAGAAGGAGGAACCGGAAGCTCCGGCGGAGGAAGCCGCTCCTAACCCTGGAGAAGAAGATTCGAATCCGTTTACAGAAAATCAGGAAACGTTAGAGCCGTTTTATATCTGTGATGAGTTAAAGAAGATCGAGACTCCCAAATTCGTAAGATTGACATTAGACGGTAATCGTTTTTATGTAAGAAAGATGGACGATGGGACAGCCAAGATATACGCCTCGGTAACAACCATGATCAGAGACGGATTCGTAGATGACAAAACGGCTCTTCAAGAATGGAGACAGGAGATGAGGATGATTGGTCGCAATCCGGAAGAAGTATCAGAATATGATGCAGATAAAGGAACGATCATGCACTACCTATACGGATTATACTTGACAGGTAGAGATATGGTCTTAAATCGAAGTTTTATAGTTAAGACAGTGCAAGAAGGCAAGCTTAAAATATCAAAAAAGAATCTTGACAAATTCTTTGGTAGCATAGATGATCTTGACGATATGATTGTTAGGGTTATGAAGTTTGCTAAATTTTGTTCGGAGTATAAGGTTAAGCCGATGATGATTGAAAGAATATTATCATTAGAAGATTATTTGGTAGCTACGCCGATAGATGCGATGGTTAAAATGACATTCAAGTACAAAGAAGAAGGTTATTTTGGAGCCGTGTATCAAAGGGCTACGGGGCAGTTCAAAAAAGGAGATCCGAAGAAGGAAGTGAGAGAAGTGGAGAAAGAAGAGATTGTTATCTTAGATTTTAAATCAGGTGACATACGAAATGAACATGCTTTTCAATTGGAGGCTGAAAGGAGAATGGTTAAAAACTGGTACGGAATTGATGCACGTATTATGAATTTTTCTCCAAAAAACACGAACAGTAAAGGTTATACGCTAAAAGAATGGTCTGATAAAAATGCTGCTATGGAGAAGGCAGACTGTGTATTCCAACAAGGGATGTTGAATCATATCAGAAAAGACAAGAGGTTCAAAGTGAGAAAGGGAGTGCTGAATATCAATAAGCCTTACAATGAAGAGGATCATATTGTCGTATATGATATTGCTGAGGAAATGTCTAAAAGATTTGTAATATAAATAAGCATTATGCTTGATTTTAGAAGATACGAAAACGTACCCCGGTTTCAACTTGACCGCAGGCCTGGCAGGAGCCGACTAAAGCTGACCTGCCCGGCTTGCGGAAAAAGCCGGTGCCTTACTCCTTATATTGATGTGGCGACCGGTCAGGTTGTTGGAAACGAGTTCGGAAGATGCGATCATGAACGGACTTGCGGTTATGATAAACGGCCTACCGGCAAGGATGTGGGCGACAAAGATCTTTGGATTTCGGGAAACAAGTGTATAAGAGCTTATCGTCCTCCTGTAAATCCTGACGTTGTAAATTACATACCTTTTAGCGAGTTTGAGAGGACTGTAGTTCCAGACGATAGAAACACCGTATTTAGATTTTTATCGTCTCTATGGGGAAAAGAAAGGGTATCTGACGTATTTAGAAGGTATCATGTTGGAACAATGGACTTATGGGGATGGAAAGGGTGTTGTATATTCTGGCAGATAGACAAAGATTTTGTATGCAGAACCGGCAAGATCATGGACTTTTGTATAAAGACCGACAGCCAGGGGAATGAGATTGATGTAAAAAGAGTGAAGGAAAAAGACGGTGGCAATGAGCGACCTCATGTCATGTTTTATCACTCGTTGCATGCAAGAGACTTCTTGTTTAGACAATGCCTGTTTGGAGAACATCTTCTAAGCCAGTATCCGGATAAGGTGGTTAATTTAGTGGAATCAGAAAAGACGGCTATTATATGCGCTGTGAATAAACCAGATGAGTTATTTGTGGCTACCGGTGGGTTGCAGAATCTAAGGCCGGAAGTGATAGATGTTTTAAAAGATAGAAAGACTGTAGCTTTTCCGGACAAAGGACAAGCATTTGACACATGGAGTAAAAAGATAGATGGGATGATGATGAAGTCAAGGATAAAAGTATCGGACTATCTTCAGAGTGTTGAGAATGTAGGGGACGGAGATGATGTGGCAGATTTGATAATTAATAACAAAGTAAAAGAGAAATATTATGAGCCTGGACGTTTATATTAAGAGCAAGAAGAAAGAAGAGGATCGTAAATGGGTTGCAAACATCACCCACAACATGAACAAGATGGCACAAAAAATATTCGTATCAGAAAACAAAGAAACACTATACGATTATGTTTGGAGACCGGAAGAATTGGGCAGGGAAATAGATACTAAGGAGATGGTGAAGATACTCACAAAAGGTATATATATTATGATCTCCAAGAGAAAGAGTCTTTTGAGATACGAACCAGAAAACGGATGGGGGTCTTATGATTCATTTCTTAAGTTTCTTATCAAATACAAAGAGGCGTGTGAAGATCATCCGGGTTATATAATTGAAGCAAGCAGATAATATGGAAAATTATAAAAATACTTTAAATGAGGTAGTGGTGATCGAATCGTCACCAGAAACGTATTTTGTTTACGCTATTCGTAATGCTATTCGTATCTCTAAATGTGCGTATCCGACAGCCAAGAAAGTAATTTTCAAAAGAGAGGACGTAGAGGTAGAGATCTCAGAAATGGAAACTGAAAGCAGTTTGTATGAAAAGTTTAAAGAAAAACAAAAGAATAGGGTATGGAACTTAATGAGCGCCAACAACGGGTTTTAAGAGGCGAAATTTGTCCTTATTGCGGAAGAGAAACTGAGCTGGTAAATGCCGATAAAATATATAGCAGAAAAGGCTTAGGGATGGTTATGATGTGCAAACCATGCAACGCTTATGTCGGTGTTCATGAATCAGGGCCGAATAAGGGAAAAGCTAAAGGCCGGCTTGCGGGGCCATCACTGAGGTCTCTTAAGATAAGAGTCCATGCCGAACTTGACAGATTATGGTCTACGCCGGAGGAACGGGAAAGGATGTATAAAGATTTATCTGAATTTCTATCTATACCGGAAGAGTACACACATATAGGTATGTTTGGCGAGAAGACGATGGGAAAAGTCTTTCAGTTCTGTCATGTAAACAAAGAACGATCAGGTTCGAGAATAGAATGGCATAAGCCTGGAGATAAGTGCCCTAATAAGAACAATCAAATAGTGTCAGGAAGTAGCGCATGTAGAGGATGTCCTGAGTATCTCCATGATGAGAAAGATGGGTATGTCTGGTGTGATCCTGATATGAGCTACGGCAGGTTGAAATAGGGCGCGAATTGCCTATCTTTGTGCTATTATTAATCAAAAAAAATATAAGCACATGGGCAGATCAACAGAGTACTACAGGACTCATCCAGAAGCCAGGAAGAAAAAGGCTAAAAAGGACAAGGAGATAAATGCCAGACCGGAACAGAAAGCCAAACGCCGGGAGCTTGGTCGTAAAAACTACGAAACGGACAAGAAGAAGGGCAAGGGCTGGAGGAAAGGCAAGGATTGTTCTCATACCAAGAACGGTCTTAGGTATAAATCAGTAAAAGCTAATAGGGGATCCAAGTCGGATACGAAAGGTGACAAAAATGCAAGAGGAGATAGCAAATAGGATAGATATAAGAAGGATATTCAAGACCTCTAAACAAGTTATGGAAGAGGCGTATGAGAATATCTTGAAATACAGGCGGGGAGAGCTTATCCCCGCTAAAACCGGATACGATTATATTGATGAGGCTTTGCTTGGAGGTATTTTCCCTCAGCATGCTATTGCCATAGGAGCCCGGCCATCTGTAGGTAAATCGTATGTGGCCCAAAAGATATTGGAAAATGTGATGAATCCGATGATCAACCCGCAAGCAGAAGATTATTTTCTTGTTAATTGCGAGTTCGAAATGAATCCTCAAGATCTTCTTCTTCGTAGAATGAGCCAGGATATGAAAAAGCGGGCTCCTGAAATATTAAGAAGGCAAGATTCTAATACAGTAGAAGAGATGAGGATGTTTGAAATCCTTCAAGGTGAAATCAGAAATAATATAATATACATCGATGCTCCGTGTACGGTAAAAGAGTTTGAGGCGGCTGTGTATCATATAGCTACCAAACATAAAGACAAACGTCTTATAATATTTAAAGTCGATCATATTGCTTTGATAAAAAGAATGGGATTAGATCCTAAGTCGGCTATAGATGATTTGGTGGCGGTTATGAACGAAGCTAAATTAGTATATAAAAACATATTTTTCCTCATCATATCCCAATTCAACAGAGAAATAGAAGGAAGGATAAAAAGCCCACAAGAGCAGCCTCCGCGTCTTTCTGATTTTTACCAGTCTGATACGCTGGGTCAGTTATGTACGTTAATGATAGGCTTGCACAATCCTCGTAGGTACGGGCTGGATAAGTATATGATATTTGGGAAAGATTGGTATCAGACTCTTGATAGGTTTAAAACTGAAAACAAAACATCATTCAGGACAGCCGGACTGGTGTTTCATCATATACTGAAGGTAAGGCAAGTTAGTATGGAAGAGCTTACTAATACAATCCACCCAGAGATACTGCCGGGACATGGATGGATGTACGGGGAGGGCGGGACGAAGTTCGTGAACCCCAACCAGCCGCCGACGCCGCCCAAGCTCTATACTGTGGAAGACGTTACGAACAATCAAGATCAAGAACAAGAGACAAAGGAAGAACAGTCATTGTATTAAAAAAAAATAAGAACCATGAGACTAACAGTAGAAGAAAACGAATACCTGATAAGTAAGTTCCTTTTGGTTCTTACTGAGTTTGCAGGGGATGAAAGAGAGATGTTTTTAATCAACTCCATACATGATAAGGCGGTGGCGGATATGAATTATCGTCTTCCGTCTTTAATAAGCAGAGAACGTAAAAGACGAGTTATTGAACTCCTTAAAGAAGGAACCAGAATAATCAAGGACTTTTCCGGCTATGCAGGTGATATGGGTATGATTAACGAATACGATCGCCTAAAGAAAGAAATAGGAACCGTCCAAGATCAGCTTGGCGACGTAGAAGGTCAACTTCGGGCAGCAGGAGAAGTCATAAAAAAAGAACTTGATATGATTGCTGACCGAATCAAAGAAGATCTTCTTGACCGAGAGCTGGCTAAGAGTAATGCCGAGGCCGAAAGAAAAGCCAAAGTAGATCCGAGATATGAAGTAGCTTTAGGTGATTACAAGGAGATGCTGGAAGTGATTTTTACAACCAGAAACAAGTATTCTACGGTAGATTCTGTACATGACGATCTTCGACAGTCGGTATCTACCGGTAGAAATTCGATTATCAAAGAAGGGTACAACAGTTAAAAACAAGGAGGAAATATGGAAAAGAAGGAATTTAAAGTAGGAGAAGTGTTTGATGCCGGACTTGTGAGATTAAAATGTGTGGATGCTCCAGAGCCAGACTTAGGATGTGAAGGATGTATATTTAATGACCACATTACATGCGGGTCGGTAGATGTAGTCGCAGGCCCGTGTAATCACGTAGAGAGGGAGGATGGTAAGGATGTTATTTTTATTAAAGCTGATTAGGCATGTACATCAATTTCAGACAACTTGCAGCATCAGACATGACTCCTAATGATCTGGCTAATCTTCTTGCTATAAGACAGAAGGATACGGTTATGATCGAAGCCATGCTGGAAAAAGATGCTGGGAGGTATATAGAGCTTGGCCTGGTTGAGAAATTAAAATCAGGCGTGATGAGATTGACCAACAAAGGAACGTCTTTTGTGAATTATATAGAGACACCGGAGATGACAGACGAGGTTCTGGAAACGTTGAAGATTATGATAGGAATGTACGAATCGTATTCAAAGGACATAGGTGTCAGCAGAAAAGAAGCGGAATCCAGGTTGTGTTGGTTTATGGGTAACACCTCATTCAAGAAAGAGGTCATACTTCAGGTAACGGAATCTTATATAGCAGAGTCAGGAGATTATACAATGAGCTTATGTAACTTCATATGGAAACCGCCTTCTCAGGCCTTTTCGGTCCATATGAACCTTAAAAATTCAAAGCTCTTTGACTTAATAGCTGAAAAATTTAAGATCGCTACCGAGCCTTATTTGGAGTCTAAGAAGAATAAGGAAATGGATTGGTTGTTTGCCGTATCTAAATTGCCTACGCCGCCGGCTAAAGGCAATCCGGATTATTTGTTTACCGGAAGTTCTGAAACAGACAAAGAGCGATTGAAAAACATAAAAACGTATTTATTTAACAAAATTAGAAAGCAATGGAAAAAGTAAGAATCAGAAAGATAATAGAGGATATAATTATTACTCAGTTTCTTAATTCGGAAATAGATATAGTTCATGAAGAAGATGTGACGTTTAAAGAACTTGGATTAGATTCTATCGATCAAATTGAACTGGAAGTGATGGTGGAACAAAAATTCAATATTGTTATTAATGATTATGATATGGAGACCATCAAAGATATGACTGATCTTGTTTACAAAATAATAACAGAAGGATATGGGAAGTGACATAATTTTATGCATGGCTTTAATAGCGTCATTTGCTTTTGTTATACAGTTTTTGTTGTCGATATTAGGATCTGATCTGGATACGGATATTGATATTGATGATGCTTCTGATTTAAGTATGTCTTTGTCGGACATCATATCATTCAAGGGCATAACACATTTTATTCTTGGATATAGCTGGACTACCTACTTTTCGGGTTCCCATTTAGTAGGGGTTGTGATAGGGTCGTTTTTCTTTATCGTTTTGTTTTACGTATATAAGTTACTTCTTAAGTTAAAGCAAGAAATGGTGTACGAATGTCCGGAAGATTTAAATGGCAGAGAGGTGGAGATAGTGTTTAGATCAGGGAAGAATCATTATATGGTAAATATTTCGAAAAATGGAAGACAGGAGCAAATGAGAGTAAGATGCTTGTCTGGAAAAACTTACAAAAACGGTGACAAGGTGAATATAAAATACGAAGAAGGAGAATTAATTATCTAATTTTTTTATCAACAATTAAATTTTAAAAGTTATGACAACAATTATGTACGTGTCAGCCATCTTAGCTGTAGTGATTATTTTGACAATCATCGGAGTCTTATCAAGGTATCGTAGATGTAAGCCTAATCAGGTCTTGGTCGTTTACGGTAAGACAGGTAGGGAAAAGAAGTCGGCAAAATTATATCATGGTGGAGCGGCATTTGTCTTGCCTATTATTCAAAGCTATGATGTTTTGTCTATGGAGCCTATGCAAATAGATTGTAGGCTTACCGGTGCTTTGTCATCTCAGAATATTAGAGTAGATGTGCCTACAACTATTACAGTAGCTATCAGTACAAATCCTGAAATCATGCAAAATGCAGCAGAAAGACTTTTGGGGATGGATACCGAATCTACTGAAAATCTTATTACAGACATCGTTTACGGTCAGATGCGTTTGATTATTGCCGAAATGACAATCGAAAAACTTAATTCTGATAGGGATGAGTTTTTGGATAAGGCAAGAAAAAACATTGATAACGAACTTAATAAATTGGGTCTTTATCTTTTGAACATTAACATCAGTGACATCAGAGATGAAGCCGGCTACATCATGAATCTTGGTAAAGAGGCTGAAAGCAAGGCTCTGAACGAAGCACAGGCTAATATCGAAGAACAGGAAAAGCTGGGTGCTATTAAGATTGCTGTACAACAGAAGGAAAAAGAAACGGCTGTAGCTAATACCCAAAAAGAGCAAGAGATTCAAATTGCCTATACTGAAAAAGAAAAAGAAACGGTAGTAGCTGAAACAAAGAAAGAAAAAGAAGTAGCTTTGGCTTTAACCGATAAAGAAAAACAGATCGGTGTAGCTCAAGCCGATAGAGATAGGGCTGCGGCTATAGCAAAGACTTTGGCTGACAAGGAATCAGCGATTGCAAGATCTAAGGCGGAACTTGAAGTAAACAAAGCTGAAGCCGAAAGAATGGAAGAAGTTGGAAAGAATAAAGCTGAAGCTGACAAACAAGCAGCTATAGCAATACAAGACTCTGAAGCTCAGATTAAGAAAGCTGAGGCTGAGAAAAATGCTTCTGTAGGCTACAACAATGCCCAGAAAGAGGTTGCTGTATCAGAATCAGAATTGCAGGTTATCAAAGCTCAATCAGAAAAGAAAGCCGGAGAAGAGAAAGTTAAATCGGAAGCGGCTGTGAAAACGGCAAAAGAGCTTGCTGATAAAGAAGTGGAAGAAGCTAAAGCTAAGAAGGTTCAAGCTGCGCTTAAAGCTGAAAAGATTGTGCCGGCTGAAATTCAGAAGCAGGAGGCTATGTTGCAAGCTGATGCCGAGGCCGAGAAGATCAAACGCCGGGCCGATGCTGAAGCAGCAGCACATTTGGCAAAAGCAGAGGCGGAAGCAAAAGCTATTCAGATGAAGCTGGAAGCGGAAGCCGAAGGTAAGAAAAAGTCGTTGATGGCAGAAGCCGACGGATTTAAGGCTATGGTGGAAGCAGCAGAATCCAATCCTCAGATCGCCATCCAGTACAAGATGGTTAATCAGTGGAAAGAAATTGCCGGAGAACAGGTTAAGGCATTTGAGCACATTAACCTCGGAAATATCACGGTATTTGACGGCGGTCAGAACAGTACCGGTAATTTCCTTAACAATGTTGTTAAGACCGTCGCTCCGGCATTGGGAGTCATTGATCAGCTTCCGATTGCAGATACTTTAAAGAAGCTAAAAGGAGATGACAAAAAATAAATACAATGGCCCAGGGTTACACTTGGGCCTAATTGAAGAAATAAAAGCAGCATTCATAGATTTCCTGCCGGCAGGAACAGTGCTTTACTAATTACGATATTTTTAACATGGATTTTGGACAAGATTTAGAACCAGAAGAACTGACCAAGCATTATGATCAGTATTATGGAATTGATTTTGAAACAGAAGAAGAGGAGGATGAAGAGTATGACTGACGAGGAATTTGTATTGGATAATAAGAAAAGGGTTGTTGTAAGAAAAAGAATATCTTATTTAAGCAAAGGGGATAAAGTGTGGATTGTGTCTTCCGACGGGTATCTGCTACACACGGACGTGGTTAGAGCCGACCGCGGCCGATCTTATGTGGATATAGACGGTATCCTGTATTGGAAACGAGGATTGGATGGCAAGCATCGTAATCGTAATAACTACATGCAGTTTGCCATGACACCAGAAGACGGTAAGAAGTATGTCGTATATTACCCGGAAGGATTTAAAGACAATGACTTATGATGGTCCCGGAAACGCATTTGCTATATAAGGAGTTTAATGGTGTGAAACGTCTTGCCATATCTTATTCCCAGATAGATACGTTTCTTACTTGTCCAATGAAATGGTATAAAACTTACGTGGAGGGCAAAAGGTCTACGGAAAAACAAGAAGCTACGTCTTATGGTACGGTTATTCATAAGACACTGGAATACTTCTTCAAGAACGGAAGACAGCCTTCTGGCAAAGACCTGGGGGAAGCTATAAGTTACTATGCTTACCAAGAAGACATACCTTGGCAATCACCGGAAAATATGATGATAGCCATGAAGCAATCTGGAGAGCTTCTTGCTTGGATTGTGGATCTGTTCAAAAAAGACGGCAATAGGTTTATGATAGCTGATAGTGATCTTAATCCCTGCGAGAAACTTATCAGACACGGCGCTATAGTTGGAGTCGAAGAAGATTTTGTGCTGCCGTACCGTCTTCCTAAGCCTGTTAACATAAATGGAGTAATTCATACTCATGTGTACATAGTAGGATCGGTAGACCTTCATCTGGCTATAAAAAGCAAGAACGTAGTTCACCATTATGTCATAGATTGGAAATCAGGTAATAAGGTTTTTGATTCTAAGAAGTTGGAAACGAATTTACAGCATCCTATATATTCGTTTTACATCTATAGAAAATATGGTGGAGTTCTGCCAGATATGAACATCTATTTCTTTACCAGGACCAGACAATACCAAAAGGTTAAGGTGGATGAGGAACGTAAAACAAAATCTATAGAGATGCTAAATGACACTTTGTCTAAAATGTATGATTTTGAAGATAATAGTGTAAAAACATTTCAGGCATACATCCAGGGAGCAGAAGGAGCCAGGTATAGCAAGCGGCGTGCCACCCTAAGCCAGCCTGTTCCGCAAAACAAGCTACCCTGCCCGTCAGCACTGTGTTACTATTGTGACTTTGGATTACATAACAAAAACGAATGCCCTTTCTCTTCGGATTGGAATCCGTCTAAAAAGATAAAACGATGAAATACGAGGACGTTCAAAAGTTAAGAACAAAATACCGGCAAGATCCGGAAGTTATAAACGTAGAATACATGAGAGACGTTGCTGTAAGATGTGGGAATTTCAAGAAAGCATTTGAACTTCAGGAGAAGCTGGAGGATATATGGTTTAACTACTTAAAGGGAGTCCAATGAAAGAAGATCTAATATGTGGAGTAGCGATCCTTTTGTATTTAGTTTTATTATACTTGCTCACGACAGCTTTCATAAAAACAGGTAGAGCAGTAGATCGTTATAAGATGAAGAAGAAAACTGACAAAATCAAAGTAGGTCAAAGATACGAACATAAGAACTACTTTGAGGATCCATTTGAAAGAGGCAAGCATGTGATTAAGATATTAGACATAAAAGAAGGGTACGTTCTATATGAGTACGAAGAAAAACCATATATACGTTCTTCTGTGAGTCTTGAAGATATTGTTAAAAAATACATTTTAATTACTGATGTTAAACACAAGTAAGTCATGAAAAAAGAAGTCACAATCAAGGAAGATATGGCTGTGTTTTATAAAAATACAGGAAAAGAACTATGGATTTATAACGGACTTTTCAGAAACAAGGTGTTGTCTATAAAAAAAGATAAAGCCATTATCATGTGTGAAACTGATGCTGAATATGCTGTACTGATAGAAGATAATCAGTTTATTGCCGTAGCAAAAAACATGGATTATGATTACTGCTGCGCATTCACATTAGGTAATGCCGAGGCTTATGGGGATCGTATGGGCATATCGTGCAGTGTATGCTTGCTTGAAGATAACGAAGATAAAGCAAGGGAGATGTTGAAAGAGGCGATAATAGAACTTTCAAAAAACAGTAAAATAGATTGCGATGGGCTTTGAACTTAGACCTTACCAAAAAGAGGCAGTAGATGCCGGGCTTAAGTTCCTTACAGGAAGATCTAAGAAGCCTGGCATAGAAGTCTTGCCGTGTGCAGCGGGGAAGTCTTTGATAATTAGCAAGATAGCTCATGAATTAAAAAGACCTATCCTTGTATTACAGCCATCTAAAGAGATTCTGGAGCAGAATTATGCGAAGGCTGTATCATTCGGTTCTAAACCTACCATATATTCTGCTTCATGTAAAAAAAAAGAGTTATCGGCTATGACTTATGCTACACTTAAAAGCATAAAGAAAGACGTAGCAAGGTTGAAAGATATAGGGATAGACACATTATTGATAGATGAGGTGCATAGCGGGTATTCTCCTGAAGAAGGTTCTGAATTTATGGAGTTTATGAACAGGTTCCCAGAGGCGAAGGTGCTGGGCTTCACCGCCACGCCCTGCCGCCTCCGGACCTACAGCTCCATGCTGGAAGGAAACTACAGCAAACTTAATATGCTGACGAAAGACGAGCATAATTTCTTTAAGAAGATAGTTCATGTGACTCAAATACAAGAGCTAACTTCTCAGGGATTTTGGTGCCCTCTTAAGTACGAACGATGGTCGTTTGATGAATCGGCTCTGATATTAAACAGTACCGGAGCCGAATATACCAACGAATCTATTAAAGAAAGCATCGTACGAAACGGCTTAAACAACTCTATCTACAAGCGCCTTCTTCAACTTATGAACGAGCGTAAAGCTATTTTGGTTTGCATGGATTCTATCGAATCATGTAATAGAATATCAGAGTTCATGAATGCCAGGATGGGAGCCATAACCGGTGTCGTAACATCGCTAACAACCAAAAAGAAAAGAGAGCAAATCATATCCGATTTCAAAGAAGGTAAGTTGAAGGTGGTTTTTAATTATTCAACGCTTGCTACCGGATTTGATTTTCCCGAACTTGATTGTGTGATGTTTGGACGACCAACATTCTCATATTCAACATATTACCAGGTGCTCGGCAGGTGCGTCCGCATCCATCCTGACAAGAAAGAGGCGCTGATAGTTGACTGCTGCGACAACATGAGGCGCTTTGGTCGGATAGAAGACCTGACAATCGAGCAATTCCCTTCTAAGGGCTGGTGTATGTTTGCCGGCGATCAACTTCTGTCTAATATAAGGATGGGTGATATTATTACCAAAGACGAGATCCTTCGTCGGGCAGCCTCGATTAAATCTGTGAATGGAGATGGTAGGAGAGAAGACGATCTTGACAGTATAATAATGTGGTTTGGAAAATATGAAGGAATTAGATTCAAGGACATACCGGTGTCGTATTTTAGGTTCTTGGCTGAGAATATGGCGGTAAAACCGGGAGATAGGAAAGAAAAGATTATCGAATATTATAATAGGATAAAAGCATGAACAGCAAAAGACGTAAGAAAATAGAGGATATTATTTCCAATTTGGAAAAGCATAAAACAGATCTTGAGTTTATCAAATCAAAGCTGTTAGAGGTCAGGCATAATTTGGATTCAGCCAAGGATGATGTTGATATGATTTTAGACGAGGAGACAGAAGCAAGAGACAATATGCCGGAGTCATTACAAGATACAGAAAGATATTATCAATCAGATGAGGCTGTAGCTAATATGGAGGCGGTTGTTGATGATATGGAAAGTATTGTAGGGGATTTAGAGAATGCGGTTTCAACCATTGATGATAAAATCGATGACATAGAAACTGGTATTATAGGGAATTTAGAGGCAGCGATAGGCGCATAGTATAAAAAATACAATAATAAAATTTAACACAGTATATTTGTATAAGTATAATACGATACATATTTTTTGTATCGTATTATTTTTTATGTGTTATATTTTATGAAAACAAATGTTACAATGGTATCAAAAGACCGAGAATTATTTGGCGTAATAATTAAGCAGGACACTAAAACTTCGTTTATGTCCTTAACAGACCTTCAGGAAGCCTATACGAAGAAGAGGGTTGAGATGGGGTGGAATGAAAAGAGAATAGAGAATATCCTATCTAATAAGGAGAGTGCGGAACGTGTTTACTATATCCTTGAAAAACAAGGATATAAGATAGAATCAGGATTTCCTGGTTTTATACAATCTGTTGAAAAAGAGTCACTTATAAAAGTGATGAAAAAAATGGGAGCTTATAAGACAATGGGTAGAGGAGAGAATAGGAGAACTATGTGTAATCCATATATATGGGTGCTTGTAGCTATGGAACTAAACCCTATGTTGTATGCTGAGGTTGTTACGTGGTTAACAGATAAGCTTATCTTAAACCGAATAGAGGCAGGTGATAAATACAATGTCCTATCAAGAGCTATATCAAGATTTCCGGATGCCGATTACTCCAAGATGGCTAAAGGCTTAAATTGGATTGTATTTAATGAGCATGAAAGCATGATAAGAAATAGGGCTACACAGGAGCAGTTGAAAGAACTTGAAACCCTACAGTCTAATCTTGCATTCTGCATAGAGATGGGAACCATCTCTTCTTTCTCTAATTTAATGAACATGATGAGATCTATATATGTAAAGAAATGGGGAGAAGAGGCTGTAACTTCTAAAAACGTAAAATAATATGGGAGTAAAAGAAATAAGAGAACTACTTAGACTCTACAATCTCGAACATAGTGTCGTCCAGAACAAAAACTCTGGGCGGTATTCTATTATTCTCCATAACAACATCATAGGAACGAACGTAGATGGAGAGAAGGTAGTTGTGTTCAGAACCATTCCGGATGGAAGCAATACGTTCTCTATGGAGCGAAATAGATTCTATGAGGGGTTTGTAGAGGCTTTTGATGACGATAAGGCGATTGAAGCCGTAAAACAGTATTTTGAGAAAAACAGAAATGATAGGGTATAAGACGAAGATGGATTATATTGCTATCGAAATGAGGTAAAACAACGATAAAGCAATGGAAAAGATGGATGATAATACTAAAAATATCCTTTATCCAAAAGGATCTATTTTTCGCATATTAAAAGATGATATAATCAGTGCCGAATTTAAAATCGTCAAAGGAGCTATAGCGGAGGCAGTATCAGACATAGAAGTAAATGATAAATATGCTGAGGTTTGTTGCAATGGGGAGACGTTCGTCATAGAAACGGATATTATGGATATTATTCTTACCAAAGACCCCATAGAAAACAAATCGGTGAAAAATGACATCATTGACGACAAACTACGATGGGATTTGCTTCCAATGAAAGAGATTGAGGATATTGTAAGAGTCTATCATGCTGGTGCAAAGAAGTACGGACCCAATAAATGGCAGAACCTTGACAACGGGTTTGAACGGTATCGTGCTGCGGCTGCCAGACACCTAATGGAATACATGAAAGGGGAAAGAGTGGATTCCGATACAGGATGTTTTCATCTTGCACAATGTGCATGGAACTGTATAGCTATGCTGTGGTATGATAAGCATGGAAAAGGGTTGATACCATTAAACAAGGAGGAAAAGAAATGACAATAGAACAACTAAATTATTTATTAAGAAAAGAGCTTTATGCTATAAAAAACCATAAAGACAATATTGATAGAATCAAAAAAGAATACTTTGATTCCAATTATGGGTTAAAAGAAGGAGATAAGATCCGTATTTTACACGAAACAGGAGATGAAATGATAGGCTTCTTGAAAAAAGTTGAAGTATGTGAAGACGGAGATCTGTACTTGACAATCCAAAAACAAAACGAAAAAGGTGACAGAGGCAGAGGAAAATGGAATATGTATCTATCATCAAAATTAATTAAAATAGAAAAATTATTAGATTAGCAACGATATGATTAGAGCAAGATTTTACATTAAAAAATCCGACTGCGACAACGACTACCGTCCAGTCAAATGGCCTATAAAATATCCATATTGGTGTAGTGCAGAATCCGATAATTCATTTGTATTGGTAGCGTATGCTGAAGATGAAGACAGCATAAAAGAACTGTGGCCGGAGGCGTATGATATTAATGTCTTAGAGAAAGATACCGAAATTAGATTCACATTAAGATTCCCTAAGCCGGAATGGTATGAATTGTACGAAAGGGAATTAGAAGAATGTGATAGATTTATATGGGTTACGGATGCGTGCCTGAGAAACGGTATAATAAGAAAAGTAAAAGCTAAAATAGAAGAGTATGGTGGTCTTTTGTTAGCCGACATCCCTGATAGGTTCACTCCTTATGAAATAGGAATGGATGCTTTTGAGAGCAAAGAAGAAGCTTTAAAACATGCAGAGGAACGGAGAGCGCACCTGATCGAATTTATTAAGAAAAAATTGAATGAACTTGAAAATCTAAAATTTGAATGCGATGATTAACTATGCAGCAAAAGCCAGAAAAGCTTATTTGATAAACAATTTCGATAAGATTCTTAACAGTCTTAACACGCTTCATTCAACGGTTGAGACCATGACGTTATTCGTAAACGACCAGGCTTATAATTACATTCTTAAACTAAAGGAAATAATTAAAACCAGTCCTATGTATAAGCACAATATCAAGCGTCTTTTAAATGATATGGACAAAGAGATAAAGAGGTACAATGCTTCTATCTACTACATAAATAAAGAGCGTAGTGAGGTTATAGCTGATATAACACAAGCGATGGAGGATTGCCTCATGCCATACATAGACGACCTGGCCGGCGCTATAAGGGCAGCCGTGTGGTCGAGGGGTGTGTCCGAGGAGCGGACGGAAGCGGCGGTACTGTCCCTAATCGTATCCTCCTTGGCCACGACATCAGGCAGACTTATCTCAGGTGGATATCAGATCATGAAAGAAATGGGTGGTGGCTGGGGTGGTAATCCATTTACGTTTATGAGCATTGATAAGATAAGACACTTATCTACATCATTATCTGATGCTATTACCGGTGGGGAAATAGCTCTTGAAGAAAAAGAAGCCAATGATATAACTAAGGCAATGGATGTTTTTATTGAGAAAATGTCTGATTCGGATATTGTTGATAAGGTGATCAGCATACTCGAAGAGGCAGAATCTAAAAATAAGGAGGAGCGATCGTGAATTATTTGGATGGGTATGTAGAAGAGATTCTTTCTGAGCCGTACTATGATGATTATGGCTCTGGAATTTTTAGGTGGTGGGTGGAAGTATCTTACATTTGTGAAGGTACAGAATCAACTACTATCTTAATGTTTGATACGAGAGAAGAAGCGGAAGCTGTAAAAACAGGTTATAAATTTTTATGTTGAAAATAATATGAGGTATTTTATTTTATTGATGGCACTTGTGTTATCATCATGTTCGCATGATGATAGTCAGGTTAATAACGGATGGGTTATATATGATTTACGTCCTTTAGAAGATGGATGTATAATGTATTATGGTAAAGACGAAAGAATTTCAATATTTTATAATAATAGGCTTATAAAATTCGTTGGATACCAGGGGGAATACAATATCGGAGATTCTATTAAGATCGTAAAAGTTAAATAATATGGAAAAGAATTTAAAACTCATATGTCCAAAATGTGGCACTCCTCACCAGCCTCATTCTCCGCACACGATGGATGCAGATGGATTTGAAAGGTGTGAGATAAGAACTGTCATGGAAGACAGGGGGTGGTGCTACGAATGCTCTTTTTGGCAAAACTTGTACGACAAGCACAAAGACGATCCAGGATGGGTTAGGATAGACGGTGAAAGCTGGGTGCTTAAGCCTATGGTGGAAAACGTACCGAGCGGATGGAACAGCCTTGGATGTGGTGGAAGAAAAATGTATATCAATATCGAAGGGAAAGGCATTGTTACATCAAATAACTGCTGGTGTCAAGGTGATGTTTCGGACGCATTCAAGGATCTTATGCCTGATAATGCTACTTGGGCTACGAAGGAGGAATTTGACAAAGCTCCTGTAGTAGGACATATCATAGAAGGTATTGGTTTAGTTTTCACAGATAGGGGAGGTCATGAAGTTAATGCTTAGAAACTTATTTCATGTTCTGCTTATACAAGAAAAGATGGTAACTACAACAATCCCCAACCATACAATAGGCGTACGGTTGGGGATTGTTGTCATATCGTAAAATTAAATGTTTTTTCTAATATCAGATATTCAGTATGAACTTTACTTCCGCCATCATTTATCAAGTCCAAATTAATATAAGCTGTATATGATACATGATGATCACCAGGAGCAAGACGTTTTATATCTGATAAGAACGTAGAATTTAAACCTTGGCCAGACCATGATTCTGGATATGGCAAAGGTTTAAAGTCGGCGTCTGTACATCTTACAGCCCAAGTAAGATTAGGATCTGCCCTAACTATTCTATCATGAGGTCCATCAATTACAAGATCTGGCATCTCATATTGGTAACTATCATAATTAAGGACAATAGGATCACCAAAGTTTACACCGTATATAGCAGCAGGTGGAGTAAAGCTTGTTATTAAAAAGGTTCTATTAATCCTATTGGTTGTTCTTAGCGTAAACTCATCAGGTGCTATCACACTTACTACAAATCCATAAGAAGGAGAGGTTGTTAAAGCAATAGCAAGAACCACCGAATCCTGTTCAAGCAATTCCTCTGTCGTATCAACCTGACTATCGATCTCTTGCCTATCTTCCATTGGAACACCGCCTTGGACACTTATGGAATCCAGCCGTTCTTTTTTAGACAGAAAGATAAATTGCCCGCCCTGTGGAATGGTGCCTACTTTCTTTCCTTCTACGATTACCCCCCCCCTATACAATTGCTAACTATCTTATACTCATATAGTTTAGCATTATTTTCAAATCTTCTTCTCATAATTTCATAAAATTAATTCGGTAAAGGGGCGGACATAACGTGGATTACTCCTTGTACTTGTATCCAAATGATCTCCTTGGATGTTTATATCATAATACCACGAATAGGTAAATTGTGTAGATTGAGTGGATGTCCACATTTTATTACTCATTATCGTACCTCCTACCATTAAAAGACATTCGTTTATTTCATTCGCATACAATGATATCAAAAAAAAACTCTCCGGCGCCACCTACATATCCATTTTGACCATTTTTAAATAAATAGCTATTAGCTTTATTAAAAGCGTAATTTTTATTACTGGTATCATATTCAAGATACGCATTCTGATTTTCACGCCCCCAATAATCCTTTTTAACGGTCTCCATATAAGAACTATTTTGTGCAAATACATTGTCTACTCTTCCATCCTTACCCCAACTAAATGTGCCAATATATTCGGTGGCTATAACAAAACACACTTTATCTACAAGAGCTATTCCATTGCATAGATCATTGGAATATCCTTTATTAGACCAATTTTCTTTTGTATATAATCCTCCATCTACATGTTGGATGTATATGCCTTTATTGATTATAAGCGAGGGATTTACCCCCATCCCTATTTGAAATCTTCGTCTCATGATTTTTGTTTGCAAGATAGCAATAATTGACAACATAAAAGAAACCGGTTCCCTATCATCTCTGACTGAGAACCGGTAAGAAAACAATTTCAGAAAAAATTTAACCTACATAATCTTTCAAGTAAGAACAAAAAACGTACAATCTACTCTTTGACGATGCTAATATAACATATTGGAATCATACAAAAACAATGCAAGTCCGATACTCTTCGTCTACTTGTAGCTCACATCATCGTCTCCTTCTGAATCAGGAGTGGCACCGATGAAAAACATCATTGACTTGTTGTTCGTCTGCTGCCACCAGTTATAGGCACGCGCTACGTCTTCCGGCGTCTTGATATTATACCATTGTTTGATAAACGTCTGTTTGGCGAGTTGCCTAAATAACTTAGACTCTCCTTTGTATGTGCCGGATGTTACTTTATCAAGTGAGTAATTCCTAAGATCAGTAAGATCCTTCAACTTCCGCCCCATGACAAACGGGTCGTTAATGATATCTACAACGTTAAGCTCCATAATAAACGGCATCTGTGAAGCTATTTCGTTTATGGTTCTGAATCCGACATAGGATCCAAATTGAGTAAGCCAACTTTCTTCGTTTTCATCATCATCACGCCATCCGGCAAGAAGCATGGATACGGCTTGCATGATAAGGAACGTGCCGGCATAGACACTGAGACGTTTTATATTGGTTTTCTCTACCTCATTCATATTGTCTTTATTTTCGTTCCAGGCATCTATGATGTTTTTCATACCAGACTCGGAAGCTAAGCTAAATGTTTTGGCTATCATATTCTTTAACGTAATTGACAACCCTTCCTCTTCTTGCATTGTCTGGAAATTGAAGCCACGTCTTTTCCACAGACGTTGAGCCGCCAGCACCAACCATCCTCGGTGGGCGGTCATGAACCTGGCTATCCAGTTGCGCGATGCGGCAGTTCGGTTTTCTTCATTCAAAGATCCGTTACATATCTGCGACAAGCTACGGACTTGATTCCTGGTTATAGCCATCTGGGTTTCAACTTCCTCAACAGTAACACCCGATCCCGGCTTTACAACCACCTTTCCATCCACGACGTCTACCATACTCCATAAAGTACGATCTTTTAATGCGTTCCATTCTCTTTTTATGGTACTCTGTTCTTTATTGCGTTCTTTTTCCATCTTGAAATCTTGGAACGTGTAGAACCGGCCTTTGTAATAACGAACATTGTCCATAGTAGCAATCATAACCTGCGGATCAAGAGGGTAGTTCAGGATTTCCATAAAAGCGTACATAGGCGAACGCATTAAGGTCCTGGCCGCTCTATTGTATCCGGCACCATACATACGATTTCGGATATTGAATATCCCCATTCTCTCACCTATGACATATAATTTGCTTTTCCTATCTATGTCTCCGGTTTCTGCTATACAAGATGGCGCAAGACGGGAAAACTCAGCCGATGCGTATTTAAGGGAATCTTTGCTTATATACTGTCCTACGGCTGATTCCATGATGAGGTTGATATGGCCTGTCAGGGCGCCGGTAGCTGCCACAAACGGAGACAGTGCCAAGTTCATAACCGACATAAATCTTTCAACAGCCATCATAATTCTTGTAAGGTCTACCGTATATCCTCCGATGTTCACCGTAAGTTTTTTGGTGTTCATCCTAATGCCATAATAATGATCGTTGAAGAAGTCCCTGAACATCTGATATGCTTGGGTTGCTTCAGCCTTTTTACCACCTTCAAATTGTTTATTTAGTAACATCTGCTCCAGTCCTTGGGCAAGCTCTATAGACTTCTGCTTTTCGTTGTATAACGATGATTGCATCATAAGCATCGAATAAGAGTAGCCAAAATCGTGAGATACATCATCTTGGTTCTCCAATTCATATATGTAGTATTTAGGTATAGACCTAAGCCTGTCTTCTGGATCATACACTTCTCCTTGCCTGGTCTTACCATATAGAGAATCGTCTACTCTGTCCAGGCACAGATCTGATACAAAATTACGAACCGTATTTTTGAAGTTAATACCCAATCCTTCTACACGTTCTATATCTTGTTTGGATATCTGTGGAATAGCATACAGGTTCGGGCTCTGCTCTTTGTATAGATCAAGGGATTGTCTTTTTATTTCCTTGAGTTTTTGAATCATATTCCACTGCTCTACGTTTTTAGTAGCAACCTCATTACCGTCAGCATCATACTTGATACCAAAGTCATTGAAATACGATTCGTCACGATACAGGCTTTTCTTAGGCATTCGATGACCATACCCATGATCTTTTACATAATCAGGATTACGACCGCTATTTTCGGCTTCAGATTCAGCCACCCATGCCCTTGCAGGGTCGAAAGACAAGTACGATATGTCCATGCCATAATCTTGGGTGGATGTACCGTTTTGTACGTCCTTAACCATTTGCGCCACATCTATCTCACCTCGACCGATTTTGTCGATCATAGCTGCATATCCGGTAGGCGCCATGCGTTTATAGTACGAAAAAACCTGGCTTCTGGCAAATTCATTAACAATAGCATTAGCTTCTTCTACGCCCTCTTCTCTTGTATTATTTAAAAATAAGCTGGCCATCTTAGCATTAACAGCATTCCTGAAATCTCTACCGTCTAATTCTTTGCTTATACCAAGCTTTTCTGACAGGTAGTTGGTTTCAGATACGGTAAACAGATATCGGTTATCAGCAGCCTTAAACAGCTTATCCCTTAAAGCCTGAATCCTTTTTGCTTTCTTCGCCGTAGTATGACGTTGTACGAACTTCCATTCCACTTCCTTGGAGTCAGCAAGAGCATTTAAATAAGACTGATTTACTTCGTTTTCAGCCTTACTGCTTTTAGTAAGGTACTTATCAATATCTTCAAGACCCACCATCTTAGCATAATCTATCAAAATAGCGTAATCGGCTTCAATAGCTTCAGATGCGGCCCTAAAAGCATCTCTTTCGGATGAGGTAAATGTCGCTTCGTTAATTTCTCCGATATCAGCCACATCGCGATTGTTTCCGATTATTTCCTTGATAATAGCCTTATTTTTTTCTATATCTTTCACAATAGAATCCACGTCAGTCGCATCTCTATCACTTGTCGTAGAACTAATGATATCATGCGCCATTTTAAGATACGAAGCCTTGTTATTTGATTCGGTACGTGCCGACTGTTCTGATTCTACATCATTCCAAAACCGATCGTTGAATGACAGGTGACCTCCCAACATAAGTGTCTTCAGCGCAGCTTCTCCTCCAGACTCGCTCTGAATCGTTCTTAATTTTTGCAAAAACGATTCTGATACGGCATTAGTGGCATTATTTGATTCCTTTCTCCAAACTTCATTTATAGCTTGTATTTCTTTGGCCATCTTAAGTTGGTCGCCGGTTTTTTCCACTCTCCTGGTTCCTACATATATGTATTCTGAAGCTGCTTCCTTACGTTGTTTACGAAGCAGTCCTTCTTCTTCGTAATTGCTGCTTTTAAAATAGGCAACCTCATCAAAATTACCACCGCTATCAATAAAAGGCTGCCTCAATATCCGTTTTTGCCGGGATAGGGCATTAAGATATTCTTTGGTTGTTTGAGAAACCGGATACCCTAATTCTTCTTCAGCCTTTTTGTATATGGATTCCATTCTTGTGGCATAACTTTCGCTAAATTCCAGTTCCGAATTTTCAGCATCCCACTTTTCCATCTGCTCTGTATAGATCTTTTCCTGCTCGATGGTAAAAATATCGGTATTAACCCTATCAGACGATGGTTTGAATTTAGCGTTTTCAGTAACCGTATTTCCATCCTTGTCAACTACTTCTCTTTTAAATACGTAATTACGGTTATTGTCAACCATATCACCAATTTCTTCTTCTGATATCTCTATGTTCATGGCAGTCGCAAACGCTCGCATCTGCGCCAGCTTCTTATTACGATCGTATTTAGCCATATCAAGAGCACTACGAAGGTAATTAGAAGTTTTGCCGTCTACTTTCTGAAGCAGTTTTTCAAATTCAGATTTGTTAAAACCATGCTTTTTCGCATATGCCAGGAAATCGGATATGGCGGGCTGGGCATTCACCATCGCATTGTAATTGTCTTTGGCAATCATAGCTCCAAGAGCGTTATTGAACGGACTGGAAGAATGCTCTAATATACCGAACCACCTACTTATCCAAGAAACATCGTGTTGAACCTTGTCGAAAAATTCTTTTACTCTCTTTACCTTATCTGCCGGCACATGAAGTTCGTTCATTAACTTATCAAGCAACGTACTTTCATCAAGGTCTTGTACTGATTTAATATCAGACTGAATACCATTGATGTCGGCAATGACGGTATTGATCCTATTTGTATAATCCTGCTTTTCACGTTCATCAAATTCGGTACTTCTGTTACGGATATATCCTCGAAGATCGTTCATGATCGGAAGAACCTGATTGTTGATAATATCTACGTTCTTTCGATCATTGGTATTGAAGTGAAGCTTACCGTCTTTGGTATCACCATGAAGGATGGTGTTCACCACATTGCTTAAGTATCTGACCTGAGCTTCGGCTGTAGAGATCATGCTGTTCATGGCAGCCGCCATCTCATTCTTGTCTATTTCGGTCTCTACCTTATTTATCTTATCTTCTATGGTCTTAAGCTGAGCAAGGGTCATAGACGTAGTTACAGCCCTATCAGAGCTTATCTGACGTAAGTCTCTTAATGTTTTCCTTAATGCCAGGATCTTAGACTCAAGAAACTTGTTCTTGTTCATAGAAGAAAGGGAGTATAATGTAAAGTCATTATCCTTTAACAGAGAGGTGTCAAATCCTTTATCTATGTCAGTAATGGCAAGATCACGAATGTTTTTAATAACGTTATTCAAATCTTGTCTTTGGGTTGATAAAGCTGATTTAAGCCAGCTTACGATTCCAGAGAAAAGCTGCCGGACGCGCCCCAGGAAGGAGGTGGGCTCTACCGGCGCCTGTGCTGTGCCGGTCTGCATCTCCCTGGCGAGGATCTTTCCAAGAATTTCTCTCCTAACAGCATTATCAAGTTCAGAGCCTTCATATACCTTACCGTATGTATTATAATACTGACCTGCATACTGATTCCATTCTTCAGTGCCTTCTACATCTTGCAAAACAGATTCAACAGCATTCTGATCTCTGTACGCCTCTACGAGAAAGTGTGCTGTTTCTTCTACTAAGTCAGACAAAGTAGCATCTTCACCGACTGCTATTACGTTATTGGCAATATCCGCCAATGCCTTAGCAGAAGGTTCGTGTCCGTATTTAGTTTGGTACTTCTCTATATAATCGGTCATGCCAACGACACTAACGCCCAGCGTTTTCAGTATCTCAACAATAGAATTTCGTTGATTACGTTCCTCTTGGCTATAATCCGATACTATCTTAGCTTTAGTATCAGCATAAAGATCATTGTCTTCTAATATAAATGAAACTACAAGCGCATCAAAGTGATCGTATTTAGCATCCAATTCATTGTATCTTCCAGACTTAAGATCGCTCTTTATCTGCTCCTTGCTAACTCTTTCTGTTCCTCCGGTGGCGAGTCTCATAGTTACCTTACTATTATCCAATGAATTTATGGTTATCATACCCTGGTCGTTCATGGAAACATCGGAACCAAAATGATTACGGAGCTCAGTGTAGGATAAGGCTGAATTGAAAAGTCTAATTTGTCCTGTATGTCCTTCTCCTGTAATATAATAGCTTCTTGTTTCCGGATCGAATATCTTGGATCCGGACAAAAGACCTTTCTTTATAAGGTAGTTAATTATACCACCTTTTGTTGATAAAGAAGTAGAAGCAGAAGCGGTCATGACCGGTATAAAAGACTTGGGATTATTAAGAACATACTTTCCAGCCTTGTAAGTAATGTCTGCCACGCCATCCACGGCAGATTCTTGAACGGTGCCGGATAAGAATCCTATTCTAATATCATTCCCTCCAGAGCGAAGAGCTTCTCCGTAATCTTCAAATAATTGACTACGATCGTTCATGAAAAACAAACGAGGCTCTCCAGTATGATACGTTACACCCACAGGATTAGAATCTGTCTGTGGTAACTCTTCTGGGCTAAATATCTTAAGACCGTCTTTTATAACCATATAATTAACACCCTTATCCTGTACCATAGATACGGGAGTGAAGTCCGAAGATATAGCATCTTGTAAATACTGCCCGGCGTCTATTCCAGGTCCTTCCGGTACGGAAATACTTGACGGAACCATAGCATCCACCAACATAATATTATCACCCAGATCTTGGCTGTAGAATCCAAAGCCCGATTCTCGGATTCCATAAGGTGCATCTGATTTTGACACAAGAATAGGGTTGCTCATCTTAGAAGCCTTATCCAGTACCCTTTCTCTATAAGCTTCCGGAATAAGATCAATGTTGGATTTAACCTTATTATAAGCCGGTTTGTTGATAGGCACTCTCTTTCTCCAGTCGCCAAAATCCTTTAAGAACTTATTAGAAAATACGGTTTTAAAAACAGTAGTAGCCCGTTCCCTGTTCTCCATAAGAGGAATAGATGCTATCTTATCAAACAACATAGACCTGTCCCCTGATCTGGTAGAGACAGAAACAACTTTCTTTTTATTATCTCTTTTAATAATACACGTTGATACCATGATAAAACATTTTTGTTATGAGACAAAGGTAGTTAAAAATAAAGCATATCATAAAAAATAAAGCCACCTAACTTCTCAGTCTGATGGCTTAAAAATAATATGAAAAAAAATTATAATCTGACGAAAAATCGTCAAGTTCAGCTTATATGTAATGCATGTACCCATCTCGGTGTATAAACCTTCCCGATTCAAAGCGCTCAATATCTTCAGGGCAAATAGGGCCCGAATCCTCTCTCCTGGCTTCAAACCAAAGCCCCGGCTTACGAAGTCGGCAAGTTATGATATAATTGAAGCAATTGTGCGTAAAATGGAAAACAGATCCTACAGGGAAATACCTATCAGCTTGAAATACGATTCTTTTTCGTTTAGTATCAAACGTGATATCTCCTACTATCTTAGCCACGTAATAGCTTCTGCCATTTAACGTTTCATCTGTTTGTGGTATCCAATAATAACCTCTTGCCATGCCACAAATATATAAAAAAAGTCGGACAAGACACATGTCCGACTTTATATTACTTTGATTCGTTTTCAAACCGCTTTATAAGAGAAGCAATATCATCACCACAAATAAACATCATTCGACGTTCTTCTTTTGGTTTATGAGACACTGGAATGGTTTTGTTTATCTTAATCTGATTCGCCAGACCTCTGCCTAAACGAATATCAACTTTTTTACCTTTCATGAATTATTTGTTTAAACAGACCAATTCCATCTATTATAATATGACCGCTTTGCATACGACCATTATTAGGATTATGTAGAAAATTGAAACCACTTTCTTTTTCCTGTCTTTCAAAAGAACTGATATCCTTTCCTCTACGGGCTCTTTCAAAAGCTTTCTTGAACAACTTGCCTCTAAAGGTCTTGACGAGGATCTTGGTAGCGTTATTGCCGGCTTTTACCATTGCTTTCCTTGCCTGGTCCTCCGAGACAAAACTGCTTCGGAAAATATACGATGCTGCTGCTTGTATATCTTGTTTAGTAATCATATGACAAACATTTCTTTCAAGATACTATTTTGTATGCTATATATCAATTTCATCCCATCTCTATCATATACGTCAAAAAAGGATTCACTTAAGTTCTTTGGATTTACATTCAGTTGAATTATGCAATTACCGGTATAAACCTTAATTCCGTAATTATCAGAGTATATATCTTGCATAGTCTCAAATGTCTCAATTAAATTTTCAACAAGGACTCTGTTAAATGAAAAAGGTTCTTTACCATCACCTTTAAATGTGATATGATCTAAATCCCTGTTGTCAAATTCATAATTTAATTGATTGCCGTCCATCATATTATAAATGATTGACTTTCTGATTATAAATCCCATATTGTTTTATTTTTTAGTTAATACAAATCTTCTGAATACAACTGTTCTCTAATGGCATTCCTATCTACCACCATCTCCTGATTATTGTTTCTAACAAGTTCAGACGCTTCCTCTCTTGTTAAAAACCGATTCTTGCTTGTCAAAAATCCTTGAACACTGCGGTTTTTATGGGCTATACCGTATGCCGCAAGTTGAGATAGTATAGAGGGGTGTCTCAATCCACAGAACACGGTTCCGGATGGTATATTGGTGGGCTGATAGGGACGCTTCTTGCCGTCCTGCACCCAGATGGCAGCGCATATCACGATTTCTTTATTGCACATGACTATAAATTTAATATTCCGTTTTTACCAATATGTTTCTTTTCTTCTTCAGTAGGCCATTCTTTCTTGAACTTACCGTGCCACGTTCCAGGAACTACCACCACTTCGCCTCCCTTACTATATTCAATAGCGGCACATTCAGAACAAAGAGGCTTGCCTTCATATCCCTTTAGCGACTTATCGTAAATACGATTCTTACAAGGTCTTATAAGAGCCCAGTAATATGATGTGGCTGTATTATCTATACAGCCACATTTTGAACATACAAACAAACTCATCCCGCAATCTCCCAGTCATTAGACATAATATCATGTTCGGTTGGATTCCAATTTGATGCTACTTTTTGACCTGTATCTACCATCAATATATTTACGTCAAACATACAGATATACTTTTTACCCCAATCGATTCTTTTTATCTTACGACCTAATTTAAGCCGTTCTAAAGCCTGTTCGAATGTCATGCCACGACGAGGCAGTTTGAGATACTTTTTAAGTCTGTCGGCAGCTTCATTTGGTGTATGGCCATCGTATTCGAAAGCGGTTTCTCTTTCAGGAACATCAAACAAATCCCAGTATTTGCTTTCATAGTGATTAGATACCTGACCGGTAGGCAGGATCGCCATCACAATAAACCAATCATCAGAACCGAAGCATTTTTCTCCGTCGCTCTGTCCCCTCCTAATCCTGAATTGATGCTAACATACTTAACACGGACATCATTTCCACGTCCAAGCTGACCCCAGCCGGGCGATGGCGTTCCCTTGGCCGGAGCAGGGACAGCCCTAAGCCGAGACCAGTCCTGCTTTTGCCTCATGGCTTCAGCCTCTTTGTAATACCGGTTACACAGTTCTTGATCCTCGTAACCAACGTAATCTTCCTTATTTTCCATATAGAATACTTTTTCAACAAAAGTACGACATTCATGAATTAATTAGATTTAAAATAAAACAATATGAATTAAAATAAAAACCCGATACGTTAAAATCGCATCGGGCCTGGTATTGAAAAAAATAGGTTCAGATCTTGGGTAAAGATTCGAGCCAATTTTTAACATCTTTATATTTAGGGTCTTTGTCTATTCTATCTTTCAGTTCATGCAATGCTGAGTCCATAACCGTATTCGGTACGCCAATCAACTCTCCTATTAAATACAATGGGGTTTTATTCGATTTAGATTCGTGTGCTATATTCATATCCCAAAAAAAGTTATGTGAAACAAACCGGCCACGGGTATTCTATTGCCCGCCGACCGGTATAATATTTTTATTCCTTTTTTTCCAAACGGGAAAAACGGGAATGCGGGAATCATATTTTTTACTATGGCTCCCGCACCACCGGAAGGACCTGGATCTGGATCTCAGGTCAGATCCTTCCAGTTTATTTTTTCGCCGAGGTAATCTTGCACGGCAAGCCATCTTATAAAGGCTACTCCTTCGGGAGCATCCGGATCATCCAAATACATTAACGTAGCTTTCACCAACTCGTTCTCACATTTGAAGACCTTCGGAAAACCATCCGAATAGTACATTGCAAAGACATATTGGACATCGCCCCATGTCGCTTTATCCGGCTTCTTCGCTCCGCACTTTTCAAAAATATCTTTTATTTCCGGCTGCTTCCAGATCCTCTTGGATCCATCGACGTTGACCATCTTCTTTACCGCCTCATCAGCGAGAGCATTAGAAAAATGGTAGCCGTAAGTATCTACATATTTCTGATAAGCTGGATCCTCTGCGTCTGCTCCTCAATAAGAACGACCTCTGCCACGTCCGCGACCTCTACGCATCTGAGGTCCGTCACCGTAGTATCTGTCGTCTCCATAGTAATCGGTCGGGTAGGATTCGTAACCCATCCTCCGGTATTCCCGGTCCTCCATTTCATGACGACGTTCGCGCTCTTCAAGCCTTCTTTCCCTTTCTTCCAGCTCGTTTTCGCGTTCTTCCATTTCCTTCATCTTCTCATGCATACCGTAATGGTCGTAAATACCACCACCGTACCCCATGTACGTCCCATCAGAACGCCGGCTTCTGCCTCTGCCTCCACCTCGTCTGTCTTCTATCTCGTCATATCCAGGATATTCTCTGTGTCCTGAATTTAAATCATATACTATCATATTACACTTATTTCAAACGTTCTACAATTAACTTCTTTAAATCTTCGAATGAATCAGTAAGGTCATTCACCTTATTTTCTATACCAGCTATTTTACGATCCTGCTCTCTCGTTTGTTTGAATGCCGGATTGATGTCTTCTAATATAGATTCACAAGCCTCTATCTTGGCACGATGGGCATCTACGCTGTTTATTATGTCTTGACTGGTGTTTTTTATAGCATTCAGTTCGTTCATAATCGGATCTATGCTGGTAGATAATGTTATGCCCATAGCCTTAGCCACATTCTGGGATTCCGGGACCGTATAGGTCTTGGTTTCGCCAGTGAGCTCTACCGTCAGATCCACCACGCGGGTCTGCATCGCCTGATACTGACCTGGCTGAGGAGGAAGATACCTGGGTTCGGATACGGCTACTACCTTTCCCAATTCGTATTTAGGTACTGTATTAGTATCAAGGGTATGTACCTGAAACCCTTTCTTCAAATCTGAAAACATGATCAAAATATTAGTTAGGTGAAAATAGGGTGATGATCTTCATCACCCTACTGAAATCATTTACCTGCTTTAACTTCAGACGCCTGGGCTGTTGTTGTCGGAACACAACAATCCATTAATCTTAACACGCCACGAACTTTATTGAAGTACAGAAGGCGTTCTGTGCCATTTACCATAGCAGCACCCGTGACAGCTACGTTAATAGGGTTCACGACATTCACTCCCGTAACCGGGCAACAGGTGTCGGCTCCTACTGTTGAAACTGTGCTGTTTGCCGGGACCGCAATCTGTACCGGTAGAGCACTTCCGGCTGTGGGGACTACTTGCCTTATCTTAAGAAGGATAAGACCCTCACACGGAAGGGCGATCCAAGCCCGTGGGTTAATACCGAAGACTGTATTTGTCGTACTGACAATAACATTCTTCGTAACCATCTCATACAACGATCCTATTTTAGAAACACAAGCCATATTAGCCTCCTTTCTTAATAAAATCAGACAGCAGCGTTGTTATTGCAACATCCGTTGTTACATCCGCATCCGTTATTACAGCAACCTCCTCCGAATACCTGTCCCCAAGTATAAGCCTGGTAAGGAGAACAAGAGGGGTAGGCCGGGACGGCCGTCGGGCGTAATTGACCAACGATATTCTGGGTTTGTTGCTGAGATAATGCCGAAGCTGTCAAAGCCGCTTTTTCTTCACGAAGTTGAGCAATAGTGTTCTGCATTTCCCTCATTTCCAACTGACAGAATTTGTCGTTGATCATAACGGTTTGGGCGTCAAGTTTCGCAGACAAGATATTGAATTGGCTTGTAGCTTGCTCACGATTGTTAGCCAGACCTTGGTTGAGACCGTTCTGCAAGACATTGGTTTGTTCCAACGTGCGAAGCTGGTTATCAAAACCTTGCTGAGTAATCATTCCCTGAGTCTGGCAAGTGCTTTGATTGATCAACGAACTCAGATTGCAGCAGCAAGAGCTGATTTGATTTCCTATTTCACAACCTTGTTGTTGAACTGCGTTGATAACAGCCTGAGAAGTCATACCTACCTGACCAGCTACTTTATCAATAGCACCCTGTACGTTGCAGATAGCGTTCTGAAGTTGAGTAGTAGAACAGTTCAAAGCAGAAGCAATCTGATCTATGGCGCTACGATTACCTTGAATTGCCTGCATCAAAAGTTCACGACCGTAATCGTTATTCAACTGAGCCGGCAAACCATTGGCACAACAATCACCGCCATTTCCAAAACCGTTACCGAAGCCGCGTCCACCCCACAGCCAGAACAAAACAATTATCCAGAGCCACCAACCGTTAGCCCCACCGAAACCGTCCTGGTTGTTACGACCGTTCATCAAAGCCGCCACCAGATTCGGATCCATTTTATTACCACCTATCAAATTAGCAAACATGCCGGGAATCATTGAAAGAAGACCGTTAGTGGCTGCACCACCACCGTTAGCCCCGGCTCCATCTAACTAAAAGGACGATTTTATCACCGCCCATAATTTTATAGTATTTAATTGTTAAACATACGTGCATGAAGCACGTAACAAAGATCATGATTGCAGGGTGGAACAAGGCTGAGTTTGTTTCCGATAAAATGGAAGGATTTTCAGTAAAAACGGAAATATAATATACAACGAGTAGTTTTCCCCATTTATGGGGAAAAATTGATAATCAGCAACTTTCGCTTTTCTTTTTTTGGGTAAAGCGCTGTAAATCAAAACAGGATCCGCATCACTGCGAATCCTGCCTCAACTAATCTAAACTAAAATACCATGAAAAACTTTTCCCTACTAAAACTAAAGAACGAACAAATGTATGAAAATACATGCTTTTCACAAAGAATCCGTATCCTGTTCTTTGGTATGGTTAAGTACATGGGATATAGTTCTGATACTTAATCCGGTTTGATTTTGTATCAGATTATAAATATAGGATTTTGAAACTACAGTTCTTAATTGACCTAAATCATTCATAATGTTTTTATACATAAGATGAATGCTGTTGTTACGTTTGATGGTACTGATTCTCATTTCCTACTGTTATTAGTTACGTTCGGTTCTTACTTTTTCCTATTTTCTATAATCCCTTCCTGAAACTAATATCGCAAACTTAATAAAAATAATCCATAAACAATGAAAATCTAACTTTTCTTGTATGTTGTTGATATACGTGCATATATAAGAAAAGTGAGACTTTCACAAGCCCCACTTCCCAAATCGTAATTATGAAAAAACTATATTATATGTGTACAAAAATTATTTGCATTCTAATTTGTTAAGATCATCCAATTCAGACTTGCTTACGATCATATCTTGCGTCAAGCCAGATCTGTTTTGGTATGGAGCGTAATCGGTTTCTACCGTCTTTACCTTCTGAGTAGAATCGTATTTCACCTCCGATTCGGTTCCTGTCAGATTTTGGTAGATAGAGCCGGAACTACTCTCGCTTACTTTAGACCATATCTTATTACCTACTCTTATAAAATTATCATAAATACCTTCTGCTGTTATAACACCATCTTGCTCTACGATATTAGAACCCGATTTTTCTTTTAACAAATACGGGTGCCTGGTGTAAAAATAGTGTTCAAAATCATTCCCAGCATACGAAGGGTCATACCTCTCCAAATAAAACAATTCTGATAAAGAAGGGTCGGTACTGGTCATGCTATAATCAAACAACATCAACCTGTCTTTTCCAGATAAAGATAATTCTATTGATTTCAAAATATCAGGATCATCAGAAATAAGACCCAAAGATGGACCAGGTTTGAAGTCAAGATACTTATAGGCATTATCATATAATTTTGTTTTATGGAGTTTGTTGTCAAGGTAAGATTGGTATAAATCGAATAAGGATAATGGGTTTTCGCTATCTTGTTTTTTGTTCATGTATCGACTATACTCCCGATCCACATCCACGTAAGGAACGTCAAGTACCGCAGGGTGCCCAAACGCCATCCTGGTCATTATCATGTCCTCTGTGTTCTGAGAATCCATGAACGATCTGACGTATTTTTTAATGGAAGCCATGAGCGTATTATTATCTACGTTCCGTACTTTCTCTTTATCCAAAACGCCGTTCTTAAAACAAGATTCAGGATATATTTTAGTAGAAAAATGAGTTAGGTTGTGCTTGGCTAATACTGTTGATATTTGATACATCTCGTTAAGATCATCTTTGCTGATCCTTTGATATAGATTATCTCCTACCTTGAGCAATGAATGTTTCTCAAATGCCTCTACTGGGTCTATATCGGATTCAGAATAAACGATATTCAAATTATCCATATACTCCGGCAATAATCCAAAATAATAGTCTGTACTATCACCAAGAACATCATCTATAGAAGATGCCAGCGTTGGAGCATAATTTACATCATTATGCCTGGCCACATAAATATCAAGATCCAGCATCAAATTATCTATCTTATTCAAAGATTCTTCTGTGCCATCATAAGTTTCCGATGTCCCTATTATATCTATGCCAAACCACGTACAAGCCTCTTCTATATCCCATATCATGCTTCTTAAATCGGATTCGGTGTCGGCATTAGCCCTATGTAAATAAGCTGATATACGAGCTCTTAGGAACTCTATTTTGCCGGAATTGTAATAAGAAAGATCTTGTAGCTTAGACAAAGATCTTCTCTTGCCTTCCACCACATCATCCCCTTCTATGTTTATTACCGGAATCTTATTCGTAGATGAGAACTCATCAAACATAGATTCGGCAAATTCTTTATCAGAAACGAATTTCTCAACCAGTTCAGGATATGAATTTCTCAACGATTCAAAAGCAGATGAAAATTCAGAAAAGTTTTTTATGCCGGCTACTGTTTTACGCATAGCATAATAAAGCTCAGAAGGATTATATGGTACTTTTTTACCAAATTGGTTAAACACTCCCTCCTTGTAAACAATAGGACCATACTGATAGTCAATAGACATAAAATAATTATCTTTTTCCCTATCATGTTCGTTAATAGAAGAATCTATTAACTTTCTCATGGAAGTCGAAACCTCGTTTAAAACAGAAGGATCGGATAAAATACGACTTATTTCTGTTTCATCATACAAACCGGATCTCCTTAATTTCTGCTCATTCAGTATCAAACTGCCATCTACATAAAAATCGAAGAGAATAGCATTAGACAATGAAGACGCATTGAAAAAATAATGAGTAGACAAAAGGAAATCCCTTACATCCTTAACATCCTGAGCCGTTAAAGGATCAGCAAAATAAGTCTGACGCTTCATATACGACAGCACGTCTTCTAAAAGAGGTTCACCATTGGGATCGGTATTAAACATCTCTCCTGGAGCCGGGTTATTCCAATGACCGTAATACGACAAAAAACCAGGAGTGTAAGCCTTAGCCCATACCTGAAGAGCCCGCTCGCTGTTTCCTAATACTTTTAAAGCACTTTCGTAAAGAACGGAAGGCTCCCCGTTAGGAGCCTTAACCCGTTTTATTTCATTTTCCTTTTTTTCTATCTGACATTTGACACCCATTGTAATTAACTTTTTTGCAAAGTTAATTATAAAACCGACTTATACAATGACGGATCCCAAATTCCTTCTATATAAATCTCCGGAAAACTCAAACTGCCATCACGAAGAGTGGTGACTTCCAAGCTGGGAATGTTGAAAACAGTACTGGTATCACCAAACTCACCATTCAACTTGATAGCATTTCCGCTGTTATTAGCCTCATAATAAAAATAACAATAATTTTCATTAATGCTTGGATCATATTCGTACCAATATGTTAGATCTTGTATATGATCTTCTATGTTACCAATTTTGTTTTCACCTAATATAAAAATACCATTATTGCTATGATTATAAACCATAGATTCATAACCACCATAATTCCAATTACTATTAAACATTATGTAACTAACATCAGAATCATGATCTTTTAATACAGGTCCTATATGTATATGAATTTTATTAAACTGACATACATAAGGTCTTTTTCCTCCAAGCCTTTTTATATCTTCATTGGATAACTTATTATAACATCCTCCCACGAAATTATCCGCAGCATTAAAAAATCTCCTTCTCATACTCAACACTCCTTATTTAACTCATTTATCGAATCCGAATTATCAGAACCTTCTACGAGATTCTTATTCCTATCTATCTCTTCCTGGCTCATATTACTCATCATATTTTGTATTTTTCTACCAGATTGAGATAAAGAACGGATGAATGCGCTGGAACTTATCTTAACTCCAAGATCCGGTTTTGCCCTAAACGCTTCACCGGTACTGATATTATACAAATCATACACACCTGAGTTCATATAGAATTTATATATCCAGTTTCCACCAGCTTTTTTGTACCCTAATTTGGTTAACTCGACTACACTCATACCAAATTTAATGCCATTACGACCCATTATCTTCTCCGGTATAGGTTCTACCTTAGCCGGAACAGATGTATATGCTTCATCGCCGCCGTACAGGAAATAAGGGGTTGTCACCCTTGATATGTGAGTAAGCGACTCTTCGGATATACGAGGTTCGTCTTTCGCAGCCTTAGATCCTTTCCTTAGATTGGATATTCTAATAAAAGGATCGTATGTCAAAAAGGTTAAGCCGTATTCTACTTTATAACCTGATACGCCGTTAAGGTCCCTTATAGCCTTAGTCGTATGCGAGTGATTGATGGTGTCTATACCATACCTTGATTCCATATCGGTCATAATACTATTAACCTCATCTCCCTCTACATAAACCTCTTCTCCTTCCGGGATAGAGGTTATGCCGGCAGCCCTTCTAAGTAGCCATAAAGTAACTTCAGCAATGTCAGAGAACTTATCTCCGTTCTTCCTATAGTTATCTACTCTTCCTTCTTCAGATCCAGGTAATTCGACATTTCTTTCAACTTCGACATTTGTTCTGGATTGTCCTTTGCCTTCTCCATCTCCCTTTTTATCGCCATCTTCCTCAGTGCGTACTGCACCGCCTTCTGCACTTCCTTCTTTTCCATCATTTAAAATATTATCTGATTCTGACTCTATAGACTCCACGACAGCATCATACTCTGGTATGCCGCTAAGGAAATCTGCTACGTTATTCAAAAACTCTATTTTTTCCTCGTTTGTCATATCAAGGCTTTCCACGGGCCCCCATATGGCGGGCAAGTTGTTTGATTTTATTACAGTAGAAACATCTTCTATAGTTTGGTTGTCCACCGTAGGCAAAACTTTAGAAACCAAACTATTGATATCAGATTCCATTTTTTCTACTTCCTCTTTTGTGCCATATTCTTTTAGGGTATCCATGCCATTGACTCTAAGAGAATAATTCAAAGCCTTGCTTGGAACAAAATTAATATATTTCAAAAAGTTTTTCAACTCTGATATAATTTGTTCGTCAGATCTTGGCCCAACATAATCCTCGACTACCTGATCTGTTTGAGAACGAAGCCAAGAAACGTATTCTTCTAAAGTCTTACCACCTTTACCGGAAGGAGTGGATATTTTATCACCTACTGTTCCTTTAGGTTCTAATCCCATTTCCTCCTTAAGGCTTTTAGGATTACCTCTCTCACGAAGAAACCTCAAATCACCTCCTACAATCTTCCTTGCTATAAAATCAAAAATATTAGCATAAGGCGGCAATCCCTCTTTTTCTATATGAGATTCTATTTCGTTTAACATAAGAGAGAAGTTTTTCCTGGAGGTACGCTTCTTGCCAGGTAAAGACTGCGCATCTTGTGCCGCAGGAGCCGGCTGAGCTAATGGCGCCGGCTGAGTCTCCCGGGCAGCCCCTTCCTCTGGCATTTCCTCTTCATAAACTTCCACATCTTCTACCTTAGAAGTAACGGTCTTACCCTCATCAGAGAAAGGAAGATCATCCTCTATAAGCGATTTAGGCCTGGAAGATGATTTGCCAAACTGAATCCTGATCTTAGGAGCGACAAACATCTCACCTTCGAAATCTATTCCAGATTCTACTTCAGACGTCACAATGTCTTTCACGCTCCTACTTCCATCTTCTACCCACTTAACAACATCAGGAACCGTAGATAATTTTTCTATAGCCTCACGAGCTTTTCTAAGCCCTGAAATAGGATTCAAATACGATACTTGATACGAAGCCGGATCAAGACCTAACTTGGTTAGATACGCATTAAGATCTTGTATGTCATCTTGACCCATCTGTAGCAATTCAGAATCACCAGATTCAAGCAGCATATCTATAAAAGACATCCATTTCTGCCCTTCCTCTGATTCTACAGAACGTAGGCTAACTGGGAAAAGATAATTAAGACCGTTTTTACCTTTGATGACGACTACCGGAACTCTTACATTTTTGTAATTATTCCCCTTGTCATTTAATATAGAATAAGCAAATGGGAAGCCTGTGTATTTAGATCCGTTCTTAAGCACGACTTTGCCATTTAATACATATCCAACATCAGATACTTTTTCAGCACCTTTTTCGGTAATAGGGAGATTTTCTACCTGACCATATCCTTGACCGTTTACTCTCATGTTAAACACCGGTCTTCCAGGAAGGGTCTGGGCAACAACATGCGTGCCGACGCCGATGGTAGCCGACCGGCCGGCGTCCTTCTTCCACTTGTTAAAAGCCGTTCTTCTTATTTTACTTATACCATCTATGCCTCCTGTATCAGCTTTTACAACAGAAACGAATCTGTTCCCACTCATGACCTTGATAACCATATTGGACACCAGTTTATTCTCAGCAGATTCTATTCTTTTTTTATCGCCGGACTGAACAGCGTCATTGTATTCGGTAAAAAGAGACTGATTATAAGTATCATTTACATCTATTTCGAGATTAACCTTATCTCCTTTTTTCAAAGAAGATAATGCTTCCTGATCTATTTTATCTACCTCATTCTCTCCGAATCCAACACCCGTTCTGTACGGAACCAACTCATCTGAATCAAGACGCTTATAAACCAAAGAATAGGAATTACCCACGTCCTGAATAGACACGTCTGTGTAACGGTTAAGAACACGAGCCGATTCTTTGTCTATAGACCATCTCGCATGATAAGGCAGTTCAATTATAGTAGCCGTTTCTCCACCTATGTTAAGAGAATACCTTTTAGTACCATTAGCGTTCGTTTCAGAGCTTATTTGAATAGGAACCAATGATTTTATAGAAGATATAAATTTATCAGCTCTAAGACCCGCAATTTCATACCTTTCGTTGCCATCATTGGAGATTCTTCTTACCATCAACGTCTCTGGATTCTGGGCACTATCTATGTTAGCTCCAGGTGTATTATCAGATTCGTCTAATTCATTTACAAGAGAATCTATATTAGCATCATCCTCCCCAAAATTACTTAACGTAGATTCGGAAATACGACCTTTGTCAATAATCCTGTTTTGTTCAATATAAGGAAGGAGATCTGTGATGTTTCCAACCTGACCAAGATCTTCTATGGTAAATACCGAATCAGCAAGCTTATCTTCGTCAACCTTCTCCCCTTTATCCCGTCTGTTCATTATATCAACATACGAAGAAATAGCATCATCAAGTTCCTTCCTTTGATCTGGTTCTAAATTGGATTTAGCCATATCAATAATAGCTTTATTATCCTCATACACAGATCGAGGTTCAGTAAGTCTCCTAACTTTATCTGATAAATCTTTTATCATCTTAGCCGGACTATCACCAAGATTTGATATATAATCATCAATATCCTGTTTATACTTTTCATATATCTCCTTCTCCCTTGGAGATAAAAGATCTTGATTACCTGTATATATCTTATCTACGATACGTTCTTTAACCTCTATAGGTGCAGACAAAAGATCTTCCATTGCCGACTCATAATCAAAATCAGACAATATATCTTCTTTCGGCTTCTGAGTTATACCATCGTTTAGATGACCAAATACTTTCATGGTAAATGCTTCATCTGAATTTATTTCTCCATTATTCAGAAGCTCATCTATTTTTTCATCCAAACTGATATTATTATCCTCTGTCTGGTAAAAACGATCACTTTCTATAGATTTAGTATTAGAAGATACCATATCATTTAAGAACTTAGAAAATAAAGAAAAATCATGTCTCATGAATTTCTTATCCTGTATGGAGTTCATAAATGACCGTAAAACCTTATATTGGGTAATGGCTTGCTGGTATTTCACCACCATATTTCTTAAATCCTCTGCTTCTTTCTTTCCTTTATTATTCTCAATATAAGTACTTAAAGAAGCTACAGAGTCATAAGCCTTCAATATATCTTCAGCAGTTATTGTTTCGGATTTAAACAACTCAAGAGCTAATACTCCAGGATCAAAAGAATAAAATACTTCTTTATAACTACTAAGAAGATCTTCTGACAACCTTCTATATTCCTTATTAAGATTATCGTATTTAATAGTTTTTTGTTTTATAGCCTCTGCTTCGGTATCATTGCCATCCTCTACTCTTCTCGGAGTTGTAGCCAACCTCTCTATTTCAGCATTCAGATCATTAATCTCATTACGCAATTCCCTTAACTGATTAGCTGTATCAAAAGCTTGACTTGATAATGAATAAAACGTATTTATATCATCAAACAAATTATTGTCATTTACATAATCAGCAATATCATTTGATGCTTGCATTGCTATATCCTCTGCATCCAACCCCTTAAACACAGCATTAGCAACATTAGATCGATAAAGATCAGATGAAGTCTCAGCAGTAATAGCCTCAGCAAAAGAAGAAGCTTTTTTATAATTGGCTAACTTCTTATCAAAATCTTTTATAATATCTTCCTTGTATTTTTTAACAGTTTCTTCATCTACTTTCATTTCAGAAGCCAACTCACTTTCGTCAAGGCTTTTAACCATTGACCTGAAATTGTTAGCCGTATCCTCTAACATTCCCATTCTGTCAGATAATTCAAATTTAGAATAATAATCTGATTCAGGATCATTCATTTGAGCATTAAATTCGGCTAAATTTCGCATAGAGTCTTTTACAGATTGAGAAGTAAAAGCATTATTACTATTAAATTTCTCAACATCAGTATTAATAGTACGCTCTTTATTTCTCCTTTCATATAAACCAAAAGCACCATTTCTGGCTCCAAATAAACCACCAATCAGGGATCCTATACCAATCTCTTTCAATCCTTCTTTGGTTGTAAATTGTTCAGCTATGGCCTTAGAAAAAGAATCAACTATAGAAGACGTAGCATCAAGATACGTCTTATCATATCTTGATCTAATAAAATCTTCTCCCATGCGCTGAGCAACACCTTGCATGCCTTCCTCCCATACACCTTCAGATATGGGTCTTTTAGATACATTCCAAATAGTAGCTAAGGATTTCTGGAATAAATTTGCTTTTACCGTCTGTAATCTTCCAGCATCACCCGCTACCTTCTTAGTCCCTAATCCAAACAAATAGCGATCTACAAAACTCTTTGATCCCCTATATGTGTTTGATACACCCTTTAATCCAGGTATGTATTTAGAAGCAAAACCAGTGTCTACTCCAAGATATTTTCCCAGAAGAAGATAATTGGATAATCCAACTATACCCATATTAGCTAAAAATATGCTGTTTGCCGTATCGGAAATAGAACTCTTAAATTCAGCCATCTCAGACTGATTAGGATTCCGACCATACATATTTTTAAAATATTCCTTGTATTTACTTTCAGAGTCTTTCATGAAGGACTGAGCCTCCACGGCAGACTCCCAGCCGGCGCCCACGAACGTATTTACTCCTACCTTGGCCATATTACCTATAGCCCTGCCGTACATCGCTCCTGCTCTATACCCTCCAAAAGCTGATTTTACAGCACTTGCCGCAATCTTAGACGCCGCCATCTTTCCGGCCACTCTCATTCCTACTTTAGCGCCAACAGCTCCAAGACTTGACACGCCCATCCCACCTGTAAGGTAGGCAGACAGAATAGCTCCTGTCGTAAACGATAGACCATTTCCAATAACATCATTAAAAATAAAATTTGCAGTTCCAAGACTCTGCAAAAATCCCATATCACGCTCTTCTCTTGTATAATAATGAGGAAGAGAGTGGTTTATTCTTTCATCTATATCATTTATGGTCCGTGTAAAATCATTGTCAAATGCAGAAGATAACGTACCAGTCTTTATAAGATTATACGCAGCCGGGATAATACCTACTACTCCTGATACACCATATAATGCTGTTTTTGTGACAAGTTTCCCTATACCATTAACAGCCTTATTCCAAGTAGTTTGCCTTCTTCCGTAATAATCTTCATTATCCCTTCCTGGCATATAACTTTTAAACTTTGCAAGACCGATGTTCCCATCGGATAAAAAGTCATATGCTTCATCTAACTTAATAGTTCTTCCTTTACCAAATACACCAAAATCAACAGCAGATGACTGTTGATTACCAGCTATAACCTCACCATAAGACGTTTGTTTACCAGAATAAGTATTCCTTGATTTATCTTGAATAGATTTTATCATGGAATTTAACTTATTATAAGACTCCTCTTTCTTCTTTCTTGGATCATCTCCACCATTCAGAGCCGATTTTAGTCCAGAAAAAGATGTGTCTACATCAAAAGAAGTATCTATTCCGCTAATATCAGACCCTTTTTCTGAATCATCATCAGGATTTATGGCTGATACCGGGGGAGTATATGAACCTACTTTCATCCTCTCCATCTCTCTTTTTGCTCCCTCAATAAGAGAAGATTCTTCTTCATATCGCGTAGGAACTACGGCATTATACCCTCTTAATCCAGTAGATGGTAAGAAACCTAATTTCTCTACCAATGTCTGTTCCTTATTTTCCATATATTATTCCCTATTTACACTATTCAACAACTTCATCAACTTGCCGTTTTTATTCAAAGACGCAGGTAAATTACCTCCTTCTTTTGCCGCCACCATATCCTTAATCTCCTCTGTTATGGCTGCCACAACAAAATCAACTATTTTTTTCTGAGGCGCAACAGCAAGTTCTTTAGACACATTATCCGCAAACCATACATTAGGAGTATCAAACGAATCTATTAACTCAGGTTTACCATTCTCCATAAGATAAAGCCTTGTCTCATATCCATAACCGTAACTTGTCTTAGGATCATAACCTTCAACCTTTACACCAAGCTTTCCACTGTTATCCAATATATCTTTAGCTGCATTAAGAAGCCAAACCTTTTGTTCTGGCATATCATCTAAATTATTACCAGATTCATTTATCATATCTGATAACACTTTCATCATTGAAGATACAGAAGCATAAGCGGGTGATATATCTGAATTTTCAAGCATCTTCGGATACCACATATTGGTATCACTTCCAAATGTAGGTCTTATAATACCACTTTCATATCCACCTATATCGACGGAAGGAGTATTAATACCAGGATCTATGCCATTATTTATCAACTCTGTTTCAGATACCTCAACAATATCTATTTCCTCTCTTTCACCAGTATGATTAGCAACCAAACTGTAAGTCTTCTCTCCATTGTCGGCTATTCCCGATTCTGTCAAAGAAAATGATTCAATAGTTGCCGATGATGATTTAGATTTACCAACAGGATGCTCTGCCATTTTTTTAGTAAATAGATCCCTGAGAACACCCATCTCTCTATAACCAGCCTCCTTGGAGGTTAATTTGGTTGAATACGTTACTGTGTTAGGTGAATACAGTTCGAGATATTCTTTACGTATCTCATTTATACCATCATCTTGAACCTTAGTTATTTGATTGGCTATATTAATATCGCTTACTACATCACCTCCAACGCTCTCCATTCCGCTAATAGAATACAGTGTATTAAAAAACACCTTTTCTTCACCATCCGAGAAACTATTTTTTACATCATCGTATTTTTTTAAGAAATACCTGCCACTTTTGCTATCCCTCTCAAATACTTTAGATAAATCAATGCCATCATTTTTCACCCTCTTTCTTATAGTAGCTATATCAGCAGGCGAGAATCCTTTTTCATAATATCTTACTCCAGATTCTACATCGCCGACTGTACCTCTATTTTTTCTTAAAATATCATTAAGGGATAACGCTGTAGCATAGGCTATATATTCTTCGGGTTTACCTCCTTCCTTCTGCGCGATCGCATTTGCTATTTCAGATACAATATTATCATAAATCTTATTCTCCTTCTTAATTCTATCATTCTCTATATCCATCTTGTCTACAGCGCTATTAAGCTGCATATAAGCATCTGTGGCAGCTTTTCTATCTGCCATAGGTAGCTTGTCAAACATATCATTAGAGAGACCTCCATTGTCCTTTATATACTTAAGAAGTTTTTCTTCATCCATAAGATACTTGTATCCTGATGTTTCATCCGTCATATTTCTTGATATGGCAGCTTGAATATTTTTCATGTTTTCAGCACCAAGGGCTGTAGATAGTCTACTTCCGGATGTTACAAGATCTGTATATGCCTTATTAAACTTCTTATGAGTTTCTTCTGATATGCTAATATTTTTAGTTTCGATAGGATTAGCTGAAATAGTTCCACCAGAGTTTGTGCCAACGCCCACCTGCATGGCTCGGCTTCCAGCTCTGCCGCCTGCCGCTCCTGCACCAGAGGACATAAGTTTTGCTATTCTGGCTTCATTAAGCCTATTCTGCATCTTCAGACGTTCTTCGTCTAATCCAAATCTGGCTTCATCCTTATTCTTACCATATTCAAACTCTGCAATATCCCTATTTCTTTCATATTCAAATTCTATCTTCCATTTTTCGAAATTCAAATTAGCTAATCTTTCCCTCTGATTATATTCTTTGGTTTTCCAGTAAAGCTCGTCGGCTTTGATTATGAAAGACGAATTATCATAAGCATATGAAGCAGCAGCATTATTAATAAAATTATTTTCAATAACCTTCATCGCTCCAAGATACGGATCGTAAGCCCTTTCATCCATTCTGCTAAATTCAGATTTCATGGAAGCTATTTCAGATTTGGCTCTCTTTATTTCATTTTCAACCATTTCTTTCTTTGCAGGATCAGAACCCAAACCGGAAAGATCGGCAGTAAGAGCATCAACATACCTCTGCTTATCACTTATCTGCTTATTCATAAAACCAAGAACAGAATCATACGAATATAAAGAGGGATTAGAGTCTACCATGTAAATAGCCTCCACCTGCATCTGCTGCCTTGCTTTATCTGATAACCCTGACAATGCAAAAGAAGCTATCTGTTCAGGAGTAAGCATATCCTTAGTTACTTCTTGTACTGCCCCGGTAGGATGACCATCCTTGTCAAGAATAGGAATCTGAACTTTAGCTCCTTTATGAAGCTTGCTTATAAAATCTATCCTATCTTTTAATTCCTTATTATAATCAGTATAAGGAGTATATTGAAGAGGAGCAAGACGGGAACCAGCCTTTCCATCATTCACCCATTCATTATACGGCTTTAAAGCCGCATAAGCATTCGCAGCAGAATAAAGTTCTGGATTATTTATTTGTAAATCAGATAGCATTTTATGCATTCTCCTGCCTTCTTTTGTGCCGGCAATCGCGTTAATGATCGTATCATCCAACACCGAACTGATCTCTCCTTGTATGGCTCTCGTAACACCATCAGAAGAAAGATCCACGCCTTTGAATTTTTGATTGATGTTAGCAATCACACCTGACATCTTATCTTCCATATAAGCGCGGGCTTCAGGCTTATCTATCTCTTGACCCATAAGATAATCTACCTGGGTATAGATCTTTTCACGAGCAGCATCAACCTTCTGCTGTTTGTACATCATGACGTCCTTAACAAGATCTATGTTGTAAGGACTAACATACGGGGCATATTGCCTTAAAATACTATATTGTGAAGCCATCAGCTATTTCTCCTTCTCTTTTTATATTTATCTTCATCATCCTCCAAGCTCTTCAAATAAGGTGTAGAATAATCACCCATATTCATCACATCCTGATTGCCTTGAACGTAAATAATTTGACCACTTGGAAGCATTCTTATATTCGGGGCTATGGAAGCTATGGTATTCAACGATGTACGAACATTGAACTTATTCTGTATCTCACTGTTTATGCTGTCATAATAACGAGCAAGATTTTCATCCCTTATAGCCATAGCCTTCAATAACCCAGATTCATAACGTTGCCTTTCCACTATGTTCTTATCGTCTGTCTGAACATAAGCCATTTCATTGAATCTATCAGCTTCGTTTATTTGCCTTGCGTTATTGAAATTTACTTCGTTAATGTACTTGGCTATATTGCTTCCGGCTATGGCGTTCATATTAGCCAGAATAGCAGAGCGCTGGGAGTCGGGCACGTCACCTACTGCGTCCAACTGAGCCGATGTCGCGCGGTTGAGCTCGTTGATATACTGATCAGCAGATTGCAGAACCGGATCTATTCTCGGAGCCTGATGCCTTTCCAATCCCTCTATCTCCAAGCCTGTATCGAGCGTTCTCAGCATCTCCGGGAAGATAGGACCGAACGCCGCCGGTCTGTCCTGTCCTTTAGGTCCGTTGTCTTCAACCACCTCCTCTGTATCGGTGTCGGTTGCAGTCGTAGGCGTACTTGCTTTCGGTTTTACCTCTATCCCTCCAGGAGATCCAATCTTAGGCGGTGTAAGGCCTGGTGCTATGGGACCGGCCTCAATAGGCTTCATTTCTGGTTTAACAGACTCAAGAACGAAGTCTATTTCCGGCATTAACCCACTATCTCTTAAAGCAACAAACTTATTATAATCGGAGCCCAGAATCTTCTTAGCGGCATCAGATTTATCACCAAATAAGTCAACATAATTCTTTATCCCTTTTTCGTTTAACAATCTTTTTTGCTCTGCCGAAACAACGTCCAACCCATAATAAGAACGAGTAGCTGTTGTCTGACCAAACTTATCATCTACGGCAAATGAATTATAAGCCTGATTCCCTCCGTAGCTTCCGGCGTCCTGGCCCCAGAATCCGTATTCATCTCTGAATTTCTTGGCTGCATCAGCATTCGTAATAGCGCCTACATCAGCTAACGCCCACAATGCATTTAATTGCCTGTTGTATCCTTTCTGGAAACCTTCTGTATCAAAATCACCATCCGTATTGTACTTGTTAGCCCATCGGTTTATGTCGAGCAAATTAGATACCGCCTTATCATTTACCCTGCCGTATCCTAAATTGCTTCTATGTTGGAGATTCTGGTTGGCATTGACACTGGAATCAGGATTAAGGATCTGCTCACGACCACTAACATCAGATACAGTCATATTAAGAGTTCGTCCAAATAACTGATTGATAAGCTTATTGTAGCCGATAGCATTCTTTCTAAGTTCCTCCAGCTCCTTCTGAGTAGGTCCACCTTCAGCCATTTTTCTGGTTTGCTTAACATACTCGTCATATATCCAGTTCTTAGCATCTGATTCTGCAATATTAAAAGCCTTAGCTTGTTTCTTTACCTGATTCAGATCAACAACCCCGCCATCCCTGAAAAAAGCATCCATCCTCTCGTTACGCTTAGATTCTTCCTGTTTGCCATAAACGATTTCAGCGAAAGAACGAAATTGTGCTTCAAGCTCGTCTATCTCTTTCTGGTTTTCATTGACGTACTTGGAAAGAATAGAAGCATTAAGATTAGATGTGTTTTTGTCTTTTACATCTTCATTTTTCTCTAATCTCTTATATACACGCTCCTGATCTTCGTACTTATCAGACAAACCTATCTTCTTCTTATATCGATCAAGGAGTGTAGCATACGTATCTTTTGACGTTGCCTTAATACCATAATTTTCTCTAACGTAAGAGGCAAACTCATCATCTATCTTACGATAATCGGAAACAATATAAGCCTCTGGCAAATCAACCGGAGTGCCACCATTTTCATGTCTGTTTCCTTTGGCTTCCATAGGCCCTACGGAGTCAGGAGTCAGCACGTACTCGCCTTTCTCTATCTCTACATTCGCAGCATCTTCCATAGACTTGGGAAGAGGATAAATATATTCGCCGGTCATATCAGACGTATCTATCTTCTGACCGTTACCTAAATTCACGCCACCACCTTCACGTTCCCACTTGATGAATTGCTGACGACGCTCCTTGGCAAGTTTTTCCCTCGCTGCCTGCTCGTCTCTGCTGGCTGCATACGCAGCAGATGAAGCTCCCATGATATTACGGGTAAGACCTAATCCTAAACTAACACCAGACAAGGCAGCTTGAGCCACATTAGCACCGACCTTATTACCGGCTCTTATCCGGCCAAGACTTGTACCGAACATTTGAGCTCTGCCGGTTAGATCGGGTGAATAATATGGGGTAGTCATAGGATCAAGAGGATTACCATCTTGGGAACGTTTTTCTTTAGAGGAATCAGCATCAACACCACCTACATTCATTGCATTATCAACGACTGATTTCTCTACGTTTTTAACCATACCCCTATTATCAGCGAGATATCCTGCATATCCTGCATCATTGTTTTCAAAAAACGGATCGGATGTAGGCATACTACTAAATGGATTTATCTCCCCCTCCTCTGTTTCTAAAGTCACATCAGAAGGCATATATATATTCTGAATATCAGATTCACCCCATTTATTAACAGGCGTTCCATAATCAAGAATAGGCTGAGTAGAGGATACATTAATATCCTGTCTCTTATCCTGAACACTACCGCCAGGAGCGAATATCGGACGATTTTTTATGATTCGTAATCTCATACTATCTTTTTTCACAAAGATAAGAGAAACGAACGAGAAAATCCAACGTTATGGGATACGTTTAAAAATCAATCATGTACGGCAGACAAACCACCCGAATCAGGGTCGTACTTAAGACCGCATGCCAGGCGATAGTTCTTAAGCGCTCTCTTGTACAAAAACAGCACTGTCTTGGAAACTATTTTCTTCATAGATTTGGTTAAAACCTCTTCTGTTGAAACAGACATCAGACAGCTATTCAAAAACGACCTGACATTGGAACCGAACAAGATCTTCACCATTTTTCTAAACGTTCTAAAAAGATATGATGCAGAAAGAGACTTTAACCCATTGCGAACCAGTCTCTTATTCAAATACGAAACAGCCTTTTCAGATAGACAGAGCCTATTCTTTCCTTCGCTATCTACCTCTGATGAAAACCACGAATATAAAGTGGTAGGATGTTTCTTAAGGTGATTGATGAAGGAAGTCATTATCCCTTCTTTTAAGGCCCTTTTGTGGGCTACGCATGCAGCAATCTTCTCTTCTCTTTTTAAAGAGCTGTCAAGGCATCTAAACACCGTCCTATCGTCTCCGATGAAATACTGAGGACGTTCTTCCTTGAACTTAGCCCGATAAGCGGCATATCCTTCCTTACGAAGCATATCTATCTGAGACCGGATATAGAACCTTACACACTTTTCTTCAGCCTCTTGCACGCTTTTAAGATAAGGAACTGACTTTCTCCCATATCGAAGATAATCATAAACCATAGCCTCAATAAAGTCATTGTACGGAAAGAATCTTCCAAATCCAAAGTTCCAAACTATGAAACATCGCACTCTATCTTTCCAGTAATCAGATATGAGAAAATTACTACAATATCTCAACTTCCTGTTTTTCTGATAGAAATGATGAGTATGTTTGTCATAAAATAGATTAAAATATCTCAAATTGCCTAAACACTGACCGGCTGGACGGCGTACTACATTGTACCCTAAGTTGCTGAAGCTATTGTATATAACTTCTATCGGAGAGACCTGCTCTTTCTTGAAGAGCTTGTCGTGTAACTTGTGAGGATTCATTATTTCAGTTATTTTTGTCTCCATATTGTTTTTGTTGTTTAGTGCAAATATATGATTTTATATAAAAAGAAAAAAATGCACTGCCTTGTATCCGGTTTGAGAGAAATAGGATACAAGGTTTTTTGTTTTATGACGGTTTGGATAAGAGACGGGAAAACGACTCTGAACGTAACCGCCTGACCGTCAGGGGTGGGACAACAAATCTTGAATTAAAACTACGCCTATGAATAGTCTCCGTTTTCCTTAATATTAAGACCATTTTCAATGATCTTACTCATTATATTATTTATATTATTTTATATACTTTACCATTTATTCATATAATTGTTTACAGTGAATGAACTTAACGACCGAAGGGAGTTAAGTGAGTGAACGGATTGACAAATTACTTTTTCCGTCTATTGTATTGTTTGCCTAATTGTGTTAAAGGATTGAGTATCGTGACCGAAGGGAACGATGCGAAAGAACTTATAATATTTAAAAACGACTGAACCTATCGACTGAAGGGAGATAGGTGATGGAGTGACGTTAATAATTATATTAGATAGCCAGTGGAGAATTAGGCAGGCTGGTAGGCGAGACGAGCGCCCATGCCCGTCAGGACAGTGGAAGTACGTAGGTCTGTTCTGTTAAACCAAGGCGATGATAGTTCCATCCTTCACGAAATCGCACAAAAAAACCGGATTATCTTGATATCGTTCTTCAACCTTCGGTATCCGTGTAACGAGTCTCAAATCCGGCTTGAATTTATTAATGTAAAAGAAATACAGTCTTGTTCTAATTTTCGGTGACGCCTTTAATGCGAAGTTGTATATTGGGAAGCACGGCATTAATCAAAGCCATTTTCTTATCCTCTTCGCTTTCTTTTTCATGCTGTTTATACATCATGCTGTAATCACTGTCATCACCATCCTTTTTCCCGTCTAACGTCAGTAAATGATTTACGATGTCCTTACCATACGTTTCAGTCCATGTACGGAATCTCTCTTCCTCGGACTGTCCCTCCTGGGACGGGGCTTCCGGGTTAGGAAGGGCGGCTGCCACTTCTACCTCTGGAAGTGTTACCGATGCTGCTATTTCAGCATCATCTCCGAATCCCATTTGACCATACGAAGATACGGAATTTTCTTCAATTTCCAAACCAAGATTTTTAGCAACCTCCATAGCATAATTATAACGGTCATCGTTTCTTATAACACTCTTATGAGGACGTCCTGCTCCTTGGTTCCAAGCTACTACAGCATCTTTAAGGTTATCGGCGTTCATGAAGTCCTGCCGGCTGTAGTTGTAATACCCTGGTCCTTCTTTTCCTTTTCTTGTGTATAAGAAATTAGAATATCCGGTTTTCCCTTCGTATTCATCAGCTAAGAACTCAAGTTGGTCTTTGAATGTTGGTGTAGAATGACCTTTCTTTTTGGCGTGCTTGAATAGCTTATCCATGCGCTCATTATGCCATTGCTGTATGCCGTATGATGTTCTGTTGTCTCCGTATATGTCATCTTTAAGACCGGATTCAGCCATGAGATTACCTATGATAGCAAGCGCCTGTATCTTAGACATGCCTCTTTTATTAGTAAAATATTCATATGCTTCACGCTGTTTACCAACCACGCCACCTTCTTTCTTGATATTGGTATTGTATCTCTTTCCATTCCACGTAAATTCCTTAAGACCTCTTTTCCTGGCTTCTTTAAAGGCTTCGCCTCTTGTAGTGGAAATCGGGTCTTGTAATTCAAGATCGTTTTTTATACCAAGAATGGCATTAATAATATTATCATCCTTTTTATCATCATCATCTAATTTATCAACATTATTCGAAACGTAAGATTGGCTTATTAAATTTGATACGCTTTTTCTATTTTTATAAGTTCCTTCTTTATCTGATGGAGCTTCAAAAGCATACACAAGTGGATACGAATAATCCGTATCTGGATCTTCTGACATAAATTCGCTTACTGCATGAATGGCTTTATTGTATTTAGTATCCTTTATACTATACATCCCAGCATCTTGAACATGATCATAAAATCTGTCTATCATGTAATTGATATATCCACGCTTATCCCCCTTAAATCGCTCTTTATCTTTCTCAAACTCTTTGGGTGGATATCTTTTATCGGATTCTTGGAAAAGTCCCTTAAACCCTCCATAATCAGATACGGCATAGGGATTACCACCAGATTCTTCAATAATATTTCCAAGTACGGCTTCTATCTGGCGTTGATTGAAACCTTTATCATATAAAGCATCATAGATCATATTCATTCCATCTACGTCCATAGTGCGGTGCGTACCCTTACCCACGCGCTTCATATTTTCATATTTGGATTTGAATAAATCCCAATCTATTTCCGGCTTAGAAGAATCCCCTCCTTGTTTTTTAGATCTTATCTTCATTTTTTTATCCAGATCATTCTTGGAATCAATGGCGGATTTCAACAAAACCTTGTTTGGATCATTCTCTTCATATGGATTCTTATCTTCTACATAATCCAGAATATCAAACGGGTATCCTATTGTATCAAGAATCTTAGTAACAATCCCTACACCAAGAGGTTGATCGCTTCTATAAAAATCATACTTATCTTTTACGACCATCCTACCTCTATCATCACGGTACATAGTGAAACTTGATAAGCCTGATAAATCATTTAAATCGCCGTAAGCATCTGGTATAAAATTGTATTCGTTAAATACCTGATGTTCTCCAGTTCTGGCTTTTTTTAAGAGATCTATTCCCTCTTCCACCATTCCAAGTTTCCTACTTGTTACATCCCTTAACTCCTCCAAATCAGATACGTCCTTGCCTGCAACTTTTCCATCAATTATCTTATTATCTAAGGAATCAAGCTCCCTTCCATATTTTTTAGTCATTTTCTCCCACCCACCATTTATCCTGTCAGATATAATGGATTTGATATTGTCTGGTATTCTGACAATCCCATTTTCTTCTTTCAGATTATTTGGTTGGTTTAAGAATCTAAACCAAAGATTCTGACTAAAATCATCTACATTGGCTTTCGGAACATCTTGACCAAAAAATTCCATTATTTTGGTTTTTAATCCTCTTTCATTAGCATACACGTCAGGTGTTATATTAGATGCCAGATATTCTCTAAGTTTTACAAACGGACCAATTTTACTCCATAATGTTTTTGGTTGTTTGTCTCTTACATAATTTTTAGTCTTCTTTGCCATTTTTTTCTTCCTCCTTCTTAAATTTGTGGTAAGCACCACAAACCTTATCAACTAACCATCCCATCAGACAGGCGGCATGCTCATCTCCTCCGACTTCAAAACCGTAATCCATATTAAGATACTTACAATAAATAGAAAGACCGTGCAGGCATTCGTGTCCTATGGTTCTAACATCCATATCAGATAGTGAATGAAATAAGAAACATATTTCTTTCCTGTGATTGGTTCGGTTTCCTACGAAAATAGTTCTGCCACCATAATCATCAGTCCACCCCTCCCAGCTCTGATCTTCTACTTCCAGGTTGGCGAACGTCTTAACTATATACTCTTCATCTGCTCCAAGCAATACCCTTACATTATAGGGGTATATATCATTTTTATATAATACTTGTTTCATAACAAACTGTTTTTCAACAAAGGTAAATAAAAAAGCCGAAGATATACTCACGTACTTCTTCGGCTATACCTTTAAAGCTAAAACTTGTTTACTATGGAAATTACAATTGAAGCAAAATCAATGATTATATTTTTATTTTCTTAATTTCTTCAATCATATTCTTATATCCGCAGAACTTGCTGTTAATAACATCGAAGATAGATTCTGACCAGCCAGCTATGTTCAAGATATTAGATCCTCTGTAAAACATCTCACTTCCATATCCTTGAATAGAAATAGAAACGATCTTGCAATTTGGATTCACTTTCTTGAATCCTTTCAAAAGTTCGGCGAATTTACCATATTCATAATTGGAACTTTTCTCCCATACAATAGATTCGCCATCTCCTATCTGCATATCTGAAATAACGTACAAGTTATCTACTTTGATCTTATCTTTAACGCACTTTTCCAAGAATGCAAAAAGACCGTTTTCGGTAGCACCACCGCATTTTCCTCCGGCAGTAAAAGATTTTTTGTTGTTCCACAAAACACCTCTGCTTCTATCATATTCGTAATTGATAAGTTTGTCACCAAACATACCAATAAATACGTCAGGAAGCACAGAAGCAATCATACAGCCAAACAAGTTACCAATGACAGCCGTATTTGTTTTGCTAAAGGCAGACACTTCAGAAGACCCTCCCATATCTCCACGTACAGAGCCAGAGTGGTCAATCAGGATAGCCGACCGCCCCTCCAATACCGGCAAGTTCTTGCAGGAGATGGTTATGGCTTTCTCCAACGCATCTAAAATCTTATATTTATTACGCGCTGTTAATTTAGCTCGTTTTTTATCCGACTCAAATACAATATCATTATCGGAACCATCAGTGCCCATATTTTCAACCTCTTTGAAAGCTGAAGCAAAACGGAAAGGAAGCATCTTCGAATTAAGTACCTTCTCTTCTATTGTAAGCTGCCTACAAACTTCATCTATTTGATCAGGCGCGTATTTGATTATGTTTACAAGGTTACGAACCATATTAAAAATAGGCATGCCTTTTACATTAGAAACCACGTCCCGAATAGCGTCACCTAAAGCTTCTTTCTTTTCCTTATTGTCTTTCTTATCCTGTCCGGCTTTAGACATCTCTTTTTCAAGAATCTTGCTTTCGTATAATCCAGACAAAGACCGACCTTCTATAAGGTACTGGAAAGCCATTTTATTAGCCTGATTGCCTTTAGGGTGAAATAAGTTTACTAAGTCAACCATAGTAATGACCCTACTGTCCATCTTATACTTATCAATCCGGTACGGATCAAGACCTTCCAAAGCCGTCTTAAATCCTTTCTTAATAGCACTGGATATACCTCTTAACTTCTTTGGATTTTTGTCGTTAAGAGCCGCATAGCAGCCAAGAATTTCACTCATATCATCAGGACGCATAATGATCTTGTTATAGAACCTTGAAGCCCATTCCTTACCCGATGCTTTGCTGGCAATGACAGAAGCCATAAGATGCGTTACTGACCTAAGCTTTCCTTCTTTCCTAACATACAATGCTGTTTGTGCTGCAAAATACGGATCCACCTGATCCATAAGGTTCTTAATTCTTTCTACTTTATCTTTTTCTTTCTCATAATAAGAATCAGATAACATGGTAGTCATTACCGTAGATACCAACTCTTCTTCTGCGTTAGGCTTATACGCCTTCTCTCCCATGTGATTCACGATCGTAGGCTTAACACCTTCATCCTTTTTGTTAAACTTTCCCATTTGTTGTTTTCTTTAAAGTGTTATACAAAAAAAAGCAGTGATATTACTACCACTGCTTGAAAAAAATATATCAAAATGAATACTCAATGATGGAAAAGCTGAAGTTAGTGTAAACAATGAAATAATGGATTTGAACCATCGACCTATACTTTAAAAGAGTATCGCTCTATCCATCTGAGCTAAATTCGAAGTAACTAACCCCATCACCACTCATTAGTTTTTATATATTTCAAACAGAGGAAAAACGGAGCCGGATAATTAAAATGAAAATATTGGATTCGAACCAATGAAAAGTATTATTACAGAATACCGCGTTATCCACTACGCTAATTTTCGAAGTAACCGAACTCCTCACCATCTGTATATTTTATTAAAACAGGGAGAACCTGGAAGGTGTTTTGATATGAAAGGAGGTTTTGATCTACCAACTGATCTAATTTTTCTTACATGAAAAATATAGGACTCGAACCTATGACACAAACCGAAGTATCACCTTCCATCACCACTGTCTTATATCATAATCTCTCTTGATTACGATGCAAATATAGACACTAAAATATGATTTACAAATTAAAATGATTTAAAATGTATTAATTTGGATAAATAAATGTAGTGAATAACATAAGGTGATTATACACAACCTTGTACTTAAAAGTATTACCCTCTACTTGCTAATAGGCAGAGGGTAATACGATATTATCTATTCTTAATCTTATCTTCGGAAATCAACCACTGAAATATGATTTTCCGGTTGCTAATTACTTTCTTTATCCTCATCAGCATCCAACTACCACGCAACCTATCCAGCCATGACCGTCTGAAATTAAGAGCATCAGGATTAACTGACTTATTTATATCGTTATCGTCCTTGATCCAAATAGGGGTCTCTGACCGGTCATCGTCAACCCTGTTGAAGAAGTCATTTAACTTATGTCTTCTATATACCTCAGTATCCAGGACCTCAGTATGGTCACCTACGATCTTTGGATACGATATACGTTGCGCTAAATTATTCTTTTCTTCTGGAACAAGATGAATTTCACCTGAGTTGTTTGTGTCGTTGTAGATAGTTATCGTATCTAAACCTACTTTCCTGTCAAGAGTGTAATTCACATCATCGACGTATTTCCTTGCATCAAGCTCGTATTCTACAGAAGCCAGCGTAGAGCCATTATATTTCTCTTTTATCGGCACTTCTAATATAAACGGATATGTTGTTCCGTAAAATGTCTGGAAGCTCTTATTCGTCAGCAAATGACTCCATAAGCCGCCTTCTTCGTCTGATGCTGGGAAGTTTATTCCTGTCTGGAAATATTGTTGCTGTTCTATATAATAGTCAGGACAGAACGAATAATAAGAAATCCATTCTTGCTTCAGACACGAATATCCGATAGTGAACGACACGTCTTTAAAATACTGTTCGTCTTTTAAAGATATTTCCTTATCGTTTGACAGTACCTCTGTTTCATTGTACAAGAACCTTCCACCATCATATTTGTAATATGCCGGGTTCTTAACAGGTATATAATCTTTTTTAGTGATAAGTACCCTCTTATACCTGTTATCCCATCCAAGAGACAGACCAAGACCGATAAATTTATTGTCTGTATCTTCTTCTGTCATCTCTGTGCCGGTTAAGATGTTGGTTATTCCGTATCTAAGAATCTTAAAAGGAAGATGACGCTTGAGCCAATGCCTGATACCTACACTAAGTTCCTTGAGATTACGTCCGTTCGGATCGGTCATAAATACCTGTGCTCTTTTAGTATCTACCCAGAAGTGACCAAATTCTGAACTAATTATTTCAGTGCTCTGTGTTCCAGAATAACCGAGGTCGGTCGTGTTGTACTCCAGAGGCCTGGACGCGAACAGACCGCCTGTGCCCATCTCAGCCTGCCCCGGGGAGGTGCGCTCCTTGATTACGTCTATGGCGTTATGGAGTGAAACCTGATCCTCGAACCTGACAAGGATCTGATCGGATTCAATACGCTTCATGTGAATAAGCTTCCCGTTGCTGGTTGGGAACTCATGATAGTCCATAGGCTTGTACGTTAGCCACGGATCTGTTTGACTGTTTTCAGATACGTCAGCCCTACTCCATATAACACCATTAGGTCGCTGGTAAGCACAATCATAAAAACGACGTTCGTATGTTGCCGGCAATATATTAGGTGTCAATGTCATTCTTGATGAATAGATAGGACTTATCTTGTAATCATTGTCCCTATGGATAGATACGTTCTTTTCTTGTGTCCACCAAACAAAATCTCCTACTTTTGGATAGAATAATTCATGAGGCTGAGGGCCCTCTAATCTGAAATTACAATTTATTTCAGACTCTACAAGGAACTGAGGAATACCATAGAACCATGTATAAAATCTGCCATCTACATACTTACCGGAGGTGTCACCTTTCAATTCATACAAGCTCTTCCTATTTGGGTAAAAAGCATGTCTTCCTTTATTAGAAGATGTCCAACTATTGAAACGTTCGTTATCCGTGGTTTCAAGCGCATCTTCCCCTGTATCATAATTAACAAAATATCTTGGATATCCTACATTTCTATAATCCATGTAAGGGAAAGGTATCATATCTCCAATACCAAAAGCACTATTATAAAAAACAGGAAATTTTCTCTTTAATGAAAATCTGGTTATCACCGTATCACCACCGAACATCAGTTTCTTTTCATTAGTGAAAAAGCCACATCCGCCTATGGAAATCCATTTTATATCTTCTATCTGTCCATATTGATCCGGCCTATATCGCATAAGTCTCATATACGGAGAACAGATGTACGATACTGTTTTGGATTGCTCGAATGTTCTTCCTGCTACAACATCACTTCCAGCAATAACCGAATCATCTATGCGGCTACTGTCGTAATTGTAAACATAGTTCGGATATTCCAATAAATATTTCGATTTACCATCTCCTTTTTCACCTGGATCACCAAATGATAAAAATAACGAAGATTCACGATCTATATTATTAACGAATAAGAAACGTCCCTCATTATCATTTCTACCGGTTCCCCATTTAGAAGACATACTGGCATCCATCATCGGATATACGCCAGACTTAATGTACTTAACAGAAGATAAACCACGGGCAAAATTTCGTTCATACTTATCCTGATCTGTTATGCCTATCATTGAATTATATAATCCCACAGAAGTATAATACCATGCATGATTACGTCTTGGTCCATTGTTTATAAACGTATTAAGCCAATCATAACGGTACTTACCATACAATATCGGGCCTTTAGCAAGAGTCTGACTGATGGTTGACACCATTGAAGAAAACAGCATGGCCACACTTAAATTAGTCAGGAATCCTCCTCCGGTAAGACCGGCCGACCCTCCTATGTATCCAGACTGCGCCCTTATCTGAAGCTCTTCTGCTATCATAGCTGCTATTGTGGCACTTGATTCAACTGCGGCAAGCGACGCAGCCATCGTGTATGCGGCAGGACCTAAGATAGTCCATTTTGGATGATCTTCTACAGGTACGAAACTGCCCACAGACATTCCTCTTTGAAACCCGTCTATACATACTTCATTTGGAAGTTCTGGCTTGTTGAAATAAATATCAGGTGAACAGAATGAATACCACACGTTTCCTCCTTTGTCGAAAGGATGGGATATAAACTCGTCTCTTTTGCCAGACGTATAATTATATTGATCTTGTGACAGGTCATTATATGGGTAATTAGGATAGATATTCACATTACCATCGTCTCCTATGTATCTAAGCATATCATAGGCTAATCCTGAAGCCACAACCGACCTATTTAGTCTCCTATCTCCACGATACAGTTCATATCCTACAATCGTATTTCTTTGTTGTTGCGTAATCAAACCAGAATCCACTGCAAAATCCAAAAACACTTGTATGGTGTTCTCATCTACCATAATACCTACCGGATATATTTCAGAAGCTATGTCATATCCACGTTCATCACTGTTCATGAATGGTATATGCTTATTATCTGGAAACCGGTAATGACGTATAGGTTGTTGACAAAATATGGTAGAAGTATCTATCCCTCCATAAGAATGGCCCTTGAAATAAGATAATCCATTTTTGTCTGACAAAGGAGCACCATAATATTCTGTTAACTTATTCATAATATTAGAATAAGCTTCTGTTTTTTTTGGATCATCATAAGATCTGCCTGTGTCTATTTTCATCCTACTACTATCATAAAGTTCAAAATTAGCAGGATATTTCTCAGATGATTCCCAATATGCAAAATCCCCGTATTTATAAGGACGAGGCTTGCAATTGATGGGCCTATCTCCGCATGTCTGACATTTTGATGCAAATACTACCGTCGATCTTAATATTATTGAATCAACAGACAAATCAACCTTATTTATTTCTTTTTCTCTTACACCAAAAATATAAGGATATATGGTTTTACCTGTAGCAAAAGCGACTCCAAGAATAGCACGGGAAGGCTTCTTTCCTTCTTCTTCCTCTTCTTCTGGGGTATCATAATTTTTATAAGAACAAAATTGAATTTGTCTAAACGTCATTATCCAAGGAACTGCTACAATAGGAGATTCTATTGTAACATAAAAATAATTTTGACCTATAGAATCAAAAAACTCTTCATTTATTTCTCCGAAAGCCGGTCTTGCTATGTTAACAATAACGGAATGAGATGATTCATACTCAGGTCTATCAAATTCAACTGGTACTATTCCAAGAGGGGACCATGTTTCAACATCCTTCCAAAAAGAAACACGAACGTAATTGGTAGACACAGCATCCATTATGCCATCTACCTTTCCAAGAGCTTCAAGATAAAGAACTTTGTTCTCGTCTTTATAACCTTCTATGTCCCACTCTTCTGGTCTATTAATCTTAATAAATCTTGCATTTGTCATTACATTTCTGACAAACTTCCATACCACAAATTCAGATGCGAATCCAATATTAAGCTTATCCCCTGTAGGATTATTAAATGTAGCATTGTTTACATACCCTTCAAATTTCCAATCAGTTTCATCTATACCGGTATCCGAATTTTTATATATCATATCTTGCAACTTCTCAGAAGCTTCAGGCCAAAATTGCTCAATACAATACCTGGGTCCGTTCTTTGATCTATACTGATTATTTATGACTGTACTGGTAGATCTACCGGCTTTCCAATCTCCTACACCATTTATCTTTTGGCTCCATCCATCTATATGAAGAATATAACTTCCAAGAAGATAATTATAATTTTGAAAGTTGTTATAATCAGTTCTTGACACAGTAGGATCAGAGCAATAACCCTCAATATAACATCCGCATGTACAAGGCATGGTATCTAATACGTATATAGCATCAGACACGGTTTTTAAAACAGATCCAGGTTGTAAGTATGGATAAAACTCAGAACAAAGGTGTTGATTGCCATCACCTGATATGCTGCCAGCGCTACGCCCAAAAAATGCTTCCTCCATCCATTCAGATAAAGAATCCATTGTCTCGTAATTAAACAACACAGAATACTTATTCTGATTTTCTCCTCCTGTGGTATATAGATAATCTGTAGAGACGTGTTCCATTTCGCTAAGAACCTTATAGATATAATTTTCTACAAGGCCTGTTATTAGTGGAACTGGAGCAGACAATATAGATTCTTGACGATGGGGAACTTCGCAGTCTCCTTCCATTTCTGGCAACCCAATATGATCAATTGGTTCCATATAATCCTGTGTTCCGTCTTCTCTGTATTTGGTAGCTATATCGCATATCTGTCTTTCATTGTCTCCATTCTCCTTATTGTTACAAGCTACAAGACCTATATTTTCAGACAAATAATTTATAGGGGCTCCTACAATATCATCATAATCGATAATAAATCTTGATTTCCCTTTAAAAGTAGCGAAATTGCTTTCCACTATAACAGTTTGACCTACAGTAGCCGGGTTGTTACACTCTTTCTGTTCTTCATCTATAACAACCGCATCGTCGTCAATCAATACCCCATCTCCTGCCGTATTGCTATACTGCCATACATATTTCCTATCAACACCTGAGCAATCCGGAGCATATGCGTTTATAGACTGGTATGGGATACTGTCTTTGTTCATTTCCTCTCTTGCCTTATCAGAAGGTGGGGGAACAAGAACGAATGCTGGAGTTTTATAACCAGTAGATGTCTTAAACGAGATAGAAAACGGATACACTTCATTCCTCATATATCCCACATACAACGAACAAGCATTACCATCCTTATATAAATCTTCGTGGGCTACAGACGCCTGCCATTTCAAGAAATGACCCATGAGGGAAACTACAGGCTGTAAATTCCATTCTTTTTCTGCCGTAAGACCATATTGAAGAAGACGGTTTCCGACTGACACTATTCCTCTTGATGTATTATATATGGCTCTTTTTAAAGAAATATGTTCAAATGTTGTCCTCTTATTATTAAGATCAGAATAATAGTATATGGTCTTCTCTGTAATAGGATGAATACCTTCTATAAAATAATCCACTACAGGTTGTGTTTCGCCATTGTATCCTACAGTATTCTGAATAACAGCCACCTTGTAATGGCTGACTTGCCTATCCAGATTAGACACCTTAAGTCTTATACCAAGATTAGTTCTTTCTCCCCATTTACCATCATTTATCCTAATATATTGCTCATCAAATACATGAACAGGGTTAGTCAATGAAGTATAGTTAGTTTTCTCGTTACCAAATTCATCGCACAAGGCCACAGCAAACTGATACACGCCCGCACGTAGGCTGCCCCCGTACTCTATCTGTACCGGCTCTACGCATGGCTGGTCCAGTAGCGGAAACACCCTAAGTTTCTCACATGCCAGAAAACAACCATTCTCCTGCATGAATTTGTCTCTATCATATTCTTTATCGCATATCTTATACCCATGATAATGATACCAAATATCTCCTTCATCATCCGCCGTCAGAGCCTTGTCTACAATAACATACCTGGGAGGATTATAATCGTCAGTCCAGTAAATACATTTCCCACATTTCTCTGTCTTTATTTCTATGGTTTTTATAGGATGATAGATAGAGAACTTAAGGCACGGATCTTGCTCGTTGTCTTCCAGCAAGGTCTTCATGCCAGAACACAACGACTCCGATCCTTCTACCATAGACTCTATATCGGAATCGGATAAGATACTTGTATCGGATTCAGGCTTGAAATAAGTTATCTTAGATACGCCTGTTTCAGGATTTGTTATAAAAAAATAGATATTGCCCGAAGTAAGATCATTCTTGTAACCAATAACCTTAAACCCATCGAAATCAATGCATTTAAGATTACTGTGCTCGTTAGATCTCATCCCAACATTACCATCCTCGGATTCGATGTTGGCATTCAAGGCAAACGTATAATGCTGATCCGTAAGACTCGACGGATGCAGATCTCGGTTCATACCTGTTTGAGGAACCGCTATGTTTCTGTTATCTTCTGCTGCCATTTTATAACTGTTTGTCACAAAGATAGCAAAAGAGATTTAATCATGGATTTCTAAAGTAGGTGAAGAAAAGAAATACATTTTCAGTCTCCTACTTTATCGACCACACCTACATAAAAATCGGGGATAGGATTATCATTGAAATTTCTTATTTGAATATCAATATAATTATAGAAATAATTATCAACTGGATCCATTATCGTCACATTACTTTCTAAAACCCCGTCTTTGTATGAATACGGTTCCTCATGTTCGGAATCAATGTAAAAAATATATCTTGGTAAATCCTGGGTATTAACTGTTAGATGATTATTAAACAAACTGCATTTAGAATGATCAGCAGACAGAAGTAACAATAGAAACGTATATGCAGACTTATCTCTTATTATAATATCACGATTAGATGATACATTAGACAAAACTTTGGATAAATCAAATTCTCCAAAACTTATCTTGAATTTCTTTCTTCTTATTGGAGTTATATATACTGGACTATTAACTACAATATTATTCCATTGAAATTGACTCCCTTCCATTACAGGAGAGAAACAATTACCCATAGCCATATTAACATTTTCAAATCTTCGTCTCATAACATCTACTTACGATTTATATCTTCTACCCCTAATTAACACAGTACCATCACCGCCGGCTCCGGAAAAAACCATAGAGTATCTGACGCCGCCTCCTCCGCCGCCATAACCTCCTCCTCCTTTACCAGATCCGTCTGTTGATCCCCCTGTGCCAGATCCTTCACTGTAATCAGATATTCCTCCTTGGAATTCTACCCCAGTGTTAGTTTCTCCACTTCCGCCACCGGCATTTCTTTTACCGCCGGATTCTCCAAAATCTCTGGTAGTATGACCTTGACCTTTGATTACTCCATACTCTTTTCCATAGGTGTTTCCACCATCCGAAGCACCATCTTGCGTATATGACGAACCGCCGGCACTACCACCATCTCCTCCCTTCCACTTATTAGCTCCCTTTCCTCCATTTGCTTTATAAGACGAACTCATGAATTGAGAATAACCACCATCATTACCAGGATGATTTTCTGCGGTTTGATAAACCTTTGCTCCTCCTTTTCCTACTATTATAGAAATAGATTGACCAGGTTTTACAGCAATAGCTTCTCCGTCTTTCCAGCCTTTGTTATCAGATTTGAAGGTCTTGGTATAACCACCTCCACCGCCGGCAGAGCTGCCACCTCCACCTCCACCAACTAAAAAGACGTCTACGGAAAAACAGCCTTCAGGAACTATCCATGTGTAAATGCCAGCCGGATAAAACCTTATAAGAAAGTCTTCAAGCTCCCTGTCTTTGCCTTTATATTCGAATCTCCTCCTCATAATTTACACAAATATATAAAAAGAATCATTGCGATATATACTACTCTCTGTTGCAGAAGTAACACAATCAACATCTTCATCTGCATTATTAATAAGATCTCTCATTCCATCGTATCTATTAGAAAACATAAAAACGTACCTCTGATCATTTATCTGAAACTTGTATATAATACCCTGTTGTTCACTTGGAGCAGGATAATGGTCAAATCTAATCCATATTGCCATTGGTTCGTAACCGGTAGAGGTGCTTGAAAACGAAAAAGAAACTGGACTCTGAGTATGAATATTAAAGGCTGTTCCTTCTCTAAGCTGATTCAGTACACTATTTATCTTATCCCGGCTAATTGTATCGGATTTGATTTTATTCATTAACTTAAATAATCTGATTCTATCTCCAGGCTCGATTTCTGTTTCCACACAATGATAAATAGCTCCATTACCAGATCTCTGTTCCTCAAAATATCTTCTCCTACTCATAATGATACTCCTTCCTATAATAACCGAGGAAACTAAACCCTTCCGACTCCTTCCTCAAAACATCATGCTTATTCCAATACTTTTCTAAGTCGAAAGCCTCTCTTTCGAATACGATATTATGATATGCCTTATCATGATCGCGATATATGCACAACCTAATCAGGTACTCAATTAAATACCATGTATAGTATAAAAATATTGGAATAAGGGACAGCCATAACATCCACCATCCTGCATTACCGAATAAGAGACACAATCCTATTGTAAGCAATGATATAAACATACCAAAATAAAATAACGTATGATACTGATTACAATGCGCCTCCTCATGATATTCGGTTCTCAATGATATACTATCACGTTCGGTAAATACGGCTCCAAATAACATAATTGTTTTGTAGCCGTCAATGAACGTAAATAACTTAGCTATCTTAGAATTGTAATAGATTTTCATTTTCCGAATTTAATTTTGTACCAGTTACACAATATCAAAAACTCAATAGGTGAATTAACACCATCCCATTCCCATTTATCTAAAAAGGCCCTGAGTTTATCTCCTTCAACGCATTCGGCTTCTTGCAAGAAGACAAGATGAGGCATAAATAACTCCGATCCTTCCAAAGACTTATTAAAGAACTTAACCAGCCTCTTATTAAATCCAGGACCGTACCATGATTTTTCATTTGTGGATCCAAGACAATAGTAAGAATTATTTTTGACTTTAATGCCAAACCATTTACATACATATGGATGATATACTCTATCTGCTAAAAATATAAATGGTTTATACCATAGGCAATGCCAGAATGTACTGCACTCGCCTCCGAACTTCTTAAAAGCCCATCTGAACCCTCCAGAAAAATACCAGTTATTAGCTCCTCTCTTAACCTTAACTTTGTATTTAAGATTCTTGTTACGATTACTAACCCTATCCCACGGCTTAACCTTATCGGTGTCCATATCAGGAAGAAATGTCCAATGATGAAGCAAGGCGCTGTAATAAGGATTGTATATCTTGTGTCTGTTTCTAATAACGTACTCAAAAATATCGTATCCTGCTTGCCCGGCTTCTTCAAATCCTTTTTCTGATAAGAAAGCTAATATCGGAGCCAGATTCCAGATCTGATCTTGTGAAGTAAATGGGGAGAAACATGGATCTTCGTCTTTTAACTCTATACCATTAGTATATCCAGAACTTATCTTAGTAAGACCGAACTTATCGGCATCTTCGCTATGGATATCGTCTCTTAAGAAAAATCCTTTTTCGAATTTGAAATAAATACCTTTGTTACTATTAAAAAATAGATCATAAGTAGTATCGGCAAGGCGAGTAAGTACCAGTATGGCATTACGAACATCGTCTTCTGTCTTATTGCCAAGAATTATTTCCGTGTATAGGAACTGGAGATACTGGGCCAGGTTAATGGTTCCGTCGACGACCCAGCCTACCCCGTCCTTCACCGACGACAGTGGGATGCACGAGGCCTGCTCTGTGTAACTGGAATCGTAAACGAAATCTCGGTAAAACACCTCCTTGATCTTATTGTATTTATTCCAAAGGCTTTCCATGTCTTAACCTATAACAATAACACAATCACGCTTTTCCTTATTATAAACCATCGTACCCATCTTAGTGTACAAACCTTTTATATTTTGGTAATTGGTTTCACCATGAGCCGAAACGTTGGTAGTGATGCTGTCAGAGTAAACCTCCTCACCACCTTCGTTAATGAAGTTAAATCCTTGTTTAACCATCTCTCCTCCAAGGTAGGCTGTAAAAGACACAACGACATTTCCTCGCCCTCTATTCCCATACCAATTACCATAGATATCAGCATTGATATTAGGTTCTGACTCGTCCATGCCCGGCGCTGACAGCAAGGTCTTCATCTTAATAAGTGCCCCTTCAAGACCGGACTGCATGTTATCACCACCATAAACAAGGTAATCACCTACCTGTTGTTGGGTGGTGGCCCACTGCTTACTCCATCCAACGTACTTGTTATCCACATTTGATATGCCTGTGTTAGTAAAACCGGTTGCAGTATCAAAATCGGAACCGTCTTCCGATTCCCATCCGTATCTAAGAACAAGATAATCGAACTCAGGAATTACAACAACCTGCTCTCCGGCAGCTTGTGTGATTGTAACATTCTTACTCTCTCCACCAGCCGTTACCTTAGCTACACCACGGCGATCTTCGGCTACCGGATTCGGTCCGGCTGTGAAAAGGATGTTTGCCGGCCCCACGCCTCTCATTTTGTCGGCGGTTACTATTTCGCTTGCACTAACTTCTAACATTTTATCTCATTTTAAATATTTCGAATACGTATATCCAACTCAACAAAAATACTATCGGGCAGTACATTGTCTCTACCAAACTCGCATCTCCTTTAAATTGCCTGATTGACCAAACAATCATAGACGCAATAACACCAAGCAAGTATATGAATATAACGACTTCTGTCATACCAATTTAAGTATATTATCGATTACAGGATACGCCTTAGTATATATCTCAAACTCAGCACGGCGCCGTCTAAGAGGTTCGTACATGCCTTTCAATGTCATACCCATCATCTTAAGTTCGGTCTTAGCATTTTTCAGCTTAACCAAATCTTGCTGTGCATACAACTTGAACAAATCGGCTGCTCCTTGTGCTTCTCCATTATACATCAGTTCCTCAAAGAATCTCATCTTCACAAAATTATCGACATAATCCAGGACCAGACCCTGCGGCGTGTCTGGTATGATTATGTTAGATTCTCCGTCAAAAGGAAGAGACCGGTACTGCATGTAAATAGGACCATCGAAATTAGCATACAGGAATCCGTTTACGATATTTATCTCATACGGACTATCCTTTACTACCTTATTCCGGCATTTACTTAAACAAGAATCACGAAGCATAGGCTTAGCAAGACCTAACATCACAGGCCGGTCATAATAGCAACGAACTTCATGATCGCGATCGTGGGTGTTGATATAAAATTTTTCAACTATCACCTTCTCGCATTCGTCTTTACAACATTCATTGCAAGAACACCACCTATAACTTCTTTCGGTACGTTCTTTCCACGCTATTGTATTTTGAAGCTCTGGTATCACCTTATCACCTTCCGGTACCTCATATCCCTTGAAATCGCATTTAAATGCCAGAATAAGATCAAAGTAATCTCCCGGCATACGAGCCTGTCCTCGCTTGACGTCCACTACCGCCTCTTTGCGCATAGTAATATCGCCTCCAAACTTCTTCAGGGCAATTTCTACCCATTTGTAGATGGATACCTCATCTATCAGATCACGCTTGTCAAATGATCTTAAAGATGATTTTAATTCTATGATATATTCCTCAACAGTCATCGTAAAAAAAATATGGAGGACAGGAAACGAACCTGACCTCCACAAAGATATTAATAATCTGATTAATGCCCTATTTTGCTGTTTTAAAAATTAAGATCTTCAAACTTACCGTACTTTAGAAACGTGCTTCTACATTTCCCTTTTATACCATTGAGCGTAACTTCATATCCGGCACCAGTCATGTATATTGTTTGCTGATTAACTCTTTCCCCGGAGTACTTATCCACAAAGTAAGATCGATAAACACCAAACTTATTTTTAACGATATCACTGTATAGTCCCCATTTACCCTGCCCGTTCCTGAACATGAATTTCATTTCTTCAAGAAACATACGGAGATTCTTTTCGGCAATAATGATCCCATTTTGTTCAAGCTTCTTCGCAATATCTCTAATCAACCACATATTTTCATGGTCAACTTTCTTAAATGATTCTGCAAACTCCACATCAGGACGCTGCTCTTCTATGGTCTTAATCGCCTGTTGTCTCTCCGCCTCTGCTTGCGCCCTCTCGGCTATGGCTCTATTTTTGGCATCAATCTCGTCAGCTAATGCTCTTAATGCAGATGGATAGTCTTTCGGTGTTATAGAATAGGAGCCGGTTTTTCTTATAGAGGGAAGAACTTCAGATGTTACCCATTTCTTGAATTTTTTAGCAAAATCCATCTTTGATCCAAAAATTAGGCTATACAATCCAGACTCATTGATTATCAGTATTTTAGTGTTTGGAGTGTAGGGACGGAACGTTTCGTTCCACCCTTGAGTATCAGGTACTTTCATTATTAGTCTATCATCTTCATCAACGTGATCCCTTATCGCTTTTCTCGGATTAGTGTACCCTAAAAATGAAGCTATAGGAGATCCTATAAAATACGGTTCTTCGTCAATAATAATAATTTTTAGCTCTCCAAAATCTGAATTTTTGAAAGATGATACGGTTTTAACCTCTTTGCTAAATTCCATTTCGTTGGATTCCGACGTCAAAATAATGTTACTGTTCTTCGCATTGTTTTGAAAATTGCTTACATTTGTTCCCATAATAGGAATTTTACTTTTTATATCCGCCAGCCTGAGAAGGTAGACGGATATGCAAATATAGCGATTAACCTATATCAATAAAGGGTAATCGCTATATTTTTTTTACATGTTCCTATGATTGAGTTCTCGATCTTCGAAAACTCTCTTAATCTGGAAATCTTTAAACACCCTTCTTTTAGCAAGTATTTCATTGTACATAAATCGGTATCTTCGTCCTTTATTCATTTTAACCCTTAACTTCTTTTTTAAACTATCTTGTATTACAAAATGGTAATATCTTTTGGAGTCTGCGAAATCCATAGCCAGGTGGTTGTAGAGGTAGCCGTTGGTGCCGAGCCTGCTCACGATGTCCAGGTCCCGCCTGACGGCAAAGCGCTGCCCTGGTATAAGTACATGGCATAAGTATCCTACGTTATCTACGTAAACACCGGCATCAGCTTCCACATAATGTTCTGATACGGTTTTCCATATAATAGACAACAGTCTTAAAACCTCTCCTCTGTCTCTTATCATGCCTTTCTTAAAACCATTCTTTCTTTTCATAAGACGATGGTAGTAGGCTACAAAATACGGTGATTGTATTGATGTTCTTTTCATGTCACTAAATTATAAAAAAATGGGTCTTGGTTTCACAACTAAGACCCAAATAAGGATAAAAATGTTTCGTTATTGAACAATTTGACTTTTTTGATTAGAATCAAGATTCGGATTTTCATCAACAGGAATCTGTAGCCTGAATGCTACTTCCTTTATCGTCTCTGCCACTACGTACTCAATTAACTTAATAGGGCAGATAAATTCGTATTCCCATTCAGATTCACACCCTTTAGGTGTAGGATCGCAGGCCATTAACTCCAGCGCCTTCTTTCTTCTTGTTGTAAAGAACTCTACGTTAATAAGCTCTATATGAAAATCCGGTATATAAATATAGTCGTTTTCTACATAATAAAAAGGACGACGTTCTTTAACGTATTTAGCATACGGTCTTTTTTGTTCATTGCGATACGACTTTATTTCAGCGAACTTAAAAAATATAGTGTTATCTACGTTAGTCACCTTAGTAATAGCCGGTCTAAGGGCAGAATAAAGAAGTCCTGGAAGTTTATGCTTTGAACGCATAAGTGTATTACACAACGCAAATTCGGCATCACAACAAACTATTTTGTCAACTTCAATCATCTCCAAACAAGTAACGTAAGTCAGGAGCCGGTGGTCGCCAAGCAATGTCCCATCATCCCATCTCTGGGCTGTATAAGATTCGGCTTTGGTTCTACCGATATTCAATATCCATCTCCGACTAACATGTGAATCTTTGTCAAGGGCATGAATACCGTTTACAACTCTTGATACAAATTCACCATTTGTAATCATACTCCCCTCCTTTCTTTTGCTCTGGATTCTCTTGATTTAGCATTCAAGATCCTCATATAAATCTCTCTTTCGCTCATGCCGGATATGGTTTTTATAGCCTCATCCAACATAACTTTCGTATATAAAGGTTTAGGGAATCCCTTTATCTTAACAGGATCAGGAACTAACTTCGCCTTCCGATATTCATAAAATCTTTTAGAAGTTACATTAAGATAAGAAATAGCCTCTTCTCCGGTATAGTACTTAGCCGGATTAGCAAGTTGCGTCCATGTCTCAAGATCGTTGGCTGTAAGATGATCGCATTCCCCGCTTAAAAACATCTCCTTTATCTTATCGCATACCGCCGCACCACTTTTACGCAGCGTCTCTGTCAGAATTTCTTTCATTTTCAAAACATCCTGTTTTAAATCTTAAAACAATAGAGGCAATGATTATCAACAGAGTAACAGCCATAACAGACCACACTACTATATTGTGCTCAATAGGCATCTCAATATTAACCGTAACCCATTCTACACAGATATTAAAAATCATGCTATAGATCAATAACCTATGCCATATACAAAACCTGAACATTCTTGAAAAAGCCAAGAGAAATAGGTCCCATGATAGAGAATGACCTAATATCGGATACAGCCAATTAGTGATACTAAAAGGATAAAACTCATCAAAAATGCTGGCTAACATAATAACCTGCATCAATACAGGATAGTACTTCACAAACGTCACACAGACATTCCCTTGCCCTTTGCTAATAAACTTGTTGCTCATAATAAATTGTTGTTATGTTACTAAAATGGGGAAGGTGATCAGCACCTTCCCCTGGTTTTCAATCACTTTTTAGTGCTCGTCTTCTTTCTTTTCATCTTGCCTCCAACACTACCGCCTTGGCGCATTTTAGGTTTGTCTTTCTTATCGACTTCACCACCCTGACGAGCTTTCTTTTTACAAGCCATGATACTAAAATTTTAAAATTGAATGATATGCAATATTAATCATTTTTATTCTAATAGACAATACTTAAAACAAAATAATATAATCCAAAAAACATTCAAGGGAGAGAACTAAATCCCCTCCCTTGTTAATTATGCTGGATTAAGATTCATCTGAGAATAAAAGTATTTTAAAGTTCCTCTCTCATCACCGCACTCAGCTCCATCTACGATAAAGTTGCAAGAAGCAGGTGACTCATTATAGACATTAAATATACCACCATTCTTGGAAATACCTGCTTTTTCAAATTGTCTAACAGTAGCACTCTTATACAATTTGCCGTCATAGGATACGTTTATAGTTCGTATATACCATGTAGTATTCTTATTCTCATCTCCAACATGAACATATCCTGCCAATATACCTCCCGCTACAGCTCTGAAATACGAACAAGAGCTTCCAGGCTGTATTCTCTGGGTTGAAGTTCCAATGCTTATAGTAGCTCCAGGTATCTCACGATAATCAGCATCCACCACCTTAATATCACAGGTGTAGATTCGGATATTTCCATTTTCATCACCAGTCCATTCGAATCCGGCAATACACTTACCGGCGCCAGGAATACAAGAAACATTATTCTTCCCATATGTAGCCCAAGAGCCGTTTTTCAATGTAATATGCGCCGGAACAGGTTTAGCCTCTGCCTTTCCTTCTTGGTTGACTGTTATGTTAACAGTCTTCCCAGACTCATTTTGCTTCAATGTCACAGTGCCACTTCTGGAAGATGAAGAGCTGTTTGCGGATGAGATTATTACAAATGAATAATCATAGCCTGACAAAACAGGACAATTTACTCCTGACGGTTTTTCTGTAACTTCTGTAACCCAACTTGGCTTAGATGATACAGTGTATCCTATCTTACTTCCATTCTTTTTACTTTTTAATTGAATACATAAATATGAGTTATTTGCACCTCCATTTGCATCGGCATTCCAAGTGCTTTGGTTGGTACTAAATTCGTAAGTAACTGCAACATCTTGTGTGATGCTAAGAGTAACAGTCTTTCCAGATTCCTTTTGAACAAAAACAATGTCACCAGATCTGGAAGAAGATGTTGTATTGGCAGATAATGTCACCACAGCCTTCATGCTTTCAGATGTCTGGTCTCTGTAATCAACAGAACACCAAGAAGGTTTCGATTTAACAGAATATCCTATATATGAATCATTCTTAGTACTTATGATAACTTCTTCAATATTCTGAGATTCTCCAGTTACAGACCTTGACTTGCTCGTTCTTCCATCATGGAACTGAAATTCATATGGAGCATATCCGCAACTTCCAATAACATACTCTTCTTTAGTATCAGAATTTCCGCAATCATCGTAACGAATAAACTTAGTTTTGGTTCCATTACATCCATTTTCTTGCCAAGAACCGTAAGATCCGCAATTACAGCAATTTCTACAACTTACAGAATATTGACGATCTATGCTACCAGAGCAACTATCACGATAAGCATTGTACTGAGTATGACCTACGCAATCTCCTGTTCCATAGTAAGACCAGTCAGTACAAGACTTTCCACCTCCATTAACCCATCTTGTGTCGTTGTAAGAAGAAGAACATGGATTGGTGTCACGTTGTTGCTTCTGAGACGTACACCCGTCACAACGGGTGCTTCCGGTATCCGACCAAGAAGGTGTTGTGCTATCAGGCAAGCAATCAGCATTCTTATTAGCTACTGCCTGACCTTGGGAATTTACAGCATCTTGAGCCTTCTTATTGGCATCAGCTTGACTGATATTGGACGTAAATGGACCACCCACCTGATCTTGGGTTACGGTAACAGACGAACCATGCTGACAGCTTCCGCAATTGTTTCTGGTGAAGACCTTACTTGCCTTACCGGTCCAAGTACAAGTGCCCTGTGCGTCAGCAAGAGCCTGACCTTGGGCCTCAACGGCAGCCTGAGCCTTACTATTTGCGTCTTCTTGACTTACGGTAGACGTAAAAGGACCGCCGGTTACATCATCTTGGTCTATAGTAACCTCAGATCCGACACCTCCATCAGCACACTGTTTTGTAAATTGCTTGCTATATGTTCCGGTCCAGGTACATACCTTATCTCCACCTTCTACCCAGCGTTCATCTGCTCCACCATAACATTCGTTGGTATTGACTTGCTTCTTATAAGATTTGCCTCCTTCACATTTGGTTTCAAGTGGTTCAGAATCTACCCATACAGGATCGGTGTTGTCCATTTCGCATGTCCCGTTCTTGTTAACATAAGCCTGACCTTGGGCTTCTACGGCTTCCTGAGCTAATCTATTTGCCTCTTCCTGGCTTTCATTAGAATAGAACGGTCCACCTACCATGTCTTGTGTTACGCTCATCGGAACACCATGCTGACATGATCCGCAATTGTCTTTCGTAAATTCCTTGCTATATACGCCTACGAACCTACATTTGCCTTTTTGGTTGGCAATATTCTGTCCTTGAGCCTTAACAGCTTCCTTGGCCTTATTATCAGCATCTTCTTGACTTACGAAAGAAATAAAAGGATTGCCTTCAACATCAGCTTCACTTACTTCTACTTCCGTTCCTGAATCCGGTATCTCACAATCGTTTTTCTGGAACGTTTCTGTATAATGACCGGTCCAGCTACAAACCTTATTCCCGCCATCTACCCAACGTTCTTGATTGTGAGTTTCAGAACATTCGTTGGTATCATGTTGCTTTTTCTGAGACTTACCTTCATTACATCTAAGTTCTTCCGGAACAACGTCTTCCCATACAGGATCGGTGCTAAGTGGCGTACAGTTGCCGTTTTTATTAACATAGGCCTGGCCTCCTTCTTCTACGATCCTACGAGCTTCTGCGTCTGCCGCATCCTGGCTTTCTGTAGACGTAACAGGACTACCATTAACCATTTCGGCCGTAACCTCCATTTCTACACCCTTATGGCAAGCTTCACATTCAGGAACGAATCTCTTGCTGTAATGACCGGTATAGACCGTCATATTCTCACAATTACCCTTACTGTTAGCAATAGCCTGTCCTTGTTCTTTGACAGCAGCTTTAGCCTTGTTATTAGCATCATCTTGACTCACGGTAGATGTGAAAGGAGCACCAACAACATCTTGTTCGGTTACAGTAATCTTAGACCCTACCTGACCTTCATTACAATCGTTTTTGGTAAATTCTTCACTGTATTTACCAGTCCACGTACAATGGCCGTCCCGGTTGGCTATGGCCTGGCCCTGCTGCTCGACGGCAGCCTGAGCGAGCGCGTTAGCCGCCTCCTGGCTTTCGTATGAAGTAAAAGGACCACCAGTTACATCGTCTTGGTCTACTGTTACCTGCGAACCTACGCCTTCTCCGTCGCAATTGTCTTTTGTGAATACCTTGCTATATACACCAACAAATTGGTTTTTATCTATGCAAGTGCCTTTCTTATTTGCAAGATCCTGTTTCTGTTCTTCCATAGCAGCCTGAGCGAGCGCGTTAGCCGCCTCCTGGCTTTCCCTTGATACAAAAGCATCCGGGTATCCAGCAAGATCCTTTTCAGTTAAATCAACAAAGCTTCCGGTCTGAGATTCAGCATCGCAATCATTTTTCTGAACACGAGCCGAAGCCTTTCCGACGAAATAATTTGGATCAGTAACGCATTCTCCATTCAGGTTTGCCTGATCCTGACCATTTTTCTCTATATCATCAAGAGCTTTCTGATCAGCATCTTCTTGACTTACGTCTGATGTGTATTTACCGGCTTCTACCGTGTAAGTGTAAGGTGCTCCGATAAACCCATCTTCGCAGTCATTCTTATAAAATACTTTCGACTTCTCTACGTTATACCATAAATTGGTTTCACAGGTGCCATGCTCATTAGCATACCCTGGACCTTCAGCTTCCAAGGCTTCCAAAGCCTTCTGATTAGCATCTTCCTTAGAAACAGAAGAAGAGAAACGGCCGTCTTCTACAACGTACTCTACCATAGATCCAACTTCAGTTACCTCACAATCTGTCTTTTGGAACATTTTGGATTTCCTGTCGTTGTACCATTTTATGGTATTGCAAGTGCCATGAGAATTAGCATAGTCTTGACCTTTGGCATTCAACTCGGCTTCAGCCTTACGGTCAGCATCCTCTTGGCTTATGGAAGAAGATAACTGCCCGGCTTCGATCGTCATCGTAACCAAACTTCCTTCTTCGGTATCAGGATCGCAGTCGTTCTTTCTAAACGACTTTGATTTCTTGACATTGTACCATAATATGGTTATACAACGACCATGCTCATTAACCCAGTTCTGACCATTTTGCTCAATGTCTCTCATAGCCTTGTCATCAGCATCAGACTGAGATATGATAGACGTGTATTTTCCGGCCTCAACAACGTACTCAAGCTCTTCCCCTTTCTCTGTCTCAGGATTACATCCTTCTTTTGTGAAAAGAGCCGACTGCCTTTTATTTCTATAAACTACCTGTTCTTTTTTTCTATGAACTACCGTACATTCTTCAGATACGCTACCATCCCTGGAAGACACCCTTATCTTGACACTTCTGTTGGCACCAGTATCATTTTCATCAAAGTAAATATTAACCTTACTGTTAAGACTGCCTTCTTTCTTATCTATGTTCGCCCAACAATTACCTACTTTCATTCGCTAATCCTCCATCTTAAATTTTCGGGAGTTGTACTTACGTTGATTACCTCCTGTGATCCATCTGAATCAAGATCAACAACATCCTTGTCCAGGTAGATTTCCTCCTTATCCACAGACTCGCATTCAACTATTTCAATAACATAATCTTTTATATTACTTTCTATACTTAACTGCGTGCTTGTTTCATCACCCTCAATTTGTTCAAATTCCTTATCCAATTTAATGTAAGGAACGACCTTTCCAGGCTGATAAATAGGAATCAGTACACCATTTATAGTTATGTTCTCATTAACTTCATTCCCATCCTCATTGCCAGGCATGGAAACAATCATCGAAACCTGGAACGTGCCTTCAAGACCCGGATCACCAGGGAAACCATAATCAAGCCTAATATCATTGACGTCAATATTAAGACCGGAAGCGGTAGTAAATGCTTTTATGACACCCTTTATATCTTTCTCACCCGTAATAAGGGCATTGATCGAAGCGGCGTTGGTAGTAATAAGGATCTGCTTATCTCCACCAGATATAGGGAACTCCAGCCTGCTAACCGAGACTTCTGTGATCTTAATACCTTTTTGCTTGAAAGTAATGGCTTTCATGCTTTCGGTATCGGACTTCTTCACAATTCGGATAGTGATCCTATCTTCCCTTCCTTTCCAAGATGGAGCATCGAAATTCATTTTATCACGACCGACACCTTCCTTCTTGTCCGAGGTAAGCCAAGAACCATCATCCATCTTATATATTTTCTCTCTCGACATAATTATCCTCCCTAATTTAAAGTGTCAACTCCCATTCAACTCCATCATCGACAACCACCTGAACCGTAGCCGTACCTCCTGTAGCTTCAAATGTTATGTCAGTAGGAATAACGTCGAATATCTCTTGTACACCTACACATCCTAAGCCGCAGATAATGTCCTTAAACCATTCCTCTTTAGCATATTTTTTAAGAACCTCTTTAAAGAACTCACGAAGCCAATCCGAATCAATGGATTCCTTAAGTATGGTTTCTATTATTTCCTTAAGCCAAGATTCGTGCATTTCCTCTTTCAGAATCTCTTTAATAAGCTCGACAATGGTTTCTTTATCTAACTTATCAGAAGGCACAGAGCCATCAACGAGATTACCCCCACATATAAATCCTTTGCATTTTTCTGCCATTTCTTATCCTCCTAAATTAACAATGGAACCCATAAGAACTATTTGCTTCTTCTCGGTACACAACCCTCACTTCAGCAAGTTCATCCTGTTGACACATATCCCGGCAGAACCTAACAGTACGACCCTGGACTTTATACATATCAGAAGGTACGACACCCCCGCAATAAGATACAAGCAAAATCTCTGCCGGATCTTTCTTTAGAACCACATGAGAAGTACCGTCAAACACTTCTGTATTGACAGATCCACTTACGTTAATAGCCCTTGAAACGTATTTAGCTAAATTAGCCAAAGCCCCGTTTAAAGGCATACCATGATACAAACCAGCTTCTTCTATAGTTTCTCCATCATAGAATATGTTAGAAGAAGGAATATTGCAATGATGCGGGCGTTCGCACCCATCATGACTGCCAAGACAACCGTTACCTGTTATTGCCATTGTTACTCAAAATATTTATTTTTTGTTTTAAAAATTCTATTTCCCTATCCTGATATTCCATACGGCATATCATTGCGTTGATTAAAGCCGTAAGATCAGATTTCTGAGCCAGACCAAAGTAGCCAGCGTTGATGCCGTCAGCGCAGTACACGCAGTTCGTGCATGTATATCCGTCCGGGCATGGCACCGGCGTCTCGTCCACATGTGGAACATATACGTGTTTACCACTTAAGTCCTTACCAATTTGTGCACTCTTTTCCATTTTGAAGTTGTTTTTCAAGTTTTTCAACTCTTTGTTTTAAAAGCGTATTTTCTTCAACCATCCTATCCAAAAACTTATCTATGTTTTCAAAAACCAGCTCTATATTATGCATAACCTCATTATAAGGCATGCCTGGAGTTAATTTGGATATGAATGTCTTGCATCCTGTATAATGAATGCAATGATCGCTTAAATGACCATACGGGCAATCGCATTCTTTTGGAAGAATCTCGCAATTGTCCGTACAGTCATTACACGGATCAGACCCGATACAAATATTAGATCTCAGAATATCAGGTCTGTCATCTTTACAAGTGTTACATGAGTTCATGACTTTCTTTTTTTTGGTGCAAGATAGCATTTTTTATCCACACCATCACAATAAGAAGTCAATCAATGTATTCTATGTTATTATTCGCATTTTTTCTTTTTAAGCCTATATTCTTTTCCATACTTTTTTTGACACTCTTTACACATATACTGATAGCCATGACCTTTTATGTAATAAAATTCAGATACAGATTTCACCTCGTTGCACGCATTACATTTTTTTACAGTCCTATCTCTCTTATAAGGCAATATTCCATTATCGTTCCAGCCCGATAAAGCTTTGTCGTAAGCATTTCTTGCATCTTTAACATCACAAAACACACCTAAATGATATTGTATCTTATTTATCTGAATGCAAGCACCATATTTATTTATCTTCTCAAAGTAATGCACTCCCCTTCCGTATTTTGAAACCTTTGACCTACATATATTCTCTCTATTTGTGAGTTTTCTTAAATTACTAAGATTATTATTTAACTTATTATTGTCTATATGATCTATTACCAAATCATCTTTTACCTTACCATTAAAAGACTCATATACTATCCTATGCACCCTCATTTTGCTCTTTCCACTCTTAGCACTTGAAAGCGTCACCTCCTCGTAACCATATATATTAATACGAGTCTTCATTACAGTTCCTTTTTTAATATTGAAAATAATACCAGTATCACTTACTGCATATATACCTTCATACCCAACAACGTTAATAACTTTCATGTATCAATTATTATATCCACATGGCAAATATAATGATTACTACGATTAAAATAATAAATTATTCGGATTTATTTTATTCGCATTCAGATTACGAGGCGAACAATTGCCATTGTTCGCATTACCGCCGAAACGAGCAGCCAATTCTTTTTAACCTTTTTCTCAACCGTTATTTGCTATTTCAGAGGTCAGATCCCAATGTAAAACTTGTTAGCAGACTAACGGATTTCATTGAATAGATTTTTATTGTTTATAATGTTAACTATCTCTGTTGTCTAATGATATTGCAAATGTATGTATAATATTTTATAGCTACAAAACAATTTGTATTAAATATTTTAAATTTTTGTTTTGTAGCTATAAAATATTATATTAACAAGATACGGCTGCGCCGTGATATAGTATATAAGGCTGCGCCTTATCGCTGCGCTTATGATGGCTGCGCCATCAATGGGTTACACCCATCAAACCTGCGGTTGACTGACGTCTAATAACAACTGGGCAAGGCCGCAATAGGAGCGATCCGTAGCAGAAGCGGCGCTATTCGCATACAGAGAACGAGGCGAACAAATGCCATTGTTCGCATTACCGCCGAAACGAGCAGCCACTCTGGACTTTATACCAACAGATGAAGCCCAGTGGCAATTGTCCCATGGATAAAAACATTCTCCTGTTCCGATACTTCCCCCTTTTTTATCCTTCCATCCGGTATAAGGAATACGGTGTAAAGCAAAACTATCTCCTAAATTCTGGGTAGTTGCTATCTTTTTATATTTAGATTCAAAATTAAAAACCTCACCATTATTTATAGTAGACCTTTTCTCATATGTCCATTTCTTTTGATCTGGCTCTATATAAATATCAATAGTATTACCTATTAGAGTGACATTAGGATCATTTAAACAAGTCCCTACCTGTTCGTATCCTCCTCCACAATACCTAAAGACATCTCCAGACAAATTCATGCCATCATACAAAGACATCCTTAAAATAACTTCCAAATCAAATTCTGCCGGTTCGTCATTTTCGTTTAAGGCTGATATAGTGCCGGTCATTTCCTTAAATACAATAACATTCATATGACCTTCAGCCATACTCTTGGCTCCCTGGACGTTCTTATACCAGTATTTTCCTCCATAAAAATCAAACTCTGATCCTTCTTCTACGCCTGTCTCGAATGCAAAAGAAGCCGCCATCTGGCTTTCCATGCACTGTTCTTTAGGACACTCTGAATTTATGAGGTAAGAGAAGTGAGCTTTTTTAGTAGGTTTATAATGGATAATAGAAGAACTGTTGTTCCATGTGGCATACATCCATGTATCTTCTCCTTTTTTACGGTATTTCAATCCTCCGTATTTATGGTAATTAACATCATTACCTACCCCGGAGTTACTTGATATCCCTGATCCAAAAGTATCTGGATTAACCAAGTATTTAGTACCGTACAGCATTTCAAGGTATATGATATAAGCATTTAAGGTCAAGAACCCACCTTCAGAAAAAGGATAAGAAGATTCTGGATCTACGTTATTAACCCTTGAATACTTAGCTATATTGATCTGATTTACATCATTGCCTCTCGGATAAGTTCTTCCATTTAGAAACATCGTGCAGGCGTTACCAGCTCCGGCTCCAGATTTACAATTTGTTTCTCCTTCATACAAGAAAAAGAAAGATCTTGCCTTGGAGTCTACTGTACATACCGGTCCAGGAGATAAGGCTGTGGGCGGCAGCACAGGGCACGTCTGGCGCAGGTCAAGTCCGTCCAGCATAGGAACCGTGTCTGCGTCGTACACACCAGACCATATTTTCCCACTTTTACCAACTACCTTATCAACTACATACAGACTCTTGCTACATCCTAAGAATATGCTATAATTCTTTGAAGTAGTCTCCCAAGGTCTTAAAATCCTTACCTCTGATCCTGATACATTATAAAGTTTTTGACCAATACCATACTCTTCGTAAAAAGCCTTAGCGTCAAATGCTCCAGCATTACAATACTTATTTTTATGACCGCTATCCAAATACAACTCCACATCACATTCGGCTCTCATTTCCTCGGTTATGCCTACCGTAGGAGCAAAATCTCCATTTTCAAATCTAAGGAGATTGTTCTTACGAAGCTTTCCAACCGGACGCACTTTGTCTCCGGTATTTTGAGTCATGTCTATAAGGTAAAAATCCCAAGAAGGGAGAAGGCTTTTGTCGCCAACTGATTCCGTGGCTTCTGGAGGAAGCTGGTCCTCAGCCCAAGCGGATGCCGATCCTGAAGCACCTTCTTTAAGAACGTTGAAAGTATTACCATCAGACAAAACAAAAGGTTCAGATCCCTCCCCTTTCTTCGATAAAAACTTTTCCCTTTTACCAACTTGATTAACGACGATGCTCTTCTTAGCCTTATTCCCTTCATCGGAAATAGTGTAATTCAAAGTCGTATCAAGACCTTCATTTATTTCAGAAAACACCGACACCAGTTTATCGTTCTCACCTTCTGTCGGATTAAATTTTACGTTGCTCATTTTCAAAAATCAAATTTGCATTCATCAACAACAGGCTCGCATTTGGTATTTTCATTAACCCATTTCATGCCCTCTTCTTCCAGTATCTTCTTAGCCTTTTCATTGGCATCATCAACGCTAATGAAAGACGTTACGGTACCGGCGTATATCCTCCTGTATTTCTCAGGAGCCTTCCATCCTTCCTTACAACGTTTACTAAACCAACCATGTTGATCTTCGTTGTAATAAACGGTTTTACATACTCCAGATTCGTTAGCGGCAGCCTGCCCTTCTTGCTCAAGAATCTTCGCAGCTTCGTAGTTGGCTATTTCGGTACTGAACTTAGACCATACACGCCCGGCCTCTACCACGTGATGTGTGGGTTGTTCTTGTTTTTGACCATCAGGACAATCATTTTTAAAGAAATCCCCTTCCTGTCTTGTGTTATAATATACCTCGCAACAGCCACCTACTTTATTAGCATACAACGGACCTTCTTTCTCCGCAAACTCTTCCGCTTTCCTATCTGCATCATCTTGGCTTATATCCGAACAAAATTCAGCTTCATGAACGATAAACGTTTCTTCAGAACCAAGATCTTCCGGACAATCCGATTTCTTGAAAGCTTTTCTGTATTCTTTGTTGTAATACATCTTTTTCATGACAAGATCTTATTAAGTTCTTCTTTGAATTTATGAATCTCGTCCGGACACAACCCACATTCCCCTTCACAGACGATTCTTCTCATACGATCTATTTTAAAAACCGTATCCATATCAGGCTTGATACCTACCTTATACTTATGATATTGTAGATACTGATCAGCCTTACATGCTATAAAACGATCAGCACACTCACATAAGTAAGATGAAGGGAAAAGAATTTGCTGTGTACTTCCGGTAGCTGCCATATCACCTTGACGTAAAATACCTGGCGTATTCTTTATTTATGTATTCAGAATAAGTAGCAAGATCATCCGGATCCGGGCACTCGTTCTTCAAATTAACGATCCAGCCTCTTACCAGTTTTTGAATATCAGCATACCTTTTACTTACACCTCCTACAAACCTGAACTTGCGATGAAGGTCTATGATTTTCTTGTCCAATACAGCAAGTTCATCATATTTCTGAATACAAGCCGCATTAGAATCAGCTTTAGGTGTCGTATTCGACTGAGGCTTTATAGCCCGACTTTTATTAACAGAAGCAATGTTGCTTCTTCCGCATCCACATCCCATAATTTATTGATATTTAATTTATTATATTTTGCAACCACAATTTTCACAATTATTGAGAACGTAAATCAATTTAGATGCTTTTTCGTATAATTGTTTTACGTTTTCAAAATTCCCTAATCTCATATTAGCTTCAGCCGCAGCCAGCAGAAACTCTATTTCTTTTATTTTGTCAATAACGTCATCATCCTCATGATCGCATAACACAGTTGACCTGGCCCATATCTTATCTATGTTAAGACGGATCAGATCTGTTTTTAAATACTTTCTGTTAAATGAATAAGAGGAAGGACTGCCTTTTATGGTAATATCGTATATACCATCTTTCAGGTTTTCAAAATCATTTCCGCGACCCGGATTTATGCCAAGAGTCTTACTGTTGAATACATTCAGCTGATTCTTACCAAGATAATAAACATACTTATTCTCATCTTCAGGTGGTACAATCTCTATAATAGCCGGTCTGTCTGCCAATATCCCCCATTCCGACTGATCGGCTATGCGAAGCGTTTTAGGGTTGTTGGTGCTTATAACCTCAAAATCAAGATGGATGTTGTTCATGCTCTCCTCCCACCCCATTCTGGTAAGGGAATCATCGTATCTGGCTGTTATATCAGCTCCCTCTACCTCAGTGCTATTAACACGTACCTCGGTACCATTTATCTTGACTCCTACTATTTGGGCCACCAATGACTTAGCCATACCAAACATAGGAACAATGATTTCACCGTTGTAATCAGTTCCTTCATTTGGATACTGTACTACCTCCGTCTTGTACAGACCATCATTTCTTCTGGCTACTATTCTAATAACCATCTGATTTTCTACATCGTAGTCGGTCATTACTATCCTGACATAGAAAATGTTATTTCTTATCTGTGGTAAAATATCGATATAATTCATAACTTACCTTTTTCCACAAAGATAAGTAAATGGGGTGATAAAAGTTTAAAATGTTGTGTATTAAATAAAATAGGACGTGATTATTACCATATCCGATAATAGATTCCAGCGCCTAAGTAGGGAGAGAAGCCCTCGCGCCCAACTCCATACCCTGCCGTCAGCCCTATGCCCCAGCGCCGGCTCTTTTTGTATATTATTTCTTTTTTGTGGTAGATGATCATCGTATCCAAATTAGGTCTGTATCCGCTTATAACAGCCCGATAATCATCTGTGCTGTATGTTTTTCTTTGAATTGGGATATTGATATAAACAGTGTCTTTTATCGTGTCTTTTTTAACTATAGCATCCATAGGGAAAGGTGTTTCTACCTCCCCTACGTCAACTATATACTGAGGAACAGGAACAGGTTGGATAATGGTATCTATTACCGTATCTATTTCTATATCGTGTATTATTTCTTTCTTCTTACATGTTTTACCAAACAAGAAAGATATAAAACACAGTAGAATAACTCCTAACACATGCCTGGCTCTCATTTTTTGCAAACACATCTTTTACCCTCCTTATCTTCGTCTAAAAGCTCTTGTATATCACCGTTGTTAATACCTTCTTTAAGCTCTTCTCCGAATGGAACTTTCTGCCACCAACTTACTTTGCTAAAGAAATACTTAACGCCTTTTACTATCATCAAATCAGGTGCAAGGTCGCCGAGGCGTTTGAATGCCATTCCACCGTATAATATTAAGGCGAATATCGTAATCCACTGAAGAAGCATGTCTATAAACTCTGGGGATTTATGCCCTCCCATAGACATAATAAGATCCATTCCGGATATGGTAAACAACCCGAAAGAACAGGCCGCGAACTCAAGAAGGATTTTCAAAACTCCCATTTCGCTTATGCATGTCAATATCTTAAAAGGCCTCTTTCTCTTTCTTCGGATATGGCAGTGTTTGATACTTTTTATAGTAGCTAACAAAAGATTTATAGCTAATATAAACAATATAGAATATATAAGGTGGTGAATCTCCTGGAAATTCATCCACAACGCTGATAATCCGGAAATGAGAAAAGCCCAGAAACTTTCTAAATTCATCCTTCCTACAAAACGATAAGCCATATTAGAACATAGTTACTTTCTTGATACTTCCAAGAGAGTCATATACGTCAATATGGACCCAATTGGTACCTGATTCTAATCTAATGGGACAAGGAAGTAAATCCTGCGACTGAATTATTTTATTCCTTGCCTCTTCTGCCGTCATACCCTTGGCATCAAAATCGATGGCTGCCCCAAGCATATGAGGACTGATATACAAAGACCCTGATACGGTCTTGGATTTTACTATATCCGAGATATTGTTCCTAAAACCACGCTCATCAAACCTTCCACCCGACTTCCAGGTATTAACCGTCATCGGAGTTTTCAAGATGTCTTTCCTTAAAACCAGTATCGTGTGAAGCAACTCAGTTCTTAAATACCTCCAGCAAAGATCTTTGTCTCTACCGTATTCTTTAGGACCAACTAATTCAACAATACTAAAATACTGACTCAATTCTTTTATAATATCTTTTCTTTCCATAACTTAACCTTTTTCACAAAGATAATTAGAACCTTACCGATATGAAAAATAAGTAGAGTCGGGATTAAAGAAAAACCCCTGCATAAATAAATATACAGGGGTTATCCATAACATTAACAACAAATCACGACCTAAACAACCCTCACGTATCCTGCTGATACAAGATCAGAAAGATTCTCGTAAGCCAAAGGGATGCCTGAATCTCTTATGCAAAGATACTTAATTTCTTTGTCAATGTAATACTTTCCATTCTCTAAAATAGAATTATATACCCAAGGAATAGGATCGTCTATCGTACCTGAATGCTTTTCCTGAACAACCATATACAGGCTTTCAGCTCCACCTCCCTGACCAGGAACCCAGTCGGCTTGTAAATTGTGATTTTGCCTTACTTCAAACAGAGTCCAATCCAAATCCGAAGGTTTGTTTTTGCTACGGAAACGCTGCCCTTTTACAACAGCCGTACCCATAGGAAGACCTTTGTCTCCGTAAACTCCATCCTTATCCCAGATAGGGTACAATCCCTTTATCTTAAGAGCAAGATTCTGGTCAGTGTTTTCCAACATAGCCGGCGTGTTGATCATCGCCCTCATGTACATGGCTGTAGCCTTCTCCGGATCATTAGCTTCAAGGATCTTATTTTTTTCTATGATCTGATCCTTTGTTCTTACCAACTTCTCAGGATAGCCTTCATCTACTTTCATAGACTCAACTTCACTCCTGTCGGTTTTAGAAGCTATTTCCTTTTCTATGGCAGCAGTACGATCGTTGCACTCAGATTCATATACATGCATTTCATTCATTGCCGTATTAGCAATATCAAGCTCGTATTCTGAATCTGCTACGGATACGGTGTATATCCCGCTTCCTTTTGCTACATCAATATCGTTTTTAACCTTCTGTCTCATGCTGCTGTTATACCATATCTGTTTACCATCCAAACTATAAGAGCGGACAGCATCAGAATAAGCATATTCACTGGCCTCAGAAACCTTCCTGTCTTTAGCCTTGGCAAGCAACTCCTCTTCAGTTGGTCCAGGAGGTTCCGGGTCAAGCTGCATGGCAATAACTTCTTTCACACTCGCATCAGGATTGTCTTGATGGAATTTTTCTTGACCAGAATCAAGGAAAACCCATTTACCATCTAAGAAATCTTGGTAAGAATACCCTACTTCGTAAGAAGAGGAGTCCAACTCGTATCCTTCCCAATAAAAACCTTTTATATTATTATTTACATAAAGCATATTCTATCCTTTCTATTAAGCTTGTTCACCTACTCTGATAACCAACTTATCATTGATATACCAGATACTTAATTCTATAAAACTATTTCTAGGTATCACTACGCTATAGCCTGACATGCTCTGGAACAGGCCAGAGGTAGGAAGCGGCTGCGTGATGTCTGTGCCGGTGGTGTTGTTGACCCGCACCTGCCATTCCCGCCCAACATCATCGGAAGATACGGCCATAGACAGGTTCGTAGCGGAAGCTACGTTAGCTATGATATTATGAGCATCTATTGGCAAACTTGCTAATGTTGTAACAACCTTAGGAGTCTTAGCCATAAACTTCAAATAAGACAACATCGTATTAAACAACGTAGCCGTATTAGCTATAGCCCTATATGTCTTATCTTGGGCAACAATATAAGTTACCATCTCAATATCTATATAAGATCCAGATACGTCTTCCTTTGAGTTGGTGTTATTAAATAAAACAGCTATTATTTTTAATTCAGAATTATCATTATCTAAAAAATAATCCAAAGAAAAATAATAAAAACTAAGCTTACCTAATGTAATCCTGTTATTGTAAGCATCCATAACTTTTGCATACGAATCCTCATCAAGAGTTCCAGAAGTACTGGGAAATATGGATAGATCAAGATAAGTCGAATCTACTCCGGTACTTACCATACCAAGCGATTCAAGCACCTTGCCACCACCTTCTTCAGTAACCAAAATATATTCGTTATACATGTTTTTAGTTTCTGTAGATGCCACATCGTCTTTTACGAGATACATGACATTATCTTTCGCTTCTTCAACAGTAGGAAGTTTGCTAACAATCTGCTTCTTCCACCCTGCTGCCGAAACAGCATCATCTATGTACTGTTTTGTTACATGATCTCCCCATGTCATATTACTAAGAAGAGTCTTGCTACCGTCTTGACTTCCGGCAGGGGGAGCCGGGATAAGGCCTCCTTTGCCCGACTCTGAGCCCGTCCCAGGAGCGGCCTGCACCACATTCTCAAGCCTGGAATCAACCTCCTGACCTTCGAATTTACTGTTATAACCTACTTCTGCCATTTTTTATTTTTTATTGATTTTGTCCAACAATTTCTTGATCTGGTCTACGATATCCATCACCGCCCCAACCTTGTTTTTTACGTCCTCAACCTTCTGATCGATCTTAGAGTCCAAAGCCTTTAAACGGTCTTCGTTTTTACGATACACTAAATACAGGGCTAAACCGATGATTGCTATCGTAAGGATATTAGCCAAAACGCATCCGATTATTATCTGAAACATGATGATTATATGGTAGATAACGCTACCACACGCTTTAATTATTTAACTTTTCACAAATATAGCAATTGTCCCAACCATAACAAGATCAAAGACGCTCGTCATTAACATCAGACACCCATTCTTTAGATGAAAGAACAGATTCAAGCTCAGAAGAAGGGCTGTCATATACCGGATACGGGTATTGAGGTTCGTCATCAGCCTGCATGTCTAAAGACTTAAATAGAAGGTCATAATGTTCTACATGTAAAATAACTTTAGAGCCATCTACGCTCGCTCTTGGGCTGCCTATTCCTAATTCACGTCTCTTTTCTTCAGATACGGAATTATATACTTCTTTTGGTATGATAATGAATTTCATATTATTTCGATTTTATAGTTTGTAAATAGTTATATGCTTTTATACAATCTTCCTTGGAAAGGACTGTAGGATAAATCGCTAAGTTTTTGAAAGCAATTTTAGTATAACTGTTACCTGAATATCCTATAGTTAAGAAATTTTTACTGGTAGATTCCGTTTCTTCATTATAAATAGATTCTTTCCAGTCTTTTGAATAAATCCTGCCATCAGAACAAATTGCATTAACGGTATTTTGATCGGGAATCAAATTATTTCTACCATTTTTTATATTAATGAGTATTGGATTATAATTATAAATGACTATACTATCAAATTTTACAATACCAGCATTGTCTTTTTTCCCTGTATTTATAAGCTCCCAATCTCCTATTACAGTCCAATCATTACCCATTTCAAATATAGACGAAGTTATCTTATCATCCACCCCATCAGTAACTAGATAGCCAGCATATTCCCCTTCTTTATTGTAGCCACTTCCTTCGATAAACCCAAAATTCGACAGCACAAGATCATTACCATTGCCCGTAATGTTGGCAATAGTAGCACGATCTTCGTCCTCGTTGGTTTTGCCGGTGACAGTCCATGCCTGGTCGGGGAAGAGCCAGGGATAGGTTTTAACGAAGTAGTCTTTGATCTTGGTCAGTTCTTCTTCGGTGGCATCGTGGTCGAGAAATACAAGTTCCCAGATAGCAAATCTACCACACTGTTGGCCTCCAGACAATCCACATCCTACACATAATGGTTTTCCATGATTTTTGTCACCTTTTAAAATACCAACATTATTATATTGTTTTGAAGTTTGCCATGTAAATGGTGATTTTGCAAAATCTATGATACCTCCAGCACCTAAATTCCAATAACCCTTATTTGAGGATTCTATTTTTTCAAATGCTACACCTTCTCCTGTGGAATAATTCCTGGTTGACAACAGTCCTCCTGTCAAAGTTGTATTCAAGAAATCCTGATCCCACTGTCTCAACGCTACAACCGTATATCCCTTTTCCTTAGTCAAAATAGGAAAATTCTCACAAACACCGTAATCGTCTACTCCGTCAAAGACGAGTGCGCCAGGATAGAGAGGTAATTGCTCAACGGTAAACGAACCTACTTTGCCGCCAACATTAATATAAACAGCTAAAAAATCATCTTCTTTTATTGCAGGAATTTCAGTGATGCCATTAGGGTTTAATGATACCGTTACTGTTGTTGCTGTTGATGTAGAAGGCGCATAAAATGATAAAGCCATATCACCTTCATCGTGTCCTTCACTTGATATTTTTATGAAATAAGATTTATTAAATTGGTAAATATTCTTTGGTATATAAATAGCGTTATTTATTCCTGTAGTTAAAATAGTTACTTTAATAGAATTGCTACCTTGCTCATCAATTCTTATTTTATCTACAGTAGCATTATTTCTAAAATCATTAAAATCCTGAACATATCCTCCAACCCCTGACATTCTCTTCCAAGAGAAGTTTTTCAACTGTAAATCTCGTCCATTTCCCGTCTTATCAGCCCATACGGGATTGGCAGCCATCTGTTCATTGGTGAGACCGGAAGCAGAATATCTGGCTACGATACCTTCTATATCCGGGAAGGAGTCTGCATTGCATGGCAGATCTAATATCATTTTCGCATACTCTTTAAAAGGTATGGAAGTAGGTACATCATACCCTTTGGATATAAGGGCTTGCCTTATGTCCTCTTTGGTATTTATGATCCTCATTAACTTATCTGATATGGTTCCCATTACACTTCCTCCCCATTTATGTAATCTAATACCTGACCTATGTCTCCGATGTCTGATTTTATTGACTCTCCTTGAGAATGTATTTCAATAAGTTTATGATATAAGGTGTTATCTCCTATACGATTCTTATCTGTAGCTTGTTCTTCGATTTTGGCTATCGTATCAGGATCTTCGTACTTAACACCATCAGGATCATACCATTCGTCTGTTAAATTCGTGTATTTATGACGAACTGGAGTCGGTTTAGACTCCAGTGTTACTAAAAAATATTCGTTACAGCTCATGACAATAAGATTTAGTGGTTGCAACAATTACATCTACAAACTGTTTTCACGTAGCCAGAGGGAATGGTAGCCAGCTCCGTCCCTACGGCTATCGCCGGGTCAGTGCTTTCCATGACCGTCAGCGCCATCTTGTCCACGTCAAGGTCGTTGTCGTAAACGATTTCTCCCTCAACGTAAATGCTCCCTGCATCAGAAACGTAGCAGTTTTTGACCTGTCTTATATGGCGCTGTGTAGCAGACGCAAAATCACACTCGATACTTAACCACCCTACCGGTATCTGATCGATATTGGATCCGATATTGTAATCCGGATCGGTTGTTTTAAGAACCATATGTCTTAATTCCCTCGTATTTCCGTATCCGTCCATTGTTATGTATGTTCGGATCTGAACCTTACCCTTTTCCGTCTTATAACAGTTTTCTACTATTTCTGTATCGGATGTAGTAGCATCAGGGAAATCACAAACAATACGCTGCCATCCTTCTTGTATTTTGCTGAATGTGGCGCCTCTTTGTATATCAGGGTCGGTAGTTTCTAAAACAATAAGATACTCGTCCCGGACACCTATTATGCTATCTACCGACCTGTATCCACCAAGATGTATTTTACCACCAGGAGTAGTATAACATTCATCTACGGACATAATATGTCTTTCCGTAAGATCAGGAAAATCGCATTCGGTTTTCGTCCATTCGTTAGGTATCTTATCTATTCTCGTCCACTGAGGATAGGCGGCATCCGTTGTCTTAACAATATAATAATACTGTTCCCTTACACCAAGAACAGCATCAATAGATTGATAACCTTTTATATTGACCTTACCACCATCAGTCTTATAACATTCGTCTACTTCAACAATTTCCCGGTCCGTCATGTCAGGAAAATCACAGACCATCCTCACCCAATCTTCGGGAATGGAATCCAGCACGGTTCCTACCTTAATATCAGGATCGGTTGACTGAAGAACGGTATAAACCTCTTCCCTGGCTCCAAGGATGTTATCTATGGCTACCAAACCTTCTACTTGCACTTTTCCTTTTTTAGTAGTGTAACATTCAAGAACGTAAGTTACGTCTCGTTCTGTCATGTCAGGAAAGTCACAAACCATTCGAACCCAATTCTCTGGAATTAGTTTAAAAACATGGCCGGCAGGGAAATTATCGTCCGTCGATTGAATAACGGTATAAATAGATTCCCTGATATTTATCTTATCATCTATGGCCTCCAATCCTTCTATTTCAACCTTACCATCCGGAGTCTTATAACATCTGTTGACGAACGTAATGTCGCGTTCTGTCATATCAGGAAGATCGCAGTCGATCATAACCCACTCGTCCGGTATTTTAGTAAGAACTTTACCTACCGGATTATCCATATCGGTACTGTCGGTAATTCTATGGGTTTCTTTAAGAACATCCATCTGATCGTTAAGAAGATACCAACTCCATACTTCGACCTTTCCACCAGGTGTACGGTAACAGGTTTTGAAATCTTTGATAACTTTCTCAGCTATGTTAATCCACTCCCATTCGGTTGTGGCCGGAATACCAGAAACAGGATGCTTCTTACCTTCTTCGTCAAGATACCAATAACAGCCATTTAAGGACACAACCACTTGGTAGATTTTGTCCCCTATTTTTATACCGGATTTGCTGTCATCTACCGGTTGGGAGGAACCCCATTTTCCAACTATGTTGGTTATTTTGTCAATGCCCCTACCTAAGGCACCGACTAAAGAATCCACGCCATTCATATGAAATCGATCTATTTCAAATTGTTTTATTACAAAAAGGGGGTGGAGGACCAGCCTCCTCCCCCTTGGGATATATAGAAAAAAGGAAAATCAAATCTTGCAGGGCTTGATATTTGCCGAAGCAGCTAACAAGTCCATAAGGTCTTGAATACCTTCGTGAGCGCCATACGGTACATGGAAGTGTACTGTAATATGATCATCAATTACCCTACCGAAGCCGTTAGAGTAACGTGCCGGCTTCAACGTTACTGAATAATCAGCATACGGAGCCAACAGGTCTAAGCGGGTTTCTTCGTTGGTAAACATCCGTTCCATAAGTTCTTGGTGAGTCTTACGGAAGTCGAAGAACATACGTTGTTCGCGTTCCTTATCCAGCAATTCAGCGCCGAGGTGAGTACGCGGAGCCCAGTGCTGTTTGTATTCGGTATGGATCGGGTTGAAGTACGTGCTGATAGCCTCGCGCTGTTCATCCGGATAACCGCCATTTACAGCAATACGAACAGATCCTTCTTGGAATGTCAGACGGTCAATCAAACAGTCGGACGGAGAAATCATGTAGTCAATACCACGGAACAAGATACCGCATTTGCAGTTCTTAGGAATCGGATCGGCGATAATGGACTGATCTCCTGCTACGGTACCCAAACGTTTCCAGTTACGTCCACGATAAGATTCGGGAGCTTTAGATACGAAGAAGTCTTTGAAAATTTTATCGCATTCGTCGCAAACCATGTTAGTAACGACCGTTGTTTTGAATTTGTGTTGACATCCACCAGGTGTACCGTAATCTTCGATTGTCAGATACGGGAATGCTGCCTGCAATTCTTCTTTAGCACTGTTACCACATTCATCATCCGGCAACGTGATTTCATAAGCTTCTTTCGAAATCTTACAAGAACCACATGCTTCCCAGCTAACGGTAGTAACAGCAGGATTGCTACACATATCTGCTGTTTTAGCAACGAACGTTACTGTAGCAGTCGGATTAGTTTCTACAAATGCATCGATATCAGCCTTCGTCAGTTTCTTGCTTACGGCCACAGTGTACATACCTACGCCGCCATCTTGGGCTGCTGTTTTCTCGGCAGTGCTACTAACGGCATTCTTAATGCTTTCTACTACAGTAGACTGATCAACCCCATCATCCTCTAACGTTACGGCATAAATCAAACCTCCGTCTACCTTAGTATATCCATCAGGGCACTCTTCGCATCCTTTCATGATAGAAGACAGCTTTTGAGTATAATCAGAAGGCTTACCACCTTCTTTCATCACCTGATATTTAGATGTAGAAAGATGACGTCCGACTCTCTTGATATCCAAACCAGGATAAGCAGCCTTAAGCTGAGCCAGGGCATAAGCATCACCGGTATCACACATTTCCATGCAATAGAAATTCATGCCGGTTTCCACCGGAGTTTTTTCCATTTCATTGCAAGAATGGATAGGATGGATTTCTACAAAATCACCTACCTTGCCACCACCTGCAATCGGCTGATTCTTGATACGTTCGATTGTTTTCAAGATAGCAGCCAAAATATCAACATCTTCACAAGGATCACATTCTGAACACATATCCTCACGACCTGGACAGTTTTCGAAAATGATGTAATCATCGATATTTACCTCACCCATCGGATAACCACGAAGCTCGAACAAACGTCCTGTCAGCTTAATATGGATAGGAATACGATCGCCTTTTCTTGCTGTAATAGCGGTACTGTCGTCAATTCCGTTATAACCGAAAATAACCTCATCTACTTTAATTTCTTTACTCTTCGGAGCAGAAGCATACACTTCTATAATTTCATCAATAGCAAACGTAGGTGTAGAGAATGATTTATCATCAGATACACGGTCGTTCACCATCTCATTACGTCCGATTCTGATCTGGAAACGTTGTTCGTCCTTACGATATCCTTTCAAGTCTTTCAACGCTTTCAAACCATCTTTAGTCTGCTCACCATCCAAATCATAGATAGCGATCTGACCTTCTTGAAGCAACAAAGAATCTACGTCCGCCAACTTAGCGTGCGGAGGACAGATAATGTGTCTGTCATACGGTTTATGGATAGCCATAGCCTTATAATATTTTAAAAATTAATATTCTGTTATCTGTCTCAAAAATAGTGATAGTCATATAAGCAACAAAAAGCATTATGAATTAATTAATTCTTAATGCTTTTTGATAATCTTTAATTTAGGATATGCCTTTCTTCTGCTACAAAGGAGATTGGACGTTGTTTGAATCTATTTGATAACGTCCGTATTCGCTTTCATTCAAAGCAAATTGCTTTTCAATCATGTTAAGGATAATACCAATTAATTTATCATCTAATTCAGGATCTATATCAGTTGAATTAGAACCATCGGATTTAATATATCCTTCGATGTCAACTTCCTTCGGATAGCGGTAATATGTAAGGTAAACGGTGTCTACATCAAAACCAGACTTATACACCCTTACCGAATCTTCGCCTATTGTATAGAATGTTTCCCTAAAATCAAAATCAGGTTTGTTAAAAAAGTCGGCAAGAAGCTCATGCGGGTTTTCGTTCTTAGCCTCCCACATGGTAAAATCAGTAACCGTGCATTCACCTTTGGTAAATACGCCTGATATGTTTGAAAAAGAGAAGAAATCAGAAGGCAATGAAAATAAAGTGCTTTCCGGATTATCTTTATCTTCTTTCTTATCAAGTTCTTTTGAGTACACAACCAACTTTTGTATATAACGTATATCCTCTTCGTTTTTCTTATCAAGGATATAACGAACAAGGCGGTTTTGTTCGTCATTAAAAAGCTGAACAAAACGTGCCTTGTCAAGTTTTATACCACCGTTGGTCATGTTTTCTTCAGCCTTCTGTAAGGCCCGAAGATAACAATCAACGATTTTCATAAATTATTCCTTTTTATCAGCGTATTGATCAACATCAAAACCTTTCTCATCTTCCTTTTTTCTTCTTATCAGACTTAGCTCCTTCTATTTTTTTATGCTTGTTCTTTAAAGCATTATACGCTTCAAGAACACGTGACTTGGTTTCTAACATCGACTTATTGGAAGCAAGAGCCATAGATGCAGAGATGGCGTCGGCGCCCAGGAGCTCGCCATTCAGATACAGTCCGTCGGTGTTGACGGTGACAGCCAGCCCTTCGATCATTTCCTTGATCATACGATGGAATTTGATCACCTGCATTCCCTCCGAAGATTCGTCGTCGGATAAGAACCTTGAGCTTGCTTCTTTATATATGTCAACGTTCGTATTCTTGGCGTCAATCCAATTAGTGAATATGTATTGAACCATGCTCTGATCAAGCTCTACGCTATATATGATGTCAAGATACAAAAGCAGATCGTAGATGCTTTTCCTTTCAGCCTCTGACCCTTTCAGTTTGTTCATGAACTCGTATAAAATATCAGCCTTGTCAATCTGACGTTGTTTCCTGATATCTACAGCCGTAGTCTTGTCTTCTACACAATAATAAGATTCGACATACATCGGATTACCGTCTTCCTCTTTAGGAGTAAGAGACTTGGATAAAATAGCTATATACAGCTCAAATAAATCATGAACGTCATTAGTGTAGAACAAACGACCATCATACAAGTCAATTCTGTAAGAATCCCAGAAATCGAAGTTCTTTTGGTCCAGGTCCTCATTGACAGTTTCTTCAAACGGATACCGAATATTCTTAATACGCATATCCATTTCATTCTTCTTGTCTTCAAGTGAGTAACCTTTATAACATGCTGAATTGATGAAGAAACCGGTATCATACACCCTAAGATCCTTATCCCATCCACAACAAGATACTGTCTTGTTACCAGGGAAAGGAGTCTTGGAAATGCCTCTTTCCTGATATCCGGAAGGAGCTTCTTCATCCATCTTACCTGTTATAACATAAATAGAGTCGGAATATATCTTCATTCCTCCTACGGTAGCCAGCAGTTTCTTAGACTCATGGCTTTCTTCAAAAATCTTTTTTCCCATTTTTTTATATACCCTACGTCTTTTCATATATGAAAAGACTATGTTAGAAACAAAATTTGCGGCCGGTTTTAAAGCCGACCGCAAGTTAATATTAAAAGTTATGATTACAAAGAGCTTGGTAACAATTCAATTGTTACAAACCGGCTGGTATCTTTTACCCAACAAGCCGATACAGAGTGGCACCAGAATTGTTCTGACATACGAGGATGGCTGGATACAATTTCTTGAGCCGATACCCTGGATGACCATCTACCTTGTTCGTAACCCCACCACATAGAACCGATATCAGGCTTAACGTAGAATACGTTGCTGTTGATATTACCAATACGAGCTTCGGCTGAAGCAGGGATGCCGGCGAATGCATTAGAGTATTCAGGAGCGGTCAAGTCTTCCATAATACATGAATATGATGTGATAGGAGTCATGCCGTCTACCAACTGGCTTCTATCTACCATATCAACGTAATCCAAAGAAGGTTCGTGTTCTACAATAACCTTACCAATACCCGGAATAGTAACGCCCTTGATCTTTACAGTTCCTAATTCAAGAGCATCGTTTGATCCTGTTACCGGGTTATTGATGATACGTTCTGTACCCATAAGCGGAGCCAAAGCACCTAATTGAGAGAAGAACTCATCACGAAAGATTTCAACGATGTTCTTGTAAGCCATAGCACCTACCTTGAATTTCATTACACGATTTTCAATCGGCATATCGCTACGACCACGGAAAATATAGTCGGCAGCAGCCAGGAAGTGTTCACGCTTGATACCGCCCGGACGTGCATATGAGATAACGAAACCACGGCGAAGTTGATGGTACAAACCTTCGTTTTTCATCAAAACACCATTATGACCCTTGACTCTACCTCCGCGCATGAACATAAGTTCGTATGCTTCCATCTTAGCCAATTCAGCCAAACAGAACAAAGATACTGTATTGGCTACACGAGCTGTACGCATATCAATGCTTCCGTCACCAAGACGAGAACCGATGATAGCATAACTTGCATCACCTCCTCTGATTTCAGAAAGCTGACGAACTTTCTGGTAAGCTTTGTCGATGAAATTCTGTGTACGTTCGTCCGCATAAGCCAAAGACTTAATACCAGCGTACATAGTCGTTTCACCTTCAACACCACGGTGTCCACCAAGCGTAAATTCACAAGTCATAGAACCGGCCTTAGAAGCACCTCCTACGCCAGAGAACTGAGTAGAGAACTCACCAAGAACGTTTGTTACCTTCCAGTATTTAATACCGGCACGAAGCATGTCTTTCGGGAAGTATTTAGCACGAGAACGGCCCCACAACTTACACCAGTATCTCCAGTTCTCACCTTCTTGTTTCGGAGGACGCTCTGTAGAGATAAGGGCCTGGCAACCGTTAATCACATCGTAAGTAATAACATCTCCTTGTTTAAATTGTGCATTCAACACAATTTCGAAGAAGCTTTCATCAATACCAGGTTTTGCATATTTCAAAGACGTGTCTTCTACTGTAACCACCTCATACGTTTCTGATACCGGAAGATCATAACGGAATGAACCATTGATACCATTTACGGTAATAGTAGCATCCTGTTTGATCATACCCATATACATAGGCAGAGGATAGTTTGTAATGTTAGAAAACAACTCAAGCATACCCAGATGGTTCTTATCAGGATCTTCGTAGTACCAATCTTCTAAAGAGCTAAGATCGTGTTCTACGATACTTTGCTTAACGACTTTAGCGTCGGTATATCCAATCACCGTGTCACCATTCATGGTGGCCGGGAAATTTTTTGTTAAAAGTACATTAGCCATGAACGAAAAAATGTTTTAATTTTTAATCTATACTGATTTCATCGAACTTCACACCTTGAACTTGATCACCTTTATCATCTACCGGAGCCACCCTCTTGTCTTTATTTGTATGGCTGATGAGCTTATAAATTTTCTTTTTCTCATCAACTACAGCTTGATTCGACTTCTGTTTTATGAACTCTCCTGGGTTCATAAGAAACATAATCAAATCTGGCGCTTCTTCCGGATTCATCATCATCTCCCTTACCCTATTAAATGCTTTGGTAATTCCGGGATTCGATTCAGAAGGTTTTAGGGCAAAATCAAGAGCTTTAGATACCATAGTGTCATTTAGCTGATACTTTGCCTGGATAGAAGACTTAAGGTCTTTCTTATACCTTCTAAAATCTTCTGCATCCTTCGCCTTCTTTTCGGCAGCCTCTTTAGTACGTTGCTGGATAATATCATCCATTCTCTTATCAAGCTCAGCCTTATACTTTATAGCCTTTGCTTCAACATACTCTTCACCTTTATTGATAATGCCTTTGAAAAACTCATCAGCTTCATCTTTAGGCAACCCAAGAAGATCAACATAATGGCGAACGATCTTTATCTGATCTGCTTTGTTTTCAATGTCAAGCTTTTCTATAGGAGCGACATTCGTATCATATTGCTTAAGAATATCAACGATATTCGCGCCGGCCTTATCAGCCTGGATAAGCTTCTTAGTAATATCAGAAACAGAGGTAACATCTATCTTATCCTTAACAATGTCCTCTTTCTGGCTTTCAAGGACTGTAGATAGTATATCACACAACGAATCTTCTTTACTAAAATCAAGATCATTGATAGTAATCTCTTCGCCGTTTTCACCGCTAAATACCACATCTTTCAAATCGGGAATGATTCCCCTTGAAGAAAGGGCATCCAATACTTTTCTGTAATTGACAACCGGGGTCTCTACCTGATCCTGATTAACGTCAACTACATTCTCTTCTCCTTTTTTATCCTCTTTAGGATCAGGAGTAGGATCAACAACCAGCTCTTCTTTAATTTGAGAACCTTCTTCTACAGGCTTCTCATCTTTTTTAGCCGGTTCATTACCATTAATAGGCAGAATATCTTCTTCCCTATTATAAACATCATCGACCGGACCGATACTAAAAATATCGTCCAATTCTACTATTCCATTTTTTTCTAATTTTCCCATACTGCAAAAATATTTAAATACCTATATTTCAGACAAAAAACTTATAAGTGTTTAATCTTCACTAAAAATTAAATATCCCCAAATTTTATTAGAGATTTTCTAATGAAATTTGGGGATATTTAATCCTTAATTCTTATTGATTCCGGCTACATACCTTTTGGTGGCGTCTTCCCTCGCTCGTTGGGCAAGTTCTTTGGATTTTAATTTTAACTCTTCCATTTTTATTCTCATTTCATCATCATGAAGTTTGGAATCGTTTTCGAGCTTCTTATCCTCTATCCTTTCCTTGCTTTCTATATCAGCTTGCCTTACGGTCTGATCTGAAACAGAAGCCAGGAAGTTGAGGGAGGTGGCGTCGCTCTTGGCGTCTGCCGCCCTGCCTGCCGCCTGAATCTTCTCTTGAAGTATCCTGTATTGACCTTTCTTGTCTTCCAAAGCAAGTTCATGCTGACGTTGCTTATCCTTCTCAGCAGCTTCAGCTTGTATCTGTTGCTGGTTAAGCTGCATCTGATTCTGTTGTTGCTGCTGCATCTGACGCTCGTTGTATGCGCGAGTATTCCTTGCATTCTGTATAAGTTCCACCATAGAATCTGATGTGAAGATAGATGCAAGATCGTAAATATCGCCTCCGGCTGTATTTAGCTGCAACATGAAAGTTTTAAATTTCTCAAGCTCATCCCTTTTCTTGGAATTAGATAATGCCTGAACACCAAGATGCCTTAGACTAAGACCGTCGGTTCCTATAGATAAAAACGCTCTGGTAAGATCACTTTTTGTGTACATTACAGAAATATCCTTTCCTTCTTCCTGACATTGTTGAGCAACAGCCAGATGAAGATCCAAAGCGCGTTTCTTGAAGTAACCGAAGTTATCAAAGTATATCTGTGTTTGTAACATAGATGCTGTAACGCCCTGCTGGACCCCGGTGGCGGTCTCATACCTGTTGGGGCCGTTAATTACTTGAGGCGTGATACCAACCATTTCAAAACATTTCATCCTCGACCATTCAGCAAGTTCCATTCTTGTTTTAAGTTGCTCTGTCTGGGACAAATCATAGACAGCAAACTGGTTGAAAGGGACACCACCTTTCGTGTTTTGAGATGAGGTATCTAATGTAAGAGCACCTACAGACTTAGCTACATCAAGAAGGTTTGCCCATATATCAGCCACATCTTCACCCAAATCCTTGTATTCACTCGGAACCAGATTTATATCTCCTAAGAAGAATTTACCGATCTCCTTTTCAAGAATATTGTTTATCTGGTTTATGGAGAAATTATAGAATATTTGATATGGCTGAATCCTGTTAGCCATAGAAGTACCGATATATCCGGCAACAGGTAAAACAAAGTCATAGATGTTGCTATCCCCTTTTATCTGGTGATCGATAGGTTCTCCATCCAGATACAGGTTGTCCTGAGCGAGGGCACCTCCACTTATTTTAACCCCGTACCTTACCTGTGGAACGTAATCTACGAAATAGGTATTAATCTCCGGGTTCTCCATTCCCTTACTCATGGTTCTGGTAATTTTCTTAATACCATTTTCCTGTAAAAAGTCTTGAAGAAGCTCGTCGGTTACCATTTCGGTAGTTACTAATCCGGTTTCAGTTTGGTAGGTAATTACATACACCTGAGCCGGGGATACCCAATATGATTCAGTAACCTGATACAAATCACTACGAACATGCTCGTCGCTCAAACTCTGGGCGCGGTTATAATAATTACCATGCTCTAAATTTGGCATGAATCTGGTTCTGTGATATTCATTGCCATTACTGTCGTATCCGGTATATGTGCCGGCTGAAATACCGTAATAATCCTCATAAGCTTTTATAGAAGCATAATCATTATATCCTTTCCAAGGTATTACCTTATTCTGATATAACATCCCTACACTCGCCGATTTGGATAAACTTACATAGCTCCCATTATCACCATTGTTATAAGTGCCATTGAAATTATCAGCACCTCCTATAAGCTTTTGCTTGTCTTTTGCCGTAAGAAGATGCCCCCACCTTACTATAATATCATTGGCAGTATAATAATGAACACGACCAATATAATCCCCATATTGAGGATACTTGCTATCTAATGTCTTAGAATAAAACGTATTCAACGGAGACCACCTCTCCGGCTTATAATAGTCGTATCCTACATGGTAATTTCTAAAGCAACGACCAGTAAGAAGATAGTCAATGAAATTCTCAGTATCTATCTCATCCATGTAAAAACGCCCCCTGTCTGCTTCAAGCGTATGAGAACCCCATATAACCTCGGCAGTCTTCCATTTTGTATTCATGAAGTTCTCTATCTCAGGAGGGGTCATAGATGCTTTCACCTCTTGTATCTGCTGAGCATAAGCCTGCTTTTCTTCTTCGCTGGCAAAATTATTATAATCCGGATCCAATCCTCTATTTAATAACTCTTGCCTAACCCTTCTGTCCAATTCCTCTCTAATGTAATTATAAAGAAGATTCTCCTTCGTGGCAGAATACTGATTCACTTCAGATTCGTCCAATCCAACTACATTATACTTGTCAGAAAGATTTCCCAACCATCCTACAAAAGCGTTTACGATCGTACCTATTATATCATAATGACGTAAGAATGATGGAATATTTACATTGTCCCTTATAGACTGAACATCCTTAAGATAAGGAATTACGTCTTTCAGCTCCATAAATGACAGCTTGCCTTCCATCATCCTATAAAAATCCTTGAACTTTTGGTTCTCATCAAGCTGCTTCAAACCAATCAATTCAAGAGAATCCATAGTGGCTTTAAACCACTCCTTGGTTTTTCTCTTGGTAGGTATAGCCTGTACCGGCAACCCTGAAAATACTCCTCTGGCCGGAAAAGCCTGATCTCTATTGAAATATTCCATCCTATTATCCTATTTTTCACAAAGATAAGGAATTTGTTCTCGTCACCTCATTTTATACGGGTTATGTCTTCTTACCGTAAATCCTTTAACCTGTTCCATCTTCTTACGTTCCCTCTTCTTTTGATTCTCCTTCTGAGTCGTACTTTCAGGCATGTAACCCATATCATCATAATACTTAGCCAGAAGAAGAGCGTGGCCGAAGGCTATGATACGGTCGGTGTTGACCCCAGGGCCGAAGGCTATGATCTCATCAAGAAGTTCTATATCAGGGATACGGTAAATACCTTTCTGTGTTATTTCATTACCATCATCATCATACCCGACAACAACATCCTCCCAACAATATTGAATAACGGTATTGAAAAGCATGCGCTGATTGGGAACCGTAGGAGCCAAACCGAGCTTGTTGTTCTGACGGGCGCCAGCACGGATAATCTTACCGGCAAGACGTTCACCGTCTTCCAGTAACATGAGCTGCTTATTTCGTCTCGTAAGATACAGTTCATACATTCGATCGGCATTCTCCATAAGACACTTAGCCCCATACGCTTCTTGAAGTATTTCACAATTCCTACAAAAATCATCGGAAGATGGAGGACGTGATGCGTATGATGCTACTATGCAATAAGCAAATGGATCGTTGATTTTTACATACCTTTTAAGTACATAAAACGTACCAACAGAATCAGTATCAGCCTTGTCTGATTTATAGGGGTCGCAATTATGGGTAGTTATGTGATGACATAAATAGGTATGCGTATCACAATCAAAATTATACACAGGACCAGAATACAATTCCTTCTCTATACTTTTAATCCTTATATAAATATAATTACCATCACTACTTATAAAACACCCCTTTTTCTTAGCCTTGATTATTTTATCTGAAATAATAATACCATCAAGCTTAACACTGCTTATACCAAATGATAGTAATTTTAATATACCATTTGTACCAAAAGATAAATAATATAAACAATTACTTTTCTTAAAATGACCTTGAATAACATCAGATCTATCGTTTTTATTAATTTTTATATTAGAAACTATTCCTATTGAAAACAAAATATCTTGTACACTCTCTAATAATTTTAAATTACAGCTTGTATATTCAATAGTATATAATTTCTTACCATTAACGGCATAACAACAACCATCCGTATCAAGATATCCACACAAAAAAGAAACCTTATACTCATGAGGTATATACTTAACCCATTCTGGTATAAATTTTCCATTGGCATATTTACCAAATGTGGAGTCCATCCATATTGCAAACTCCTTTACACTGCAAAATATCTCGCAACTATTATCCCTGAATCTTTTATTAGTATATTTACCAAAACATGATTTACATATATCATCTATTTTCTTTATAAACTTATCATTGTTTTTATGTGTACTTATATATATGCCTACATGATGTTTGTCTATCCTTGAATACCCATTACCTATCCAAGCTCCTATTAAATACCATAAATCATCAGACATTACATAAGGGAATAATTCTTTACAAGGATATATCTCCTTTCTGTAAATATTTGGATATTTAATCCACATTCCACTCTTTACATCAGATACTTTAACAAAATCAAAGCTAAATAAATCTTCACATATTATTTTACCATTTTTAAGTTTATTGTCACTAACATACAATGGATGCTCTTTCGTAAAACGTGTTATTGAAACTCCATTATACATTTTAACATCATACACATCTTCATCTATTTTATTATATAACAGTCTTTTGTTAATAAAAACATATTCTCCATCTTTATTTACAAGCTTATCTTCATATTTTACATCTTCAACGTATTTCCACCCTTTATCTGTTAATACTCTCTCACCTGGAAGTAAACATCCACTCACGTATGTGAAATCAAAAATACCTCCATCTTCAGGCGGATTTTCGTATATAACAATAGGAGCATCTATATTTCCACCTTGGAACGGATAATCAGCGAGCTGTTTATCACTAAAATGATAGCCCATTTTCATTCCATCAGTCTGATATATGTCTACTGTTTTCCCTGGTCTTCCTTCTTCAAGAAGACGGCTTTTGTGCTTCAAAGCATCTTCTACAGGAAACCTATTTACATTCGTATTAAGAAAACAATCATCTATAGACAAAGGAAATGCCATTCGTTCCTGAACGTATAAAGCTCTATCCTTTTTGACAAGTTCATCAAGACGAGATTTTATCTTCTTAGTATTATCATCAAATTTTGATACCTGAATATCTATTTTCTTAAGACCTGTAGCTTTCTCTATTCCAAGGTACTTATCTAAGGTTGTTGTTTCCTTATCATAAGCATGAGACATCTGAGCAGGAACAAAACAACCGGATTGACTAATACGCCAAGTTGGTTTTAAACAACGTTTATTAAGCAGATCATAATTCATGACAATAAACCCGTATTCAGCAGGGTTATTCATCACTTTTTGAGCATCTTGAGACTTTTCAACGTTGCCGCCCGTACCGGAGCATATCATCATCCCCCTCATTCTACCGTGCATCATATGGGCAGGACGACCTTGTAAGTATGCTGCTAAAAATGGAAATTTACCTACCTCATCATAAATAGATGTATATGGTGTTCCAGATGCGGTCTTAAGAGAGGCACCGGCTTTACCGCTATCAATATTGGTAATACGAATACGAGCGTGAACGTCACGAATATTGTTCACCGTCTTAGTACCCATAATAACCTCTTTAAACCAATCATTACCTGTTCTATTTATTCTTAGATAAGGATGTATATTATCAAGACCAAACTCAAGATACTCACCAAGACTCATAAGGTCCTCCTTACTTGACCCAATAACATTATGCGTCAAATTGTACGTCATTGTAGCATTACGAGCCAAAAACGAGCTCATTATGGCCGTATTATGAGTAACGATGTAATTGGTGGTCAAAAATAAATGAGAATCATTATCAACGGTTATACAGGTGGCATGTTCCTTTCCGTATATTGATATGGATCTTATTTTTAATTCCTTACGATTCCTTGATAGTATAAGTTTGTTCCCCTCCAATTTAGCATACCAACCTGAAGCCCAAAACATACGTTGTACAAAATTTATGACATCCATGTCAATATGAGACAACGTAAGCTCTTCTTCTCCGGTTACTACATTTCTGAAAGAACGAATGAAGTTTTCTATAAAATCTTTCTTTTGATCTATGGATGATCTTAGAAATTTCTTACAAATGTATTTATCGAAAAACATATCCCCACTATAGCCACCGAGATAAGCCGCCAGCATCGAGGCATAGGCCGACGGTGGAACCGGCAGCTTTGCCGTAGGGTAGTTCAGGGCCTCACCTACTGGAATAGACATACTCTTATAATCCAATCCGGCTATGGCTCTAAGACTCCTAACATGCCATTTTCCTCCATGATTGACACGCCATTGATGATTACCGCAGCAAATAACGTTACGACCGTCTTCGAATACGACTCTGTATGTAGTTACTTTCCCTTGAGGATAGACACCTACGACTTCTACCAAATTACCTTTATCGTCATATATCTTATCCCCTACAACGATATTTCCTATCATCTTTTCCCGGTCCTCAAGATAAAGTATCTCAGAGTCAAGAAGGGCTTTTCCAAAACGACGGCACCCGAACATGAATATTCCTTTATTCTCTTCTTCCGCCTGCTTTAGAAATTCGGCAAACATCCATTCATTATCACGAAGCTGAGAATTTCCAGGAATACGATCATCTCCTACGTCAATCATCATCTTCCAGAAATTGATATGCCAATATAGCCAAGGATGTATAAATACCCCATTTATGGTAACACCGTTAAGGAGTTTCATAGCCTCATTCTCCCAGAATTGCTTGACATCATCGTCTTGCTCTTCATAAGAATACAGGTCATTCCATAACGGGATATCGTTACCCATATTTATATAAAGTTCTTTGCTATCAAAATTCATGACAAAACTACTTATCGAGCTTGCTCTTAGCCTCATTCTTAACAAAAGACTGAATACCTGATACTGTTTGTCCTCCTTTTAGGCTTTTCTTATTTTTGGCAGCCTCAAGCTGATTATAGACATCCATTATCCCACACATCTTAATATAAGATTCAGTCCATTGCATTAAGCTATCAGACAAGCTTTTTTGAAACCTAAATTCTTTCTCCCTCTTATCAGAATCTTCTATTTTATCCCAAGGGTTTTCAGATAGATAACGTTCAGCCTTATCTATCTGATCCCTTAGCACAAGAAGTTTCCGATCTACGTAAGAGACATCATCGTTAGTCGGCTTTCTTGCTTTCATTGTTGATAATTTTTAAAAAAGCCTCATACTGAGACTTAAGCATATTAAACCTGTCTTCAAGAGAAGATGGATCAACACGATACTTACACATGTTTTTTATTCCTTCCTCAACAGACTCGTCTTTGAATACAACAGAACCAGTATTATTATCAACGTACATAATAAAATCCGATTCTCCGTCGTTTACTATCCTGTCAAGAACCTTCTTGCTGTCATCATCTATGTTAAGATCATGACCGGCGTTAATAGATAACCTGTAAACTGCCTTTATAGAAGAAGATACTTTCAGCATCTCTTGTTGATACAAGTTGGTCATAAACGACTTTTCCTCCAAATCAATAAAGTCTTCTAACTCTATGTTGTTTTCCTCATCCTTCTTCCTAATAATATCCTTAGTTAGATCTTCCATCTCCTCTCCCACCTTATCTTGCGCAGACAGTAGATGGTTGTAATAAGAAATAAGATGCTTTATATCTGAATCAAAATCAATCTTCTTCATTGTCAAGAACCTTTTTATCATGAATAATAACGTCCATCAACTCCATTGACAAATTATAATCAGCCACTTCAAAAAGCTCGCTGTCTGTCAACGTCCTTAAAAAAGAAACAGACAATCCTCTTTTCTTTGCAAAAGATCTAAGTACAGCATAGAGAATGTCTCCGGCAGAATAATCGGGGAGATCGTCACAAGATGCCTGCAACATAGAAAATAAGGACTTCCTTTTATCCTCGCATTGTAAATGCCTTGCTTTACCACATCCGCCCATAACTTAACTTTTTTGAATTATAGTACCTTCAAAATTAAACGGAATCGATTCCTCTTTTTGAGACCCATCTTTTTGATAGTGAACGGTCATATGTTTTACGAATCTTCCTATTCCAAATCCTGATGTATGTATCTCTATATTGAACTTAAAGTGACGGGAGTCTATGATATTCAAATTAGATGACGTACAACCACAAGATGTCTCTGATGCTGTTATCTTCATATCATGCTTCGACTCAAGAACGAATGAAAACTTTATACTGTTTCCTTTCTCTACCGGTTCAAAAATGATTTCAAATGATTTACCGTCTTTAGATAGGTCAATGTTATATTGCTTGTCATCTGTAGAAATAACATTAAACTCATCAGAATCCATTGTAATAAGCTCTAATCTGTTCCATCTTGACTTCTCATCATAAAAATCAATAGAATACTGACGGTCCATCCACGAAGGACGGGGAAGCCCCTCCCCAAGCGCACACTCCTCTGTCTTGCTCCAGGCCTTTTGCTTGATGAAGCACGTACATACCGAACAACGATTTTTACCTATTTTCTTGCTTACGTATAAAGAAAGAGGAAGCATAGAGTTAGGAACGTTCTTGGTGTTGAATTTACATCCTTCACACTTTTCAAGACGTTCTTTGTACCAATCAGGATAATCCTCTTTTTTTCTTGGAAGTTTTTTTAATATCGTATCCATAAAAGCATCGTATATAACTTCCGCTTGCAAAATCTTTTTCATGACTTATCTATTAAATTCCTGTTCTTGAATATTTTGTATTTCACTAAAACTATGACCTTTACGAGATTTAAAGATAGATAATTTGTTGTGTTTTATCAACATATCCCCACTTTTTATCTCACCTGAGTCATAAGCATCCTTTATCATCCTTATCTTAATATCAAGGCACTTAAGTTCTTTTTCCTGATACTTAGATAATTTTTCTACCTTGGATTTAAGACGCTCAAGGTTATGTTTGCGCCTCTCCATCTCATGAAGGTTACAAACCATATCACCCACATACGGGAACGATACAGACACGTTATCTGTGTACGTACATAAGTTATTGGCATAAGAAATACTGGCTCTGAAAACGTCACGTATCTGGTTTCGGTCGTAAACGCCCCCGGTCTTATCCATCACATCATCTATAATATGTGACTCAAATGATATAGGGAAATCATTCTTCGGCATCGGCTTCAAAAGTTTTCTTTCTGTAAAATAAAGAAACCAACGCACATTGATCTCTTGAACCCTCCAATACAAAAAGACGGCGCATGTTCTCTATATCCGGGCACAAACACCTTGTTCTGTAATTCCCTTCACGGTCAATCAAAATACCACGCTTCTTCATCTCCGTATCCAAAACCGATACATATTGAAGATCGGTACTGAAACAATGAGAAAACTTCTTCTTCGTTTCATACGAATATCCAAACACAAAATAATAGGCAAGAAGATTTAAATGCCTCGCATCTATGACATTCTTCTCATTACCAGAGGCCATTAGGTATCCGTTATAAAACAGAAGTATCTTCTTAGCCATATCTACCGTATTGGAATAAGGTACTAAAAGCCTATAAGCCCTATTACTAACATCTTTATTATCACTTTCTTTCATGAGATTATCGTTTTGATACAAAGATAAGGATTAAGGATTTATAAATTTAAAATTAACGTATTTTATGACAATAGATTCAGGGTTTGTCCCGATATTTGCACTGTGACATTAAAAAAATAAGTTCTTGTTGTTTGATTCTTGAATTTTATTTCTACATTTGTAGCACGTTACGGATGTAGAAATAAAATAAAATAAAAAACAAGAATATAAAATATTAAGTGTCTTGTTTTTTATTGATTTTTATTCTTCATCATCTGTAACGGGGTTTTGGGAATTATCTGCAAAAAGACACAAATCGGATGGATATCCCCAAAAATCCATCCGATTTTTTTTTTGTTACAGATTATGAAGCTACAATTAGGTAGAAATATTAACATAAGTCTCAGACTTTTGGAACAGTGGTCAGATGATTCGTTGTTCATGGAATTGTATGCTTTATACTGTATGATAAAAATCTCCCGCCGGGATTCGAGAATAAGATTCAAAAACCAGAAAGATCTTCTTCATAAACTTGGAATCGGGTATTCGAAGTTCAAGAACATGACAGGACATCCGATGTTTGACGAACTGTTCCGTATGACGGATAGTACGTTTGTAGCAAGAAGATATCGTGTTAATGGCGTACAACTTACTCTCGGATGCGGGAAAGTGAATATTCCAAAGAATAGGATTTTAATTAAGATAAAGAAAAATGAAATAACAAACCATGAAAAAGTCCTTGACAGGATAAGAGAGGCGATGTTTGTTAATTTAGTCAGAAATAATGAGTCTGTACTGAACAGTGGAGAGACAAACTCTCAGGCTGATGTCGTAGACGGAAGCCACTCGTATTATGGATTAATTGATTCGACGATAAGTAATAAAACAATTGCCTTGTACTTGAATGTAGGACTAACAAAAGCGAAAGAGATTGTCGGTATGGCAATACAAGACAAGCTCGTAAAAAGGTTCGAAAACATACAATTTATAACATACGTAGATAATCCTCGTGCTTACATTGAAGCAAACGAACATAACTACCCAATAGGTAAGCTGATTCCGGTATATAGGCACGGAGCTGTTTTCTGGCAAATAGCAAATACCTGGACCTTGTATAAAAAAGGAGCAACAAACAGATGGTATTTTGGAGAGAAGGATATAGAGAAAGGAGAAAAAGAAAAAGTGAGTAAAAAAGACGATTTCAATTTCTTCTTAAAAGACAATACTCATATCCTACGTTTCCTAAACGCAGAGGAAGTTGTTTCCGAAGATGGCGAAATCCTTGGCATAGATCGTAAAAAGACAAAAGAAGAAGAAGCAAGGTCATTGGCTTCTGTTATGGCTAAAGAAGCGCACAAAGACTTCTGGGACGGATATGAGCGAAGTACACAAAACCAGATTATAAGAAAGTACTATCGCGCTATCATAGCAGAAGATAAGAAGCGAAGAATGGACATGTTCTTAAACCGTCTTAAACAATCATACGACAAGGTTAGCGCGTGGAGTAAGGAGAAGTTAGCCACAGTAAAGGCAGACATGGCTAATGCAGAAGCCTGCTGCGCTGAGGTGGGGACGTCCATTGCCGGGGTATGCGGTAGGGTAAGTAGGAGAATGAAATCCTATAACAATACCGCTCCTGACAAAAAGGCAGGTTTTAATGAGGTACGGGATATGTATGCTGAGTTCGCCGGCGAGATGGCTAAAGCGGTGGGATCGGTAAGCGAAGACATCTATACGTATGTTAAGGCAGAACAGTTTAAGGAAAAGATAGGGAATATGGATATATCTACCCAATCATTACCTAATATTAGTATAACAGTAGATAATGATAAAGAATTAGATGGTGAATCTATATTCAAGGATATACCATTAGAAGAACTATCATTCTATAATGATACCTATCTTTACTCTTCATCTCAGTATTCATCATTATAATGTTTGGTACTTGAGAGAGGGTCTGTTATTAGCGGTCGCCGACAGAGCCGAAAAACGATAATCCCGTAGAACATCGACGGAAACACCCGTTAGCCACCACTATGCCATAACCATATCTATACGAAACCATATTACTGTCTGATTCGAAACCACTTATCAAACTTATTATTTCTTTTTAATCCTAATTAATTCATTTTATATTTTAGGTTTTATTTTATTTTCATACTTTTGTTTTGTAGAACAAAATCAGAAAAAAAGATGGCTATAAGTTACGACAAAAAAATCATGGAGTGCGTTCTTCGTTCAGTTATGTCCGAAGGTAATGTCGCACAAGGAAAGGCTATTAAGTCTATTTGTAAGTCACCTAAACCGCTTTTTATTACGGGAAAAGGAGGTACAGGGAAGACGTTCTTCCTTAAACGTGTTATACCGGCATTAAAAAATGCGGTTGTTGTCGCTCCTACTGGTATTGCTGCTGTTAATGCAGGTGGCCAAACCATTCATTCTTTTTTCAGGATCGGAATGCAGCCGTATATACCTGAAATACGAAAAGGTGCGTTTATGGATAACTGCGAATATAAATTCAACGGAGGTTCGGAAAAGATTTTACAGAATATAAAGTATCTTATCATAGACGAGATTTCTATGGTTCGCCCTGATCTTCTTGACAACGTAGCTGATATACTTCGTCATGCAAGAGGAGACAAGGATCCGTTTGGCGGCGTGAAACTTATTATGGTAGGCGACCTGTTTCAGCTTCCTCCTGTGATTAAAGAGGATTTTTTTAGAGAAATATACGATACATCTTATTTCTTTAGTTCGAAGTCTCTTATGGCTTCTGGTATGGAAATGGTGTCTTTTGAAAAAATATATCGTCAGAAAGATGAGAAGTTTATTAGTGTCCTTAATAAGGTGCGTGAAGGGAAGATGGATGATGATGTATTTGATACAATAAACAGCAGATGTATTCAGTCTGATAATAATCAAGGATATGTTGAGATTGTAACTACCAACTCAAAAGCTACGGCTATTAACGAAATGAGAATATCATCGTTACCAGGCTCTTTAATAAAATTAGAAGCTGTTATAAACGGTGATTATCCTAAAGATGCTCCGGTTGAAAAAACTCTTTTCTTGAAAGAAGGATCAAGAGTTATGATAACAAGAAACGGAGGAGAGTACTTCAATGGCTCTCTTGGTACTGTATTATCTATAAAAAATGGGGAGATTGAAGTAGTCCTTGATAAACCGAAAGATGATGAGCATACTAAGGTTGTTATAACACCATGTTCGTTTGAGAAAGTAAAATACGTAAGAAACGGATATAAGATAGAATCTGAAGTAGTAGGAGCTATTATTCAGTATCCTATAAAAATAGGTTATTCTATCACGATCCATAAAGCCCAAGGCCTGACATTGGATGCGGCTATGATGGACGTATCTAATTCTTTTGAAACAGGACAGCTATATACGGCTCTTTCAAGAGTAAAGTCTCTTGATGGATTATATCTTCGTCAACCTATTCCTAAGACGGTAAAAACCAGCGATCAGGTGGTGATAAACTTCTATAAAAGGACTCTTGGTAATGGAGGTATTGTGAAACCGGTTCCAATGGAAGAGCTTGAAAAGTCAATGATTAATTTGTCAACCGGATCTGAAATAGATTTTGCAGAGTTTAATTTATAAAAAAAAATATAGTTATGAAATTTGGAGAAGCTTTAGAGGCAGTAAAAGAAGGTAAGTTAATTGCTCGTTCAGGATGGAATGGTAAAGGAATGTTCGTATTCCAGCGACCGGAAGATTGGTTGTCTACTGATATGATAGTTAATAAAGTAAAGTCATTGCCGGATTCGTTTAAAAAATACGTAAACGATTATTATGACATAGATGAAACCAACATGATTAAATTTTGTTCTTATCTGTGCATGAAAGATGCTAACGATAATATTGTAAATGGATGGTTAGCTTCTCAATCAGATATGTTGGCTGATGATTGGATGGTAGTTGGTTAAGGTAACTTAGTTTATCACCGCTTTATTTCTTTTTATAAATCAATCAATTATTTGCTTTTAAAAATTACAGTTATGGAAACAAAAGAAGAAAAACAAAAGAAGTTTGTGACAGAATTTGAAATCAATGGAGAAAAGTATGGCGGATATATTTATGCTACAAC